ATGTCTTTTGCAGATCTTAAGCGCAAGTCCCAGACAAACTTTGACTTCCTCCAGAAGGAACTCACCAAGTCCAGCACTACTTCAGGTGGTGCCGACGAACGTCTGTGGAAGCCCGAACTTGACGCTTCGGGGAACGGTTACGCAGTCATCCGTTTCCTTCCCGCACCCGAGGGTGAGACCCTCCCCTGGGCAAAACTGTATCGTCACGCCTTCCAAGGTCCTGGCGGTTGGTTGATCGAGAACTGCCTCACCACCAAGGGCGACCAGTGTCCTGTCTGTGCCCACAACAATAAGCTGTGGAACAGTGGTGTTGAGAGCGACAAAGAAATTGCGCGTAAGCAGAAGCGCAAGCTTGAATACTACTCCAACATCCTCGTTGTGAGTGACCCAAAGCACCCTGAAAATGAAGGAAAAGTCTTCCTTTATAAGTATGGCAAGAAGATCCATGACAAGATCATCGCTGCCATGCAACCTGAATTCCAAGACGAAACTCCTGTAAATGTATTTGATTTTTGGGAAGGTGCTAACTTCAAGCTGAAGATTCGTACCGTCGCTGGTTACTGGAACTACGATGCGTCCGAGTTCACTGCTCCTGCTGCTCTGTCTCCCGATGACGACGAGATGGAAGCAACCTGGAAGCAAGCATACAGTCTGGAAGCATTCACTGCTTCTGGTGAGTTCAAAGAGTATGATGCTGTTGAGAACCGTCTGAATGCTGTGCTTGGTCTGTCGGCCCCGCGCCCTGTTCAGCAGGCACAAGAAGAAGAGGAGCAGGACCCCGCTCCCATCGGTGGTTTCAATGATTCTGATATCACTGTGTCTTCTTCCGAGAGTTTCGGATCCTCATCTACTGATGACGACGATGCTCTGTCCTACTTCCAGAAGCTCGCAGAAGAGTGATCACACGAAGACAGGGGTCATTAGACCCCTGTTTTTTTAAGCCTTTTTGAAACGAAGTCAGTTGACTTCTTGTAGTTATTATCTTTTTTAAATTCGGATACAAATTGCTGTAAGTATGCACTCTTCAGCAGGTAAATTTCTCTCTTATCATTATTCAATCTCTCCTCATGTTCAAACGCACTGACTGGGTGAGAGACACTGGAACCAGGAACAGATACAGTAGTAACTCCGTTCCAGTATGTAAATGGTGAGTTGTAAAAGTTTTCATCTACCTTGACACCAGAATCTAAAGCAGTGACATAGATTCTTTTGTTAGTAGCATCGCCATTCAAAGTTTGATTGGTCTTTACTTCATCGGTTTCGTAGTACAGAGGAGCATAAGGATTACTGTACTTCTTCTCGCAATATTTTTGAATAGACTGTGAAGATCTTGGCCAACCAAACAATGGATTGATAATATTATTTGTTAGGATAATAACCCAGTCATAAAAAGAACTGCCGTAAGTATCAAAGGCAATAGATGCTGGGGTTTGTCCATCTTCAACTGCATATGTATTGTAATACACAGAGTAGTTGAAGATATCTGGATTGATCTGATATCTTCTGAAGAAGTTCTTCGCTGTTACATAATCGGAGTTAGTAAAGGGATACTTGAGTGGTTTAGTATCGTACTTTATGTCAGGAATTAAATTAAAATACATCAGTAACTTGCTCCGTCGATTGTAATATCTTCTGCAAACAGCATCTTCAATTCTTTAAACTGTAGTGTCAACTGTGTAGCAACTGGTCTTCCTTCTCTGTATGTTGCCCACGAACCATCTGGTGTATAGTTTATAGCGATATTAGTGACAGCACATGGTTTGAATTGAGATACATATTGATTGGGACTATTTCCAGTCATGAAAGTTACCTTTACAATGTTAGGAACTTTGATGAAGGCACCTCCAAAAGCAGGTAGCATATTTCTTTTAAAGGTGTTGCAAATTTTTCTGATTTCATCAGACTCCTTATCATTTGATGAAAACATCTTGAAGTTGAGTGAGAAACCTCTCATCTCTGGAGACTCATACATCATCTCGACATTAGGATTCACAACCTTACCTTCCATGCCACCTAATGCTTGGTTAGTTGTGATACTGGTTCCTAATGCTTTGTTTGCTAAACCTACGACAAGATCAACGGTTTTTCTTTGAGTTGCTCCACCAGCTGCTGCCATGCCTTCTTTAAATGCATTACCGATATTAAAGTTGCCATTAAAAGCATCAGCAGTACCACCCATTAATCCTTTAGAGAGCAATCCAAATCCAGCACCACCCCAATTGGCACCATACTCTGATTGGATATCTTCTGGCATGTATAGTATAATTTTTTCTTTAGGTGAACCTAAAATATCATCACTGACAGACGCATTGTAGTTTGTTTTCTTTGTCCCTCCACCTTCGTTTGCGAATGGAGGTTCGTATTCATAGAATTCAAATGTAACGTAGTCACTATCCGCTGCGATAGATTGATGAAATGGGTAGCGCATGGCACTACTATCAGACGAGTTTGTTTTACCGAAAGATGTTACTCCAATAGTCATCTTGGATTTTTTATTTTCTGCCGCTTCCTGGACAGCTTTTTGTACTGAAGCATTCGCTTGACTTGCATCCATTATGTCACCATCTCCTTATCTGATTGTGTGCCATATCCTTTGATGATTCGTTGTGCTTTAAGACGATCTTGATCTTTGGATTCGATTTCTTCCCACACTAACTCTCTGTCGTATGGAACCTTACCAGATCCTTTAGTAATAACGAAGTCTTCAACAGGTAAGAAGATGGATGTCTCCCACTCATTGATTGCCAGGTCTAAAAATAGGCTTTTACAATGGTTCTTTATATATTTATGTATGATCACCCGAGGCACGTCGATGAAACCACGCTCTAATTTTTTTATGATTTTTACTCTTGCCTTGGGTTTAAGATAGTGTAGGTTGACACCATAAAATTCATCACCCATGTCTTTAATGACATAGACTAAAGGAAACTTATCATAGTATGGTAACCACTTTGATTTTGCTTGATACTCAAAGAAATATAAGTGACCATCTTTTACTGTCTTGCGAAGGAGATTCTCGTCCTGCGTTTCGTCATATCTATCACGCTTCTCCTTCTTAATTAACTTGTCTTGATCTGTTTTGTATGTGGAAGCAAGTGACTTGACTTGTGTCTTGTACCAAGACAGAGATTTCTTCTCTCCTTCTGATGCTTTGCTAACTTTCTCGAAGATAGTTTCATACTTGTTCTGGGTTCCACCGAACCCTTTAGCTCTTCTTCTTGCCATGGGTGCCTACTCCTAAATGGTCTTCGGTAAGGATTAAAAATTTCATCTGCCTATCCTCACAGAAGTCTTGAGCAGCGTCCCATTTGGCACGGTTCTTCATGAATGTAAAGACTTCTTTTTTCCAAGCGGCAGTCTTACGTTTTGGTTTCTCATTAGGTGGTTGAGTTTGCTTCTTTGGTTTCACTTCAATGATGTACTTCTGGTAACGACCTGTCCTATCCTTCACTTTGATATAAAAATCTGGATAGTATCTGTGTACCCTGCCATCAGTAGGACACTTGTAAGGAATGATTACTTCCTCGCTGCCCCACTCAACTATGTTATCATTATGATCACAGAAGAACATGAACTTGCGCTCCCAGAGAGAGCGGAAAATAATCCTGGTTGGATTACCTTTGTACTTCCGTGGGTTAGTTGGTTTATAAACACCTGAATATGCCATGATAAATATAGTTGGACCAACTATTCTTATTTAGTGTGTCACTAGATACTTTCTTACAATCCATTGCCAAACGCGGCGGCATGTCCATGACAAATGGATATGATATAGACTTTACTCTACCGTCAAGTTTAAAGAACTATTTGAATCCATGGGTTGGCAATGTCATGGGACCTTCTGATGCATCAAATCAGGGCGGACTTGTTAAAATGCTATGTGATGAAGCGCAGTTACCTAATGTTCAGGCAGCTACTGGTCAGATGAGCGGTAGATTTTTGGGAGAGAGTCAAATCAGTTATCCATATGCGAAGTTTTATAGTGACTTGTCGCTGACATGGATGTGTGATGCGGACATGACTCCGCTCAAGTTTGTAACTGGATGGCATTCATATATTTTTAATGGTGGTGATCCAGATGATCCCAAGACATCAGAGCGTGGATTGAGTACGATCAAAGGTATCACTGCAAGACCATTGAACAGAGCAGTGAGACTGCAGTATCCAGAAGACTATCTGTGTACTGAAATGAGGATCACCAAGACAGAAAAGAATGGTGCTGCTCCTAATGGTAGAGCATCTGTTTGTTACATTTTACAGAACGCTTACCCCTATTCTGTTGACTCTGTTCCCCTATCCTATGGCACGTCACAAATCACGAAGGTGACTGCTAACTTCTACTATCAGAAGCACACAGTTGTGTTTGGCGACGGCACATCCTGATGCAAAATTCACTTTTTGATTACCTCAATTCAGGAAAAAATTTCCCACCAAAAATTGAGTCAAAAAGTCGCGCTAAATAAATATACGATTTGACTTACACATTTCATGGCATTACCTAAACTTGGTGTTCCTACTTACGAACTAACTCTTCCATCCACAGGCAAGACTGTAAAGTATAGACCGTTTCTTGTCAAAGAAGAAAAAGTTTTGCTTCTTGCATTGGAATCTGAAAATGAAAAAGAAGTTATTGATGCTGTAAAAAGCACATTGAGAGCATGTATTTTATCCAGAGTAAAGGTAGATCAACTACCATCATTTGACCTTGAGTATCTATTCCTTAAGATTCGTGCTGCTGCTGTCGGTGAGGTCATTGAGATGACAGTCACCTGCAATGATGACAACTCTACGCAAGCAAAAGCAGCAATTAATATTGAAGACGTGGAAGTCAAGAAGCAAGAGGGACATGATAGAAAGATCATGCTCACTGATGAGATGGGTATTATGTTGAACTATCCAAGCATGGATAGGTTTATTGAGTCGCAATTTTTAAATAAAGATTTGGATCCAGAGCATATCTTTAACTTCATTGCTGAACATATTGATCAGATTTTTGATGGTGAGGAAGTCTATGACTCTACTACCACCACAAAGAAAGAGTTTCGTGAGTTTGTTGAGAGTCTAACCAGCAAACAGTTCGAGGCAATCCAAAAGTTCTATGAGACCATGCCACGTCTGACTCATAGTTTTACAGTAATGAATCCTAATACTGGTAATGACTGTGAGTATACTCTTGAGGGTTTGCAATCTTTTTTCGCGTAGCGGTCTTTCAGAATAGTCTGGAGGGCTACTACAAGACTAACTTTGCTTTGATGCAGTACCATAAATACTCTTTGACAGAGATTGAAAATCTTATCCCGTGGGAAAGAGAAGTATATACTTCTCTTCTTATACAACATATTAAAGAGGAAAAACAAAAAGCAGAAGAGGCGAAGTCTCGTAGATGAAGTTCAACACGCCAGCACCACAAGATATTGTAAGATGGTATAGGGCTGGTGTGCCTGGTGGTGGGCAGCGAGATCATATTTTTGATAGACTGAAAGCAAAAATAACTGGGAAGAAAGCCGCTGATGGCACCCATTATTTTAAGATGCATGATAGGCAGTTGTCTGATAAAGACGCTGACATTATCATTGCTAACATGAAACAGGACGAGGATGGATATCCCATGCTCGAAACTGGTAGCACATCTGGTGAAGATGAAAGGAGATATCAAGAGTGGATCATTGAGAGATATCTACCAGTAAAACAGGCTTCTTCTACTGAAGGATTTACAGACACAACTGTTTCTAATGAACAGAAAGAGGAAGCAGTAGAGGAGGAAGCGGAAGAGGTTGTAGAGAAGGCAGAAGAAGAAGTAAAGGAGAACATTGAAGAGGCTGCTGAAGTAGTAGATGAGGCGCTTGAAGATGCTCCTATAGAAGAGGTAGAAGTTCCTGAATTTGAGGCATCAAAACCAGAAGAACCTCAAGAAGAACAACCAGATCTATCTGACATCGTAGACTTATTGCCCCCTGGTATGTTGGCAGCAGTCAATCAACAGACTGGTAGTAACTACGAGAAGACACCAAAGAAACAGAAAGCTTCTTCTGGTGCAGTATCTAACACGAAGATCCTATCCACTCTTACTACATCACTGGATGCTATTGCTGGCACACTGTCGAGTATTGATGGTGAACTGAAGAAGCAGAATGTAATGCTGGGAGAAGCATTGGGTTCTACTGTCACTAATCTGCAAGAGATTGAGACGAGTCATGAAGGACTCAATTCAAAGTTTGATGCTATCCTTGGTGCATTCCAAGCACAGACTGCAGCAGCCGAGGAAGCATTAGAGGATGCTAAAAGAGAAAAGATAGAAGCAGCAGCAGAACAGCAAACTGATACTGCAGGCACCTTTGGTCTTGGTAAATTACCAGACCCATCAAAGTTTAATATTCCTGGGTTCTTAAAGAAGTGGGCGAGAGATTTACTCGGTAAACTGTGGAAAAGATTTGCTCCCAAAAAACTACGAGCAATCACCAGACTATTCAGAACTAAAGTTGCTCGTTTACTTTCCAGATTTGCTCCTAAAAATATTGCTAAACAATTAGCAAGAAAAGCATTTGGAACAACCGCAGAGGCAGGTCGTCGTGGTGTAGGTAGAGCTGTCACAAGAAAGGCACTACAGGTAGGTGGTAGAAAGTTAGCACAGTCAGCAGCAGTTCAGGCAACACAGCAATTTGTTAAGAAAGCAGCACTAGGACTTATGCGTCCTATTTTTAGTCGCATTCCTATTTTTGGTGGACTAATTGACTTCGCTGTCTCTTTGATGTTGGGAGAGGATCCTGGTAGAGCAGCAGCAAAAGCGATCGGTGCCACTATCGGTGCCGCACTTGGAACATTCATTCCTATTCCTATTGCTGGCACTATTATTGGTGGTGTAGTTGGTGATTTAGTTGGTGGTGGTCTCTACGATGCCATCACTGGTGGTAAACCATCAGAACCTACGGGAGACCCACAGGCAACAGAGTCTGGCGCACCTACCTCATTCGCTGATCAGTCTGGTGGTCTTGGTACTCCAGATCCAGCGCCACCACAGCAGAAAGAAACTGGTGGACTTACCAAGCCTGGATGGGCAATCATGCATGGCACTGAAGCTATTGTTCCTGCGGATCAGTATGAATCTGGTACAGAGAATCAAGACATGGCAGGCAAAGCACTGTCGCCTATTGGTGGTGCATTGATCGCAGCATCATCTAGTTTCTTGACGCAAGCTGGTCCTGCAGCAGCATTAGTTGCTCCCATGTTCAAGCAAGTTGCTGGATCTCTGACCAATGTATTTGATGTTCCTGCTACGTTGGCACAAACAAATGTTGGTGGGTCATTTGCTGGTATTGATACCGCAGTAAAAGAAGGTAAGAAGAAAGCAATTGAACCTGAAGATGATGAGAATATAAATCCAGATGAGTTTGGACCTGAAGGTGGGACTGTAAAAGAACCAGAGTCTCTTCTCGAAAAAATGAAGGGAGGTATCACTAATTTCTTTGGTGGTGCTTTGAGATTATTTGGTATTACTATGCCTCCAGAAGTGGATGTCGGCAATGATACAGGTGATGGTGGTAGTGTTGGTGGAGATGGTAAGTTTATTCAGGGTAACTCTGGCGCATCATATGGTATTCACTTTCATATTGCTCCAGGAAGTTATGAGGATGGTAACATCACGGATCCGTCTGGCAACGCTGATGCCAGAGCAGTAGCAGAGAAAGTAATTAATCACTACAAAGGTAAGAAGAGTATCTACATTGGTAGATTGGGGTATACTGTTAAAGAATCTGACACTCCAGCGATTATCAAAGAGAAAGTAAAGAGAGGTCAAGAAGTACACACTGCAGGTGGATCTCAAGGTGGCATTGACTTGCAAATTGGTGGTGCATACATGCCAGGAGCAAAAGTTCCCTTCCCACTTAATACTGAAGGTATGCAGTACCGTCAAGGTGGATTTGGTGTTGTTGCTAAAGTATCTGGTTCCAATGCTTCAGTTGCTCATGGATTATATGACGAGAAGGGTAATCAAGCACCACAAGAAGGTGAAGCTATGTATGGTAAGGGTGGAGACACACCATCAGTACCAACACAGATCACTGTTGGTGATAGAGGATCTGAAAAAGTCATGAAGAATATGGTCGCTTCTTTCCGACCAGTATCTGACATGCTTGATGCTTATAATGCTTCGACAACTACCACTGAATTGATTCAAGCTACTAAACAGTATGCGCCAGAGATTTTGATGTATGATGATACACAATCTGGTGGTGATTCACAACCAGTTATTATTATTCAGCAGGCTCCTCCACAACCTGCTATGAGTAGAGGTGGGTCAACAATTATTGGTGGTGGAAGAAAGACTAACACCACAAAAACTTTGGTCATGCAAAAGTTACTCGCTTGAAATAAATAACAGCAATAGGACTATCAAATGGCAGCATTTACCGAGGGTTTTTCAGATACTACAGGAGGAAAGGGGCACCTTGGGTCCGTTATCTCCAAGGCTATTGCTGCGCGTAGATTTGCTCAAGACGAGAGGAAGTTAGCAGAAGAGAAGGCAAAGAAAGCAGGCTATGATAGTCTGGAAGAGATTGGTGTAGAGAAAGGATACTTTTTCAAGGCTGCACTGAAGAGTAAGTTCGGTGGTGCATATCTATCAGGTAAGAAGCAAGACATTAGCGCAGCAGTTGATCGTGTCAAACTGCTGAAGAATCCCAAGGCACAGTTCTGGAACTTCGTAGACAACAGAGACTCCGAGGGAAAAGATGTCAAGAAACTAAATGATGTCGAGAGATTTCGTAAACAGTTTGATAACTATGCATTTGTCAGTGCCAAGCGACCACCAGAGAAGGAAGTTAAGGCAGAGACAGAAGTAGCACCCAAGAAGATGTCTCCCTTCCAGCTCGAGCAGGCGAGGAAGGCGAAGACTGAAGAGTCGATGCTTGCCAAGACAGAGGCGAAGACTGCCAAGGCAGCGTCTGGTGGCGGTGGTAGCAGGGTATCGAGAGAGGATATCCTTACCGCAGTTAGTGCTATTGCATCGTCATTAGAGAAGACAGCACAGTCTATCAATAATACTATCGGTGAGACTAAAGTCATTGCCGAAGGAGTACAGTCTATCAAGACTGATGTAGTCACCCAGTTAAGTGAGAGAACTGATAGCATTGAAAGCAAGTTGGATGCTGTTGTCGCTGCTATTAATGCACAGACAGAGCTTCAGAGAAGGATGAATGAGGATGCTAAAGGTGCGAAGACAGAATCGAGAGCAGAAGAGCAGGGAAAAGCTGCAGATTCTGGAGACTTTGATGATCTAACCACTGATAAGGATGAGAGTGCTGATGATAAGTTGGGATCTGAATTAAACCTTGGAGATATCCCATCTCCCGCTGCTACATCTGCACAAGACATTGAGTTTCAACAGCAAGACGCATATCAAGAACGAGAGGCTGGTGGTATTGTTTCTGGTCCTGATGAGGGATACCTTGCCAAGTTACATGGCGATGAGATGGTCATCCCACTTGACAATAACTACACTCAAGGTCAACCAAGTGCCATGGATGGTAAGGTTAGACCTGTACCACAGACCAAAGCATTCAGTAGTAATTCTTACGAGACTGGCACTCCTACTAAACCACCAGCAACTTCATCTCTTGGAGGTAAAGTAGGATTTACTAACCTTGATCTTGGTATGGGATCAAAGTCTGATAGTGCTGTTGATTCTATGGCACAACCACTGATGGATGCAATGTCACTACCTATGATGGTTGCTGGTGGTACTATCTTGTCTTCAGTTAATCAGTTGATGAGTCAACTTGGACCAGAGAATTCTGACGTTGCTGGTGAGGTAGCAAAGATTGCTAGACCTATTGCTGATGTCTTTGGACTATCAAATAATTTGGTGAACAAAGCTTCTGGTGGTATGAAGGCAGAAGAAAGTAGCGACAAAGATAAGGCAAAGCAGGAAGCAAAAGACAAGAAGAAGAAAGGATTCTTTAGTAACTTGTATGATAAACTGAAGAAGATTGCTACAGGATCTCCACGCGGTGGAGGTGGTGGTCATAGTGGTGGAGGTGGAAGTAATACTCCAGGATCCATGTCATCTGGCGGCATGAGTGGAATGGCAGAATTTATTGGATCTAAAGAGTCTGGTAATAGTTACACTAAATTAGTTGGTGGTGCTGAAGATGATAGTATCCTTGAGAAATCTGTAAGTCAACTCAACAGAGAGAAGGGTGGGCAATTTGCAATGGGTAGGTATCAGATTCAAATGCGAACTGCATCTGAAGTTTTAAGGAATGCTGGTATCGATCCTGATACATTTAAGTTTGATCAGAAAGGACAAGATGAAATATTTCAGTTGCTTCTTGAGAGAAGAGGTTTGAATGATTATCTTTCTGGTAAAATTACTGAAGAAGAATTTGCTAAAAATCTTTCAATGGAGTGGGCTGCACTTCCAACAGATGCTTCTGGAAGAGGATATTATGATGGAGTTGGAGATAATAAGTCTTTAGTTGGGTGGGATCAAACTCTTGAGATGATTCGTGGAATTAAAGACACGTCGAAGAGTGATCCAGAATCTCCTGAAGATGCTGGCAATCTTGATTTAGATTTAGAAGATTCTACTGTTAACAGTGCTCCAGAGATCGCAGAGAACTATGGTTTAACTACAGGACAAACGTTTGACTTCTCTGTACCTGGCAAAGGAAACTACCAAGCATATAAAACCGAAACAGGATTTGAGATCTTTAAGTACGGTGGAGTTGGTGCTTTGGTTGGTAGAAATGAGAGGATGGACACAAGCAATGGAAAGAATGCATGGCTTGTTAGAGAGTTGATCAAGGCAGGTGAATCGAGGAACAAATCAAATCAACTGCAACCTCCTCCATCTCCTGATGCTAGTGCAGCAACTCCAGATCAACAGCAGCAGGCATTGAGACCAGATAGCAGTAAATCAAGTGGTTCGTCAGGTAGTTCGACTCCTGTTGTGTTAAATAGTGGTGGGAATTCAAGATCAACTGAAACTTCTGCGAGACCAGACTCAAGAACTGGTGTCGTCCCCGAAGGTAGTGATAATAGTTTGACCGATGCATATAATCCAACACCAGTAACCTCTTCATAATATGTCGCAAGAAGAATTACAATACGCCTCCAGTTTTAAACCCAAGAAGGTAATTATTAAATCTGTTAGTGGTGAAGAGAAAGACATCACTGATATGGTGATGAACTTCTATTATTTTGAGAACATTAGTTTGCCTACCAGAGAGGCGACTGCTGTCATTTCTGACTCGGGACAGAACCTCATTGCTTCCTTGCCGATCCAAGGTTACGAGGACATTGAAGTTTCGTTTGAGGCAAATGATTTAGACGAAGACATTGTATATAATTTCAAAGTATTCCGAGTCTTCGATAGATTCAGTGCAGATCGAGTGCAAGTATATAAACTTGGTATGATTTCTAATGAATCTTTGTTGAATGAAACAATTAGATTGCCAAGGTTACTTACTGGCAAACCAGATGCAATTGTCAGAGAGTTATTAACAGATGAACTTCAGACAGAAAAAACAATCGCCAGTGATCCTGCATTGTTTCAAGTAAAATTTAATCCAGGAAAGAAAACACCATTTGCTATCATCAAATCATTACTATCAAAGACAGTATCACAAGACTCTAACCAAACAAATACAGAGTCAGCTCCTGGTGGTTCTGCTGGTGGTGGCGGTGGTGTTCCTGACATTGAGTCTGGTGCCTATGGAAAGTTGAGTGGGTCTGCTGGATACTTATTCTATGAAAACTATGATGGATATAATTTCAAATCCATTGATAAATTAAATTCTCTTGATGAAAATCCTCCAGTCCTAAATCTTTATCAAGAGAATGAAGGACTTGAACAGTCATCAAGGAATAAGATTTTAGAAATTGATTTTAAACAAGAGATTGATTTGCTAACAAAGTTGAGGATGGGAACCTTCTCCTCTGTTGTATGCTTCTACAACTACAGCACTGGAGCATACGAAGAGTTTGCATTCTCATTGAAGAATTCTTTTGATGAGCAGAATCACCTCGGATCACAGTCAGGTCTTCTAAAAGGACAGGCAGATCTTGCATCGAAACCTACAAGAATCATGTCGGCATTGATTGATCATGAGACATGGTTCGATGAGAAAGATCCTGCATCTCCCGAGGATAAAGATGGTGGTAGTAATGCTGCCGAGTTTCCTGATTGGCAGAAGGCTTACGTTGCACAATCTATCTCCAGACTGGAGAGTATGAATAATCAGGAGGTCAAACTTTCTATCCCTCTTCATCCTGAATTGAAAGTGGGACAAACTGTAGAAATCTTTATTCCTAATATGATACCATCTACTGATAGATCTGAAGATCCACATGATCCAGAACATAGTGGTGTGTATCTCATTGCCAAACTAAATCATGCGTATGATCTTAAGAATCTCAAAGGTAACACTCACCTTACATTAATCCGTGATTCTTATGGTCGTGTAGATGAAGACTCAAAGGCTGAAACTGCCTAATAAATAATCTTGTAACTGCTTCTCGGTATGGATCCCGTATTATCATCATTAATGCAGACCAATCAGGTGGGGGACGATGGTTTCCACTGGTGGATTGGTCAAGTTGAAACATCACCTACTGATGATCCAAAGAAGTCTGGTAGGTATCGTGTAAGAATTATTGGACATAACCTCAAGGATACTACGCCCACGACGGAGTTACCTTGGGCACAAGTTATGCTGCCAGTCACCACACCTTTCAGTGATGGTGGTGTCACTGGTGCTACTGCAAACCTACGAGCAGGTAACTGGGTCACTGGATTCTTCCTTGATAATGATAGACAGAAACCAATCATCATGGGATCGATTGGTCACACTGCTGGTGCTACTGAAGTTAAGTTAGATCAACCACAGGAGGGTGAAGGACAAGCATTCACTACTTACACTGATCCAGATTCTAAACCCCAAGCTCATCGCTCGATGAAGAATCAGGATGGTACTGATCCTGACACTGGTGCTAACGTAGATGGTGGTGAACCTGATGCAGCACAGGCACACGAAGAGAATGGTGCTCCTGCTATCATTGCAGCACTACGTGGCAAGCATAGTGAAGCGAACCCTATTGGTTCTAAAGCATGTGTTACTATTGCTAACCCTACTTGTGGTACAGAGAGTAACTTCTCGAAGCAACTGACTAACATCGTCGGTGATATGTTGGCAGCGAACCAGTCATCTGGTGGTCAACTTGGTAGTTACTATGTCAGTCAGATCAATGGATTTTTGTATGATAAGGTAGAGATTGCTCGCTATCATATTGGTAGAGTTACAAGACTGGTCAGAAGTTTAGTTGGTAGAGTCCAGTCAGAAATTATTAGAAACATTCGTACAGGTATTGAAGATCTTGTCAAGGCAGCACTGGGTCTCAATGTACCTGAAGAAGAGAAAGAAAAAGTACCTGTTGATCCCAAAGCAGACTTCGATACTGTTAGACCAAAAGGTAATGTACTGAAGACAATCAAGAAAGTTCTTGACCAGATCTTGGAAGCTCTTGGTTGTGCTATCGAAGATCTTATTGACAAGTTAGTACAGTTCCTGACTGACTTGCTCTTTGATTTTATCATGGACATCTTCTCACCCGCAGCTTGTGCAGTCACTAATCTAATTGATGGTATTATAAATGAAATTCTTGGACTGATTGATGGATTGATCGCTCAAATTCTTGGACCAATTCAATCTATCTTGTCATTGATTGGGGGTAGTGTTGACATTGTGTCATCTGCCATCAGTAAAGTCATGTCTTTCCTTGGCATTACTTGTAGCGGACCAAGTGGTAAGTGTTCCGAGGAAACTGTCAAGTGTAATGACTGTGGCACCGATGAAGATGAGGAAGACTTCCTTGATAATCTGCTGAAAGATATAGAAGAGGGAGATACTGGAGAGCGTCTTGATTGTCCAGAGTCTCTTGATTATTCTGATGCTCCAGCCACTAAAGTTATTTTTGTTGGTGGTGTACCATCATGGGATCCACCATCAATTCCTAAAGATGGTTCTAAACCTCCAGGTACTCTTGATCCTAAAGTTATTATTCCGCCCAACTTCTCTCCATCGACGGCTGACGATCCATCTAACGATCCTAATATCATTCCACAATTCCCTCCTGGTGGTGGTGGTGGCGATGATGATGACTTCTTTAGTGGTGGACCCTCTCCAACACCAGATGGTATCATCCCAACTGATGAAGAAATCGAGGAAATCTTTGGACCAGATGATGATGATGATGATCTCCCCAGAGATCCAGATGGAGGTAGGTACTATGTTGTGACTGCAAACCCAACGTTGGTAACAGAGGGTGACACGATTACCTATACTATTAAGACAGCTAATGTTCCTATCGGAACGATGCTTAAGTATAGATTGAGTGGAGACACTATCTTACCAGAGTATATTGTTGGTGGTAGTTTGACAGGAGAGTATCCAATTAGTGAAATTGAAACTGTTTTTGAAGACGCTGTTGATGAGGACGGAAACCTTATTTCAGTACCGATTCCATTGGGTATAGCAACAGTTCGGATTCAACTTGCTGATGACGATGTGTTGACATCAAATTATCAGGAAATGTTATTCACTGTTGTTGATGAAAATGATACAGATACACCTGCAACAGCACTTGTCAGGATTACTTATGATGCTTATAGTTTAGTCAATCCAAACTATAATCCTGATGTTGCTCCTACCGAATCTGTTAGTGTTCAGGCAGATAAAGAGCTTTACTATGAGGGTGAAGATATTTTCTATACGATTACTTCACAAAATATTCCTGATGGAACACGATTAGAATATATTATTTACGGAGACATTTCTCCTGATGATTTCGTTCAAGATAGTCTATCGGGTAGTTTTGTTATCAACAACAACACCGCAAAAGTTACTGTTGGTATTGTTGAAGATCTGGATGAGGAACGTGATGAAAGAGCATACTTTAAAGTCATTGGATACGATGCTACGGAAGAAATTACTATCGTAGGTACATTAGTAGAAGAAGAAGTTACTGAAGAACCTACCAGAAACGAGTTGGATAAACCAAGAGCATCTGCTCCCATTACAGATGACAGAGGAAGTATTATTACTATCCCTGTTGCTGAAATTGGTGATAGATATCTTGAGGCACCTAAAGTTATCATCAGTTCTGGTCAAGGATTTGGTGCGACTGCTATCGCTCTTCTTGATGATAAGGGATATGTGACAGAGATTAGAGTTACAAAGCCAGGTCTCGGATACAAAATCAATACACCTGAAGGAAATGGACTTGAATGTATCATCGACTCCTTCACACTGATTGCTCCTGGTATTAAATATAAGACTCCTCCGACCGTATACATAGATGGGAAGGAAGGGATTGCTCAAGCAATAATTGACGACCGAGGATTTTTAATTAGCGTTCAGATTTTAGATCGAACAATTAAATATACGAAGACCCCAAAGGTTAGAATCATTGGTGGTGGAGGTAGTGGAGCAATCGTACTACCTAATATGATATGTCTTGATCCCGAAGACCTTGCGGTCAGAGGTGCTGTCAAGATTGGCACTGGTAAATATATTGATTGTCCCTAATGGCAAACGTACACAACAAAACAGATACAATAAAACCATCTCCCAAGTCATCTACACTTGGTGCAGAAGGTGGTGCTGCTGAACCTACGTCTGGCAGAAAAGATGGTGAGTTAAGTACAAAACAATTTTGTTCTACTAAACCAACAGTTCATTGGGTCTCTAATGGTTGGACCTGCATGGATTGGGAGGGTGAGGACGGTCAACCTGGCGGTTATACTGTCACCAACGGTCAAAGTGCTATGTTCTTTGACGAGACAGGCAACATGACTTTCTCCACAGGTATTCCTGGTCAATCAGGATGTGGTGGTAAACTGGTGTTCAATAGTGCAGACCAGATTCATAATGCTAATGGAACTATTACAGTACAAGCGAAAGGACCCAAAGATGCCACAAGATCAGCAGATGACCGAGGAAGCAGCGGAGAGTCTACTAAAGAGGATCATGCTTACTCCGTCTACGCGGAGGGAAAAGTCGCTATTGAGGCACAGGGAGACTCCTGCGATCTTAAGGGAGATAACATTACAATCAATGCTCTCAAGACACTAACACTCAAGGCTGGTGAAGCAGTCAACATTGAGGTCGGTGATGGCAATGGTAAAATGAGCATCTGGTGTGGAGATTACAACCTCAACACTTCATTCAATAATAAGACGATTGGTAGTGCTGACTACACTGACGGTGCTGGTGAGAAGACACTTAACACTACACAACCAGGAGCAACTGAAGCTACCAATAGTGTTGGAACTATCAACCATAGTATTACTGGCAACTATAATCTTGGTGTTGGTGGTCACTATAATATCAATGCACTTGCTAACATCAACCTTAAATCAACTACTGGTGGTTTTGGATTAGATACAGTTGGCAGTCACTACATCAAAGCTGGTGGAACAAAGACTGAAGAGATTCTGGGTGTCGTCCCTGCTATTGGCGACAAACCACCAGTAGTGGGTGCATGTTGGGACCTCACATTAGGTGCTGGCAAGCAATCATTTAAAGCTACCATGGCAAGTGGTGTCGAGATCACATCTGCTTTGGGTGTTAATAAGATCACCATGGCAGGGGTGACAACCGCGACGTTTGCTGGTACACTTACCGTAAAAGCAGCGACCATTTTCCTCAACTGAAATTCGACCTTCGGATACCAGAATTCCGAAAAAAATTCGCCGCCAATTTTTCGCTCAAAAGGTCGAGTTGACAAAACGGCGTCAATGCCCTATAATCATTATATGAATTTGCTATATCATGCACTACAAACCCTATTCACCAGAGTGGCATCGATACAGGTATTTGAAAGAAGCAATCGACAAGTACCTTGATGATTATGTTGATAATGACATTATCATGGATGACATTCTAAATATTGTGTGTGACCGCCAAGAAGCGGCACATGCAGAGTATAATAAACTCGAAGATCTAGAACTAAAATTGAGAGAGTAATATGCTTTCTACTGCTTACCGACTCCGATTAGAGTCGATTTGTCGCTGCATCGCGAACAAAGAACAAGTGCCCTTGGAAGATATGATCTGGGCAGAGAAATTAGCAAAAAGGCACACAACTGCTCGTGATTGGTTAAACAAGGCACGAAGACACGCTGCTCAAGATATCCAAGAGGGCAGTATTGACGATTTTATGAACAAAATGGGTTTAGGCGACCCTGACCCAAACAATTGGAAAGAAAGATTCGATGGAGCAGATGACATCAACGAATGGTTCGGAAGAGACAAGCCAGACGACTGGCGTCAGCGTGACTAACATGAATATCGCCAATAATCTCGTAGAGAGAATTGAAGAACTTTTAGGTGGTAAAGCAAGATATTATACTTGCTGTGACAGGACTACAGAGCACGAAAAAATTGTAATCGAATTCAACCATAAAACCAAATGACAGAAACTGCGGTTATCTACTCAAACGGCAATCAAGAGTGTGAACGCATGGCAATGCTTTTGCGTAGTTTGCCTGAAATCAGCGAATTTCTTGAATATCGCGTAGACAAGCATTATTCTGAAAATGCATTTTATGCTGAATTTGGAAAAGAAGCGACTTTTCCACAGGTGGCGATTGGTTACAAGCATATCGGGTCTATCAAGGACACGCTGCATTACCTGAAAGGCGTTAACTGGATTACTTGACGAAAGAGGGCGCATACGTTATAATATGAGGGTCCCAAGGGGCGGTGGCGGAATCGGTAGACGCACCTGACTTAAAATCAGTTGTCTTGAAAAAGACGTGAGAGTTCAAGTCTCTCTCGCCCTATTCCACTGCTAAATAAAATGTAGTGGGAATGTTATGAAATACACACTTTCACAGTCTTATTGTTTTTACATGGGCATGGTGGTGCGTATGTATTTCATTCAAGGTATCCCATATACCTTTGATGAACTACCACAATTAATACAAGATCATCCAGCAGTTCAGACTGAAGCATTAGAAGGTCGGGATTGGGACGATGAAGAGTTGTACAGGTGGTCTTCATATCTTGCATGTGAGGAATGTCATCCTCTAATGTTTGATATTGAAGTTAATGATCCCGAACTATTACCTAAAGATGATTGATTTATTTTGTGATTGGTTTGAGGGAACGTGGGAGAATAAAGTTCAGGCATTTTCGTATCCTGCAAAATATGCTATGGTACGTCTGAAGCACAAAAAGGTGCCAGGGACTGACTCCATGTTCTATGGAGAACAAGCATATAATTACTCTCTACATGCCCCTTACAGGCAATTCGTTGTTGAAGCAATTCAAGACGGCGATGTAGTCAGAGTGAAGAATTACGATTTTGTCAAAGAGTCATTTCTCGGATTCAAAAATCTTGATCAAATCAAGTATGATGAAGGGTTGACTCACAAAGTAAGTTGTGATACAATTTTAAAGTTCGATGGCAAGGCATTTCGCGGTTCAGTCGAGGGATGCAGTTGCTATGTGGACTGGCAAGATCAAGTGACCTATGTCAAGAATGAAATCTTCCTCACCGAAGACAAATATCATGTAGTTGACAGAGGTTACTTGCTCAACACCGAAAATCAGGTTTGGGGCGGCAAGTACGGTCCATTCCAATTTGCCAAACTAGCTCAGCTGGATAGAGCAGCTGTTTTGTAAACAGCAGGTCAACGGTTCAAGTCCGTTGTTTGGCTCCAGTCGGTGTGGCGGAATTGGTAGACGCGCCAGGTTTAGGTTCTGGTGTCTTTATGACGTGGAGGTTCAAGTCCTCTTACCGACATTATCAAATCAAGAAAATGCAGATTATTGACAACTTTATGCCACAAGACTGGCATCGCCAACTTTGTGAAAATGTTATTGATAATCCATATTTTCCTTGGTTTGATAATAAAGTTCTTTTAGCAGAAACTGCTGTAGAAAAAAGACATAATCAACATTTTTGTCATTTGCTCTATAAAGAGCGAGAAGTGCAGAGTCAAAACTTTCCATTTTTCGTCCCTTTGTTTGAGAAGTTAAATGTTGATATGATTTACCGTTCTCAACTCAATCTTACTACATGTACTTCGGAAATCAGAGAGTTTGGTTATCATATTGATAATCCACTTGAAAATGATTACATGAAGTATTGCAAGACTGCTGTATATTACATCAATACATGTGATGGATATACAGGATTCAAGGATGGACGAAAAGTTGAAAGTGTTGCTAATCGTCTTTGTATTTTTTCCAGTGATTTGATGCATACGAGCACTACTACAACTAGTGAAAGATCACGATATGTGATCAATATCAACTACTTTGGCGGGGAATTAGCTCAACGGTAGAGCACCTGCTTTGCAAGCAGGGGGTTATCGGTTCGAATCCGATATTCTCCATAACGGACTGGAATACATCCGTGCTCACGTCTCCGAGAGAAAAAAGAATCGGAAATCCAACCCGCGTGGGAGAGAGGTGGGAACCCTCTTGGTGCCTCTCCTGCTGACGAGCAGGAGACATTTTTATTCCTCTATAGCTCAATCGGCAGAGCATCTGACTGTTAATCAGAGGGTTCCTGGTTCGAGTCCAGGTGGAGGAGTTGGCGATACTGCCAAACCAGAACCCCTTCCGTGTGCTGTAAAACCTCCCTACAAGGGGAGGTTTTATTGTATAAATAATCCAGAAGAAATAGTCCTAGCAGGAACGGGTTAATTATGCCTCTCACAAGACTTGATAACCTTTACTCAAGTAAAACAGGTAAGTATCTTTACGTATCACCAGATGATTTCAATGCGACAGATGAGTTAGATAATAGAGGTAACTCGCCACTTCGCCCATTTAAGACAATTCAAAGGGCATTTATTGAAGTTTCTCGTTATTCATATCTCCCTGGAAAGGATAACGACCGTTTTGACCAGTTCAGCATCATGCTGATGCCTGGTAATCACTTTATTGATAACCGTCCTGGTCTGGTTGACGCTGCAAACCCAGAAGCAAGATATTTTGATGCTGCTAATTTAGTAGAAGCAAATACAAAGCAGATCATTGATCGTGCAGCTGCTGAAATTCCTGTTCAGCACCCCGATTTTAACTATCCTCTTGATGATGTAACCGACGAAGGTTCCAGATATGCTGATGCATATCGCATGATTCAGTTGAACCGTAAAGAGATCGTTGACCGTGCATCTGGTCAGATTTCTATTGATTTTCCCGACTTTAATTTCCCTGGCAGTGCTCTTGAAGACGAGTTCTCTAGAACTGCTGATGCATATCGTCTGATCCAGAATAACAGACAAGAAATCATCGATAACGCATGGAATACGATGATTTTGTCACATCCTGGTGTGGCATCTGTAGAAACCAAGTGTAAGCGTGACATTGGTATTCTCATCGATTCTGTGGCACTCGATGTCAAGAATGGTGGTAATGAGTATGCTCGTAAGTTCAGTGAATCTTACTTTGATGCACAAGGTGCTCCTATTCTCAACGGTATTAATGACCCTGCTGAAGTCAATGCATCTGTAACTGCTTTCGAGGCAGCAAGAGATGAGATGCACAAAGCCATCACTAACCAACTGACCTATCAGGATCTTACTGTAACTCCTGGTGAGGCAGTATATGGTGATGGTAATGGTGATGTTCCTAACACCGACCCTACTGCTTGTTCTGACCTTCAGACTGCTGTTAGCACTCTGGTTGCTATTCCTGTAACTATTCTTCAGGATGGAAATCTGTCACAACTTCCTGCAGAAGATCTGGGAACCGTATCTGCTGGTGAAACCAAGTGTAAGCGTGACATCGGTCACTACATCGATGCTCTGTCTCTTGACGTTGCACAAGCAGGTGGTAACGTATACACCCGTAAGTTCCTGAAGCGTTACTTCAACGAAGCAGGCACCGACTGGATTACTGCTGGACTCCAAGGCGAAGAGCAACAGTCTCTGTCTGCATTTGGTAAAGCAAGAGCTGTGATGCTAGAAGCAATCACAAACCAATTATATTACAAGGATCTGACTGTAACTCCTGGTGATGCTACTTACAATGATGGTACAGGAACTATTCCTAACAATGATCCTGCTGCATGTGCTGATATTCAGCAGTTTATCACGAATCTTCATACGATTGTTGATACAGTTGTAACTGATGGAAACCTATCTCAACTTCCTGTAGAAACAGTATCTGATCACGAAACTACTGGCGAACAGAAGTGTAAGCGTGACATTGGATACATTGTCGAAGCAGTTATTGCTGACCTCCGTAACGGTGGTAACAGCAATATCATCAATGCTACCAAGAACTATTTTGATCGTGATGGTAACCCTATCAGCAATGGACTCGTAGGAGAAGTTAATGAATCTGTCACTGCCTTCAATAAGGCAAGAGACATGATGAAACTTGCTGTAACTAACTCGCTCTATGAAGTTGACCTTACTATTTCTCCAGGTCCTGCTATTGCGGGTCAGGCAACCCCTGATATTGAATACGACGCATCAGGCAATATCGCTACCTGTGTTGATGTTCAGTCATCCATCACAACACTTGTTGCTATTCTTACTGATACCCTCGCTGCAGGTTCACTTACAGGTCTCGCAGCGGTTCAGGTTACTGGTACTGTGCCTGTATTTGATTACAACAGAGCACTGGAAGAATGGCAGGATGATTCGATTCTTGATCTTTCCAATCCAGACAACGTTCTCTACAAGTTTAACTCCACGCTCGGCGGTGCTATCGTCCCCAGAGGTTGTTCGCTGATCGGTTATGACCTCCGTCGTACCATTGTCAGACCTCTGTATGTACCTGATCCTGTAGATGGTGCTATTCCCAGAACGACTATCTTTAACTTGACTGGTGGTTGCTACTTATGGCAGTTCACTATCAAGGATGGTGACCTTTCCGAAAACTCTCCTCTCTACGATCAGGTAGATCGTGTAGGTAAGGTATACAACAACCCAACAGACTTTACTTCACTGGCGATTCCAGAGTATTCGCACCATAAGATCTGCATCATGACTTATGCGGATAATACGGAACTGGATCGTTATTATGAGAAGGTTGGTAGAGCATTTGCACAGTTCCAGCCTACTATTGATGATGGTGATTTAGAAGCACTGGTACAAGAGAACAGGATTGTTGGTCCTCTGTCTGATACCAGAACCATCGAAAGCATGAAGATCGATGATATTCCTCCTGGTTCTTCTGCTCGTATCACTGTAACCACGAAGATTGACCATGGTTACTTTAAAGGTCAGTATGTTGCTGTTATTAATAGTGGACTTGCTGATAACGTCAACGGTACATTCAAAGTTGACACAGTTGATCAAGACAACCCAAAGGTATTCTCCTACATCATTCCAATTAATGCTGCTGGTTTAGGACTTGTCTCTGGAACAACCTATACTACAGCTAATGGTCTTGGCACAAATGGTGTTATTCAAGCAGAAATTGACTCTGTTGAGTCTGCTTCTCCTTATGTATTTAACTGCTCTATTCGTTCTACCTGGGGACAGTGTGGAATGTGGGCAGATGGATCCAAGGCAACTGGATTCAAGTCGATGGTTGTCGCGCAGTACACGGGCGTCTCGCTGCAAAAAGACGACAGAGCATTCATCCGCTACGATAGATTCACCAACACATGGAATCAAGCAGCGTTAACTGATGCTTTCGCTACAATTCCTTATCATGCAAAAGGTGATGCATATTGGAAGGATGACTGGAGAAACTTCCACATCCGCGCTTCTGATGATGCGTTTATCCAGTGTGTCTCGGTCTTCGCTGTTGGTTTCCACGATCACTTCCTGATGGAAAGTGGTGGTGACATGTCCATCACCAACTCGAACTCCAACTTCGGTAATACCTCACTTCATGCAATCGGATTCAAAGGATTCGCATTCAACCAAGACAAGGGTGGTTATATCGATGCTATCGTTCCTCCCAAGGTTGTTGATACTTCTGCAACGGCAATCGTCAAGCAGCAGTATTACACTATTGACATCGAGGCATCCAACGATCAGAATAACAATACCAAATTGTATTTGTCTGGAGACTCTAATCAAGATCCTGCAAATAGACCCGCTGCTACCATTAATGGGTATCGCATTGGTGCCAAGAATGGTGAGAAACTCTATGTTAAGATGTCTACTGGTGGTGTAGGCGGTAAGGCTGTATATTCATCTGAACTGGAACCATCTGGATTTACTACATATACAACATCTCTTTCTACTCTAACTCCAGCAGGACTGAACGTTAGCTTTGATCTTGATGGTGATGGTAACGATGACTTCCACTATGCACAAGATGCTGCTAACCAGATTGAAAGAAATAGAACATGGTTACAGCAAGAAGCATATGGATACATTCTTGATAAGTATCCCAACCTGCTAACTAACCAGAACATCACGATCACCAAGTGTGAAAGAGACCTTGGTTACTTCGTTGATGCTACTGTTAAGGACTTGCGTCTTGGTGGCAACATCAATACAATCCTTGCTGCGGAAGGATATCTGGTAGGTGGTCAGTTAGATTTCATCGACAATGAACTCACCGAAACTTTAGAGGCATATGATTACCTGAAGCGCCTGATGATTGGCGCGATGCGTAACTTTGACTTCCTGATTCAAAATTGTGAGTTGACCAATGGTAGCGCAACTGCTACTGTTGGTGATACTTCTGGTCTTGTTCCTGGAATGAGAGTCAGTGAATATGACCAAAATGATTTTATCAATGGAAAAATTACCCCAGGAACTTTAGAACTTCTTGACAATATCAGTAGTCAGAACGTTGTTATTGGTGAAATTGTAGACTCTCAAACCATTACCATGGTTGAGGCAACAACTGGACAACCATATCTAGCTGTTGGAACGACAAATACTGCATGGTTGTATTTCCAGAACATCTCTACTTTTGCACAAGAATCTCGTTATACTGATAACGATATCGTTCAGGATACTAACTATCCAGAGTGTGCTAACATTGCAACAGCAATTCAAGGATACTTTGATAATATCAATCTGATCCTTTCTGGTAATAAAGATCAAGTAGTCAGAGTCGAGGCTCCAATCGAATCTCGCTCACTTACTGGTCGTGCAACCTTGTTTACGGTTAATACAGGACTTGGACAAACTGATCCTCATGGATTACAGACTGGTACTCCTGTAAGATTGATTCCAAGAGCACTTAATGATACTGTTGATAAGCGTCTTGTTAGACTGCCACGCGGTTTCGAAACAAACACCATTTATTATGTCATTGCTCCTGGTAGAGATACTTATCCATACTCATTCAATACTACTCCAGAGTTTGATACTACCGCAAACACTGGATTATTGCTTGCAGCGACTAAAGAGAACGCAGCAGCAGGTATCTATATCTACTCTCCAGAAACAGAGGGTATTGATCCTAACGTAGAACTTCTCATTCAACAGTCTGTATTAGATGAACCATACGATCTACACAGATATGTTTGTAATGTAAGTGGAATTTATCTGGAGACAGACATTCCTCATATCTTTGATAAACCCCTACCAAACGTACCAGCACAGCAGATTTTCTTCAGAACATCTGCGGATGCAAATTCTTCTCTCCCTGATATTGCTGGTGGCGGAGCAGTTCCAACTGATGTTTATTACTATCCACGATATGTAAACAAGACGCAGTTCTCGGTACACGAAACTCAAGCAGATGCACAAGCAGGAACAAATGCTGTCATCTTTACTGCTGGAAGTGGAAGCGACTTTATTATTTACGGTGACAAGAAGACATCAGCAATGAAGTTTGATGCTTCTAACTACAATAGATGGTATCTTAATGTTAAAGACGAGTCCAGTGGTGGACAGAATCCAGATGCTATCTTAACCAGATTGCATGATCCTGATTTTGTTGATGGAACTGGTAATCTCTTTACATCAGACTCATGGTATGAGAGATATTCTGATGACAGAAATGAGCTCGATAGAATCTACCGTCTGCGTTATGTTGTTCCACAGTATCTCGACAACGTTCGTGAACCTCTTAATGGTTATGTTATCAAGACCAGAACTGACGATAGAAGAAGACTTCGCCCACAGAAGTTTGTCTTGGAACCATATAGCAGTGGAGCTCCCCCTGTAGCACAATTCTTCAATCCATCTCAACCCACAGAGCAACTTGGTGTTTCTCTGGAAGATCTTGATACTGCTGGTATTGACATCGATGCAAGAGAGGATCTCTATGATCCATACGAGAATCCACTACAGATTGAATTTGAATCCAAGATTGCTGCTACCGTTCAGAGTGCGAGAACAATTGAAAATGCTTTATCTGAAGAAAGATTAGAAATCACTGCATTTGATCATACAATTATTAACGAAGGATTGAAGAATGAGATCTTCTCTATTATTGAGATCGGATCTCCCCAAGGTCCCAGTATTCAGACAGACCTGTTCAATAGTGACTCTGACAATTATGTAACATGGAGTGGTGCTTCTACGGGATCTGGTTATGTACACGCTTATTTCCCTGCTCCTTTCGAGGCAACTGCATTTATCATTCTTAAGAATGTTAGTGGAGATCTGAAGTTTGATCAAAATGTAGTTACTACATTTACCCAGTCTAATGGCACTTTCTGGAATATGTCTGGTGAGCCTGATGGATGGAATACAATTTATCCATACATTGGTGCATCCAGATCCAGCAGAGACAACTTCCTCTATAGAATCGAGGGTGCTAATGTTTATACTTTATGTCCTGGTGACCGAGTAACAACTCCTGGTGGAGATACTTACACTGTAAGTGCTGTTAATGACATTCCTGATGTTGAGGATACTTTCTACATCTTTGATGTTGAAGAGATTCAAGAAGTAATTCCTCTGCAGCAAGATGGTATCTACTATCTGACTTGTGTACGTGGTAACATCTCACCATATCCTCTGGGTGCTGGTGTTGGAACTAACTTCCACTACTACAGATTCTCTCAACCTATCTCTAACCTGTATCCTCTTGACTTCAAGAATGATCCATTGTGGTTCCAGGTTCAACTTGATGGATCCAGAGATGTTACGATTGTTGATCCCCCAGCATCGGTTGCCGCTGCTGATAACTATGTCCACGGTCTTGTTACTCTTAACGACTACAAGTACAGTGAGACGAAGGAAGCAGTTGTTGACCTGTTAGCAACAGATCCACTATTAGGATATGCGTTTACTAACACAACTTCTAATGTTGATGGAGATGTTGTTGATAACAGATTGAGAGCACAAGAAGGTAATGCTTCTATTGGATCTGAAAACAGAAAAATCCCCATCAATGGCGACTCTGTATATCCTCTTGATGGTAGATTCTACGTTGAGTTGCGTCGTCCTTCGATTGCAAGATCTGGTAACCACACGTTTGAGTATCTTGGATTCGGTCCTGGTAACTACTCAACTGGTTTCCCACTCCGTCAGGAAGTCGTTCTATCTGATAAGCAAGACTTCTATGCTCAAAGTAAGAAAGAAGACGGCGGTATCGTCTTCTACACGGGTCTAAACTCCAACGGTGACCTCTATATCGGTAACCGTAAGATCAACGCTATTACAGGCGAAGAGACGTTCCTTGAGCAGGCAGTTCTTGCCGACAGTGGTGATGACTCTGATACTATTGGTAGTCTCGTTACTACTTTCGATACGGCGGTCACCTTCAATGACAAGATTACTGTTGAAGGAGATTCCTTCTTCAATAATCCTGTATCAATCAATGTAGATCCACAAGATGGTGATGCTCTCACCATTCTATCTTTGATGGCACAGGGAGAAGATCCAACATTAGACAGATCTTCATTCAGAAATAATGTCGAAGGCGATATTGTTATTACGAAGAACAAAGTCAGAGCTGGTGTATTCCAGTTGAATCCACGCGGCAATGTTGATGCTGCTGGACAGGTTTATAGCATCAGAACTCATTACGCTGGAAGTCTACCTTCTAATATTTCACCTAACAATAGCGGTTTAATTGCTAATGGTGGATCTGCATGGTATACCATCCAAAATGTTACTTATGGATCCGCAACTAATCCTGCTTCTGGTGATATTCTTTGGAAAGGTGAAGAGATCGGTTATTCTGGTTCACTTGGATCGATTTACTCTAACTTCTATACTGTAATTCCAGATAACCAGATCTTCAAACTGACTTCAGATAATAGCAGTACGATTAGAATTGACTGGAGTATTGGAATTACCAACCAAGATCTTAAGGTTAAGATTGGTGAGCAATTACGTATTAGTAATTTCAGCATTAATTTCTTCAGTGGTTCATGGAATATTATTACTGCAGATCCAGTAGAAAACTTCTGCGAAATCAGACTATTTAATGATATTGCTGCTGGTGTTAAGAACTGGGTAGATGAGGCAGCTGGCGCACAAATGGAGATTTCTCAATCTTCATGGAAAGAGACAATGGTCTTGGGTGCAGAAGCAATCCGCACCTACACTGAAGTACCTGGAGACTACAAACTGGGTATTAACACGATTGGTAGAGCGAATCAGGAAGCAGCACTAACTGCAAATGTATCTGCTGAAACTGATCCTCGCGCTAACTTGGATGTTGTTGGTAATGCATTCATCAGTGGTAGAAACCTTGTCGAATATGATGCACTTGGTTCTGTAACTACAAACAACTACCTTGGAGAAACTTCTACTAACAAGGTATACTTCCCACTTACCAATGCGTTCTTGGTTGGTGGTGATAGTGCAGATGGTAATGATTTTGCAACCCTCCGTGTTTCTACAACTGATATAGCAGTTGCTGATCAATCTTCCACTTACAGAACTGGTGGTCGCGTTGGTGTTAACACCAGCATTGGTCTGGATCCATCTACTGAACTCGATAGGAACTTCGTTGTTATCGGTGATGGCAGAATGACTGGTAACTTGACATTAGAAGATGACTTAAGTGTTGACGGTGGTGACATCAACTCTACTTCAGAAACCTTCCAGTTCCTGACTACTGACACCGACTTCTTCATTGGTTTGTCTAATGCAGAGTCAATCATTCTTGGTGGTGTCACAACACAAACTCAAACAATTAGCATTGGTGATGCAGTAGCAGATACTGCTGCACAAACTGTTAGAATCGGTTCTAATGCAGGAAGAACAGTTCTCAAGATTCATGAGCGTTCTGCTGATGCTGTTGTTGATATTGCTACAGTTACTGATAATGTAACCAGTAAATGTGATATTAGACTTGGTGGTGGCGCACCTAATCTTGATACTACCACATACATTGGTACATATCAAACTAAACTTGCTGGTACATTAGAGATTGCTGCTTTTGCTGGTACATCAACTGCTCGTATCTTCACTCCTGCAGCAACATTAAACATTGCTGATAGTTCTGCAACAACTGCTGTAAATCTTGGTTCAAATGCTTCCAGACTTCAAATTGGATCTCTTGGTGGTGTTACAACTATCAGAAACTCTCTTGAAGTTCTTGCAAGTGCTGAAGTTAATGGATCACTGAAACTGATCGGTGGTTTGAATGCAGGTATTATTGAAATTGAGAGAGCAAGATTCGCAACATCTTCTGCTGATCACATTGTTGGATCTCTTGAGAATCCAAACATCACCTTCCTCAAGTATTCTCAAACTGGTAAGGTCATTGATACCGCTGGTCAGGGTCTATGGGGTGGTCCGAATTACTTACTTGGTGGTGGACAGATTGCTGCAATCGACAACATCAATCCAACACAAAGCAGCACATGGGTAGCAAATGCAAACTATCCATTCATTGAAGCTCAAGGTGGAACTGGTGAAGGAGCATTGTTCAGCATTCAGGTGCTATCTGATGGCACTGCACTTCCTGAACTGGTATCTCCTGGTAGTGGATACAGTGACAACGATCTTCTGACTATTCCTGCTGCTGATCTGGGCAATCCTTCTGGAGATGACCTAACATTCCAAGTTTCTGGTGTCAATTCTGCTGGTAATCTTTTCAATCTACCAATTAGTCAACCATCTGTTGCTGACTTTAAGATTGGTGATTTGATTTTGATTGACAGAGGAGATGCAGCTTCTCCTGATAGTGTTGATGATCAGCAACAAGCTGTTGCTGGTGATCAGTCACAGAATGAAATTGTTGAGGTTGTTGGTCTAACTAACATCACTAACCCTAATGATCCTAATGGTTTCCGTCTTGCAGTTTCTCGATCAGTTCTTGCAACAACTGCAAGGCAGGATCATCCTGACGGATGTGTACTTAACAAGTTAGATCAGCAGACTAACGCATCCTTTATTACTGGTTTTGACTTTGATAGCAACGGAGAAATTGATCCTGTATCAAGTGTTCTCGTCCTTGATAACCAAATCCAGAAGATTGCATTAACTGCAGGTAGTGACATCGCTGAAATTACCTGGCAGAGTGAGACTAACTCAACTCTAAACATTGATTATGGTGAGTTCATCAGAATTTCTGGAACTTCGCAGACTGAATTGAATGGTGATTGGCCAGTACAATCCAGTATCGTTGCTGGATCCAGTGTTGTTGAAGTTAAAATCAATGCACCCGCTGCTGCTACAGAGGAATACCTCTGGACCGATCTCGATCAAGGAGGTGGGGAAATTAGAGTTCAGAGTGCATCTGGTTTACTTGCTGATACTGCAAATGTTCGTATTGGTGTTGCAGAATTTGGTGGAGTTCTAACTACAAATGACTATCTTCTCCTCACGGGAACGGAGATTGTTAAGGTTGTTGATCTGGCTACCACCGATATTCAGTCCTTCATTGTTACAGATGGTGGTGAACCAGAGTCTGTCAACTTTAAGATTGAGTCTACAACTGGTAATACATTTGGTAGTGGTGATCTGAACTTCGGACAAGGATTTAACAAGTTTGTTGTTGATGGTCCTACAGGTAATACTGATATCGCTGGTACACTTACCACCGAGAACACACTTACCATTAATGGTTCTACGATTGAAAATCGAGAGTTCTTTACCATCACTAATGGAGGTTCTACTGGAACAGCGTTAAGAACAACATTCCAGATTGATACTGCAACTGGTAATGTAACCATGAATGGTGGTAACATCAACGTCTTTGGTGTTGATGGAACTACACCACGACTGACATTCAACAATTCTTCTGGTGACTTTACCACCTACGGATCATTCTCTGCTCTTGGATCTGGAACAAGTAAGTTTGGTGGCGCTATTCAGATTGGTGGTGCATTTGGCACTACCGATACTGACTTCCCATATAATGCTGCAGCTGATCTGACAATTAACGGTGGTGATCTAACGATCAATCAGGCAGGTGATACAATCTTCAGTGTTGAAAATGATGGTAGAGTAAATATTGCTGGTATTAGCAACTACTTTACTCCATCAGGTGGTCGAAAGTGGCTATCTTCTGAATCTTCTGTAGTTGTCGCAGAGGCAAATACAAATTATTTCTTGAATGTCGGTGGAAATACTGTTGTGAAACTACCTCCAAATGCTCAATTGGGAGATATGATTAGAATTATTGATATCGGCGGTAATCTAACATATAACACATCTTTGGTTATCAGAGCAGAAACGGGAGAAAGTGTACAAAATTCTACTGAAAATACAGGAACTACTTTATTGTCGGGCATCTCCGCCAATGACCTAAATGGTTATAACGGTGGTGAACTCGTTGTACAAACACCTTATGCTGGATTTGCTCTTGTTTACGCAGGATCTTCCGATCCAGATGGTAACACTGCTGTCTCTCCTGCAAGAACTGGATGGTATCTACTCGAAGTATAAACTACTATGTCTTTTTACCAAGAAGCTAAAAGTGCAAGAGGTGCCGCCATCGGCACCATTATGCCATGGGGGGGAGGATTGACATCAATCCCCGCAGGTTGGTTAATTTGTGATGGACAATTTGTAGAAGCTAATGATTTTCCTTTATTAGCACAAACTATTGGTGATACTTATAATGCTGGAACCAGCGATTTTATTGGAACTGGTTCTAATTCCTTTCCCAACTATGGTGGCAGTATTAAACTTCCCAATTTAAACGGGAAGACATTGATGGATATGGAGGGTTCATATTTTGCTGGAGCAGATGCATCTGGTGGAACAGATCGTGATGCTGATAAAGACGCAGTAGCATATACATTAATGGATCCATTGATTGGAACTAATGAAGATCAAGGAATTACTACTATCTTTAATGATGTTTATGTTGATTTAGTATTCAACATTAACGCGGATGATAGAACAGGATATCAAGGAAGAATTAAAGGTAATACACTAATTAATGGAGAAGGATTTAAAACAGTTTATGTTGCTCCTCGAAAATTAGGTAGATGTCATGTTAAACGACATAACCACACAGGTAAACTTGAGACTATTGATAAAACAGCGGAATCTCAACCTGGAGATGGTGTAGTTCCATATGGAACTATCTACTATACTTTATTTGCAACTGCTGTTGATAATGACGGATCTAACCGTGATGAAGGTGAGAATGTCGATGAAATGACTGGAGAAACCTACTACTTTGGATATACCAATGATGATGAAGGTTGGAAAGAAGATTCTCCTGCTGAAGCCAATGGTGATGGTAGTACGGTTTCTGTAACTACATCTGAAAACTCTAATGAATATGGTGGTATTGTAGCTGGTAGACTTTCTAATCCTGGTGCTACACCATCAAGTTCTAATATTGTAGACACTTATACATTGCAATGGCCTACTTCTGATCTTTTATCGGGATTTCTTTCGGGAACCAGAGGTACAACTGTTGCTAAAGCAACATCAGAGCAACCTCCGATTAACATGAAACCCCGAGATGTCACTTATTCTCCGTTGAGTAATATTCAGGAATTTGTTCAAGGTAAACATTTAGAAGGTATTGTTGAATCTGGCATTGGTGGTAATACCGTTACCATTCCTCCAGGATATAGAAATAATTACAGCAATAGTCAGAGTCAAGTCGGAGATACTTTAATTAGCAATACTGGAATTAACTTTACTAATGAAACATCTGATGATACAATCATTGCTCATACTCATGATGAATTTGATGTTTCATTTGATAGCACCAGAATGAGAGCTCAAAGTAATCTCACTGTAGATGTAAACTTGCCAAATACTGTCAATCTTGATAACATTGCAAATAAAAATGCTTTACAGATTGACTTTAATATCGAGCAACCAAGAATGACCTCTATATACATTATCAGGGCATATTAAAATGGTTAAAAGAAATAACTATAGTCACAATAAAGCTCATTGGGGTGGTATCCCAGGAACGATCCAAATTCATACTATTCCTGATATTCCTTTGGGTGCAGATCCAACTAGTGCTGTTTTTGAGAATTATATTCCTGCTGGATTTTTGAAGTGTGATGGCGCTGTTAAGAGTGCGAAAGATTATCTATTATTATCGCAAATTCTTGGCGTAGGTGACGAATGTAGATTTAAAAAAGAAAATCAAACTTTAAGAAATCCTGATCCTGAAACTGGTGATTTAGGACAATTTCAATTACCTGATCTTGGATCAAAGGTTATTGCTGGTAGTAGAGGATCTGGAGATTATCTTTCAACAACAGTAGGAGAATCTAATACAAGTAAGGTTGGTGTAGAAGTAACTCCTATTTCTAATATTGGAGGTAGAGCGACAGTAAATTACATTGGTGACATGGTTGTATCCAGTGACGTTTATGAATTTAATGGATCTCCAAAATATAATATAACCAGAGATACCAGTGCAGTAACATTGTCAATCGATGAGTTTCAAGGACACTATCACAATGTTGGTGGCGGTACAGGATTAACTGTTGTCAATAAAAACTTTCAACATGATACTACTGGTGATGGAAAAGGTCCGAGAGCTAACAGTGCAAATGCTACCGCAGGAAATAGTTTAGAAGAGACATCCATATCTGTCCCAACTGGAGAAGCTTCTCACGATCATACTGTTACAAGACCTTACACATATCAACCAGAGAATCAACCAAAGTTTCAATATACTCATAGTAATGTCAATGTAGATATTTCTGATATGGAGTCTTATGTTGATGTTGATGTCGAAGATTTAGAAGTATTAAATCGAGCGGTAACACCCTTTATCTTGGTTCACTATATCATCAAGTTTTAGAACACTATGGGAAGATATAGCGTTAGTAGATCATCGAGTTATGGATTTTCTATACCAGTTGATGTAAAATTTGTCACATACATCACTGTCGGGGGTGGCGGTGGTGGCGCTTATCCTAACATTCCTAATTTACCAAGACCTGGATTTACACCGCCCCGATCTGGTGGTGGCACTTCAGTTACTGGTGGTGTTAGTTCGAGTGGTGGCGGTGCTGGATCGCTGTATAGCGGCGGCGGTGGTGGATGGGGTAATTGGAGAAGAGGATCTAATGGAGGATATTCTTATGGACCTAATTCAAGAGCGCGATCTGGATATGGTGGTCTTGGACAAGGTGGTGCAGGACAGTGGAGATCTGGATCTCAATCGTATGGTGGCGGTGGTGGTGGTGCCTCTTGCTGTATTAAGTATAGAGGATCTAGTGGTGCTTGCTCTGGTCAGTATATTAGCGTTAGTATTGGTGGTGGTGGAACTCAAGGAGGTAGTGGAAACTGTAGATATGGTGTTGGCGGAGCAATGTATGCATGTGTATGTACATATGATAGACCAAATCCAAATATTACTGCTTCTCCTATTGCATTTAGATTAGATGGCGGTGATGGAAATAATTCGCGAACAAAATTGACATGGAGTACCTCGGGTGGAGAATCTGACAGTGAAGTTATAGAAGCATTAGTTAACGGAACAGTAGTTCAAAGCTATGGTCAAGTAGCAAGAAATAATTCCACGGGATTTTTTGTATCTCCAACAGAAACAACTGAATTTAGATTGACTACTACTAATCCTGCATATTCGGAGGATGATAGTGTAATTGTTACTGTCTACATACCACCACAGATAACATTTACTATAACAGATGAAAATGATAATCCAACTTCGGAAAACATAACCATTGTATTGGGAGAAACAAGAGAATTAGAATGGCAAGTTGGTGGTGATGTTAGTAGTATTGTGATTCAACCAGGAGTTGGATCATCTAATAGTAATTCTAGCGTATTTGTAAGTCCTTCAGAAACAACGACATATACAATCGCTGCTTCTGGTTTGGGTGGAGTTGGATCCAAAGAAATAACGGTGACAGTGTTACAACCACCCACATTAAGTGTAAGTGGACCATTAGAAGTTAATTATGGAAGTGATATTGTAGTCGGTATTTCTGCTACAAATTCTGAAGGTGGAGTTAGTTACATTGCTGAATATACAGATACATCAGGACAGAATGAATCACAACCTTCGGTTGATGTTCCTAATACTATTGGAGATCTCGTAGAAGTTTTTACTTATATTATTCCTGTTACTTATGATGATTATGGACCAAAAAATGTAAAACTTACGTTTACTGTTGATGGATATGGAGATCTCACTGAAGATGACATTGTTGACGTTAGTGTAGAAATTGATCAAAGACCATTGTCGATTGCTATTCCAGAATCTGAAGATAAAATTATTAATGAAACTCCTGTCATCTCTCCAGAAGAAGAAAGCACTATTACTTTAACTATTGATGATGTAGATATTCCAGTAGAAATTAAAGCTGATTCACCAATTCAGGTCGAAATTGATGACGATGATCAGTGGAGAAATATTAGACAGATTTAATTATGCCAGCATATAGCGGAAATTCATACGGAACATACCAAGTAACCATCCCTGCATTATCAACAAATGTAAGATTTTCTGTTGGAGGTGCAGCTGGCGGTGGATCTGCATCTTCTACATGGAATCACGGTAGGGGTGGAAACGGTAGATCTGGCGACTTTAGATTAAAAACCAGAAATTCTACATATGTTTTAACTTTTTATCTTGGCGAGGCGGGTGGAAAGGGTAATGGACCAGCTTTATCTGGTAGAGGAGCGGGTGGTAGATCTCCTATTGCTGGTGGTGGTAATGGTCATAGATCGGGTGGAGGCGGCGGTGGAGCTTCTGGTGTCTATGATAGTGGTTTGAATAGATATGTTGTCATCGTTGGTGGTGGTGGTGGCGCAGGTAGATATGATCAGAATACTGGTATCAGTGGGATGTATACTGCTGGTCGTGGTATTGGTGGCGGTGGTACTACAGGTGGTTTTAGCGGAAGAGGTGGTCAAAGTGCTGGTGGTGGACACCGTGGAGGTGGCGGCGGTGGATCTAACGTTGGTGGTGCTGGAAGTTTAGGTGGTGCTCAAACCAGTAACGGATATGCTGGTATTGGTGGTAACTCTGCTTGGTACAATAATACAAATTATTATGAGTGGACATCTAACAGTGGTTATGCTAATCCAGGAAATGGATTTTTTACTTGTACATTTGAATATGCTCCACCAGTAATTCAGTATTTTAATATTACACCACAACAATTTGTTTTAGGAGACAGTGCGAATTTAGAATATAAAGTTACTGGATACGTGAATAGTGTTGGCATTGATGTAATAGGACAAAATTTGCCCCAGGAAGATGATTTTCCTATTACTCCTCAAAACGACACATCTTATACTTTGTCTGCCAGTGGTCCTGGAGGAAATGCATCATTAACCAGAGTGGTTGATGTTTTGATTCCGCCATCGGTAGTTTTAGGCACCCAAGCTTCAGACAATACTATTATTCTGGGACAATCTACATATGTTTCTTGGACTATTCTTGGTGATGTAGCAATAGCGATTATGGATAATGGAGTCGGTGAAGTTAATATCAGTGGAGGACAACCAGGGATACAAGTATCTCCATCAGTAACTACAACATATAAATTAACCGCATCTCATCCTATTGCAGGAACTGGTTCTGATGAAATAACAATAACTGTTATACAACCACCAGATGTAGATCTAAATGGTCCATCTAACGTTAATTATGGAGATAGTATCACTATGTTATGTGAGTCTCAAAATGCAACACAATCTCTTCAGTTATTGGCAAAATACAATTATCTTGATGAAACTTACACCGATTATGAAATAGTTAAAGAGTTTGACATTACTGGCACTGATGTTATAGATCAAGACTTCATACATCAAGTTACATATAATAATTTTGGACCATATAGTGTTGATTATAAGTTATATGCTATCGGACAGGGAGGATTGACATCTGAATCATATTTTACGGTTGATGTTGATATCGATCAGAGACCAGACTCTTTTGATCTTCCAGAATCTGACGATAAAATTAGAGATGAACAACCAATTATCACGCCAGATGCAGAACTTACTTCTCAAAAGATATTGATAAATGATATTGATATCCCAGTCAAGATCAAAGCTGATTCGCCAATTCAGGTCGAGATAGATGATTCTGGTACTTATGTAGATGTGGAGCAGATTTAGATATGGGAACTTCAGGTAATTTACATACATTCGATTCTTTTTACGGCGTTTTCAATCCTGGTTATTATAGAGCGGATACTTTCTATACTTCAAACCCAGGTGGTGAAGCAATCACCGCATATTCTCGTGTAGCCACTGGTGTTTGGAATCTTTTTATGTCTGGTAGCGTTCCTGGAATCGTTGGGAGTGTTTCACCTGTATACAGATTTTGGAATCCCACTCAATATAATCACTTTTACAAAACTAATTCCAGCACTCCTTCTGGTTATTATCTTGAAGGTATTATTGGTCATGCATATACTAGTCCTGGAGCATATCGTGTACCAGTTTATAGATTTTATAATGCTCAACTGGTAGATCATAAGTTTAAGACCAGTTCTTCTGCGCCATCGGGATACAGCTTTGTAGGTGTTGCGTGGTATTCTCCTGTATTTGTATATGGTTGTAAAGACTCCAGTGCTAATAACTACAATCCATATGCAAATCAGGTCAGCTCTGGGTGTCAGTATTATGTGTATGGATGCACCGACACTTTGGCGACTAATTATAATCCGAGTGCAAATGTAAATCAAGGATGTCAATATCCAACACCAAGTCTTTCTTTAACTATTTCTCCATCAGTTATTATTCGGGGGCAGTCTGTAACCATCACATGGTCTACAACTAATTCAACATCAACAACTCTGACTGATAGTGGTGCTGTCAATCCCAGTGGCGACACAACTTTTTTCCCGCAAGAAAGTAAAACCTATACTTTAAGCGGAATCTATTACGGTTACACCAGTAATAGCGTATCAGAACCTTTGACGGTTTATATACCACCACAGATAACATTCACGGCAGAAAGTGAAGTTATTGTTCTGGGACAATCTACTAAATTAGAATGGACTGTCACTGGTGATGCTTCTGTAGTAAATGTGCAACCTGGAATTGGGGATACTAATTTAGTTTCTTTTGAGTTTGTTAGTCCGAGTGTCACTACCACATATACTATAACAGCATCTGGAAATGGAGGTAGTGATAATAAAGAACTTGAGATTGTAGTATTACAACCACCAGAAGTTTCAATAGATGGACCTACAAATGTAAATTATGGAGATCCTATTTCAATAATTTACGAACAAGAAGGAGCTGATAGTATATTTGAATTGCGAGTTACTACTGTTGATTTAGATAATGTCAGTAATGAGGAAACTATTGATTTGGGTCCGAGTGCATCTGATAATGATACTTACATATATACGCCAACATATGTTGATCGAGGACCACAAAGAGTGATTTTTACTCTATATGGAGAGACAACAGCTGGATTGACTGACTCTGAACCCCTTACAGTTTCGATTGATATTGACCAAAGACCAGATTCTATAGAGATTCCAGAGTCTGATGATAAAATTAAAGAGGAATTACCAGTTATTACACCTGATGTAGAAATTACTACACAGCAAATTATTGTTAATGATATAGATATTCCCGTACCTATCAAAGCAGATTCTCCTATTCAAGTGGAGATAGATAATAATGGGATTTATAGAGACGTGGAGGAGATCTAATGGGATATCAAGTAGGACACTACTATAACAATTCTACTGGTGCTTGTACTCCGCTCGTGATGTATTTTCCTACTGGTTCTGATTATATTAGAAATGGTATTACAAATGCATATAGATCTCTTTTTGGTAGATATGCAGAACCAGGCGGAATAAGTTTTCATATTAGCAAATGGAGTACTGGTAATTGGTCAAGTTTTACTGCTATGGTTGCTAATACCAGTATGTCAGAAGCAGGTGCATATTCTGGATTGAGTTCTGGGGGATGTCCGCCACCTATTGTTTACGGATGCACAGATTCAAGAGCAACTAATTATAATTCTTCAGCAACAAATAACAGTGGTTGCATATATGCTAAACCGAGTATTAGTCTTACCACTTCTAAAACCCAGATTGTTAGACCAGGCGAAACTGTCGCAGACGTTACATTCAGACTTACATGGTCGATATCATCGACTACTCCCGTTAGCGGTCGTACATTATTGAAAGACGGTAGTAGTATTCAACCTTTATATTCTAATAGTGGATCTGTAGACTTATCACCGTCGTCTTCAGATGCGCGGGGTCCAGTTAAATATTCAGTGGGAGCCACTAATTTAGGTGGATATAGAGTTAGCGGTAGTGTCACTGTAACTTTTTATGATAAACCCGAAATAACATTAACATTAGAACCAGACACAATTCTCCAAGGAAATACCTCTAAATTAACTTGGAGTATTACTGGTGATGCCACTACACTGAACATTCAACCTGGAATTGGAGACACGAATATAGAATCATTTGTGAACGTAACTCCATCAGAAACTACAACATATACTGCGGTAGCAAGTCATCCTATAGCTGGTAGTGGTAATGCAGAAATTGAGTTGACTGTATTGCCTCAACCCTCGGTAGAAATAACTGGTCCTGAAGATGTTGATTATGGTGATGATGTCACTGTAGATTATGATTGTGAAAATATCCCAGAATCATTTGTAGTGACACCATATTATTATTCTCTTGATGGAGATGAAACTGTTGGAGATCCCATAGAATTGCCTGTAGGTGATGATGTAGAAGGTGAATTTACAGATACTCCTCCTTGGAATGATAGAGGACCAGCACAAATATCATATGTTGCATATGCAGAAGGATACGGATCACAAACTGATACAGACAATATAACGATTGATGTTGATATCGACCAGAGACCAGATACATTATCTATTCCAGAGTCTGATGATAAATTTAGAGATGAACAACCAGTAATTACTCCTGATGATGAAGTAGGTACAATTCAACTATTGGTTGATGATATAGATATACCAGTGGAAATTAAGGCTGATTCGCCAATTTTGGTTGAAATAGATAATAGTGGTAATTATCAAGACGTAAGACAGATCTAAAATGCCAATCACTTACATTTCAGAAACATCTATTTTACCTATTCCCGAAAATGTAAAGAGAATTGTTTTTACATTGATAGGTGGTGGAGGTGGAGGTGAGCATATTGGTAGATTAGATGAATCATCCTCACCTGGATTTAATGGTGGCGACACTACATTTTTGGGACTAACTGCTGGTGGTGGGCAGGGTGGTGGTTTTGGTGAAAAATATGGTGGAGGAAATGGTGGTGTAGCATCAACTGGTAATTTTGATTTTACGGCAGGGGCATTAGAATCGCCAGAAAGCACCATGACTTTATCAAATGGTACACGCGGTGGTCTAAATGCAAAAGGGGAATCTGGAGCGACCACAGTTGCAGATAGATTTTTCGGAGATGGTGGTAATGGAACAGGAAAACAAGTAACATATAATTTTTCTGTAAATCATATTTTCAGAAATTCTCCGCCGTGGGCAATAGGACAAGTTGAAAATAGTCCTGACATCAGTGTGAGTATAAACAATCCTTCGACACAAGGTGCTCCATGTGGAGTGCGTTCATGGTCAAGACATTATGGAATTAATTTTAATTACACATTTGATGATACCAGTTATTCTGTTACCATAACATCACAAGCATCGCGAACTGCTGCTGGTGGTAATTTTAGTGGATATGGACAAATAGGTTCTAAAACCGCATCTGGTTGTGGTGTGTGGTGGTGTAAATATAAACTTGATGGTAGTGGAACTGTAAATAGTTTTATCCGTAGTTTTAGTTTACGTATTACTGGTAATAGAAGCGCATTATTAGGAAGAGGCGGTGGTGGAGGTGCTGAAATTAGTGGCATTTTAGATCGTGCAGATTTAGTTGAGAGAGGACTGTTAGATCTCAACACTTCATTGTATATTGGAGAAGCAGGACGTGAAAATGGGGGTCCTATTGCACCATTTGCGAATGATGGAGCTATTGGTAAAGGACGAGTGTATATTGAGTTTGAAACTCGTACATACATCAATATAAAGAATAACGAAACAAATACTATTATCCAAGGTCAGAGTGCTACTCTTGAATGGGAAGTTAGTGGTGATGCTGACTGGGCATTAGTGGAACCAGGAATATCTCCACAAACAAATAATTTTTCTAATTTTGTAAGTGAAGTTACAGTCACACCTACATCCACAACAACATATTTTGTTCGTGCTGATGGAGTAATTGGTGGATTTTCTGAATCAGAAGTTACGCTTACTGTTTTACAACCACCAACAGTTATTGTTGTTGGTCCTGAAAGTATAGATTATGGTAATGATATAGAATTAAGTTACGAAGCAACCGATGTAGCAACATCTCTCACTTTAAGACCTGTATTTTATTTTCTTGATGGTTCAACTTTAGAGGGTAGTGAATACAATGTTGCACTGGAGACTGGAGAAGAGGTTGATAACAACACAATATATCAGTTGACTCCTTGGGGAGACACAGGACCAGTTAAAATTGAGTTTAATTTAGATGCTGTAGGATATTCTTATGATGTAAATGGAATTACAAATTATTTGACTCAATCTGGTCAAACAGAGGTAGATGTGGATATTGACATCAGACCAGATACAATCGCAATACCTGAAACAAATGATGCCATAAAAAGTCAACAACCTGTTATATCGCCAGAAAAAGAAAGTACCATAACACTGTTGATTACTGATATAGATATTCCTGTTACCATCAAAGCAGATAGTCCTGTTCAGGTTGAGATTAATGATGATGGAATTTATAGAGACGTAGAGAGGATAGAATAATGCCCGCTTTTAGTAACACATACAACGTAGGAAGTTATACAGTTTCACTACCAAATCGTGCTTTTAACATACAATTAACAGTTGCTGGTGCTCAAGGCGGTAATGGTGGATCTGATTCTGGAGCTGCGGGAGGAACACGCGGAGCAGGAAGAAAAGCTTCATTTAGATTAAGTCAAAATAATGTAGCAAGAACACTTTCATTCTATATCGGTAGTTCTGGTGGGAATGGATATACTGGTTCAAGTGGTGCTTATGGTAATGGTGGATCAAGTGCTATAGCCAGTGGTGGTAGAGGAGGTTCTACTGGTTACATAGGAACATCTGGTGGTGGTGGAGCAGGTGGAGCTCCTTCTGGTGTATATGATAGCTATGCTGGAACATATATTATCGTTGCTGGTGGAGGTGGCGGCGGTGGTGGTGGTTCCTACCCTGGATTTAGGGGTGGGAATGCATCATCAGCTGGTTCATTTTCGAGTTCTTACCGTAGTATTTCATCTGGTAGTAGCGGTAGCTCTAACGGTTATGATGGTGGAGGCGGAGGCGGCGGAGGCGGCGGTGCTTCTGGTGGATCTGGTGGCAGCGCAGGAGCTGATAGAATTAGATATAGTAATCCAAATACAAGGACTGGTAGTGGTAATCTCAATCAAAAACCATCTTGTACGGGTGTTAGAAATGGTTGGTATACAAGAACTGGAGGTACAGAGTCGTCGGGTAATAGCGGCGTAAGAAGGTTACAACTTATATGGGGAGGATCTTTGATTTATGATGGATCTCTTAATACAGATAGCAACGGTTATATACTAATTGGAGGTTATGCTTACAAGTGGGGAACATATCGAGGTAGCACATATGGGTGGGCTGGTGATGATTCTTGTGGAACTAAATCTCCACCGAGTGGAGATAATTGCAATGGTTTTGATATTATAAGATATAATTACACCCCATCTTCTGGATTTTCATCATCTGGTGGTAGTGGTGGTGGAAGTTATGATGCATCATCTTATGTAACATACATAGGCGGTGAAGGACTTAACTACGGTAATGGTTATATCTATCTTTCATATGATCTTTCCAATCCGTACTTTAGTTCATTTACAGCATCACCTAATACTATTATTAGAGGTGAGAATGTAACGTTCTCCTGGTCAACGGTGTATCCAGAATTTATTGAAAGCATTATATTGCAAAGTCCCGATAGTGATGAATATAATGTTACAGGTACAACCAACATCACTTTACAACCAAATCGATCTGGAACTTGGTTGATAACATTATATTATCGAGTTGGTACAGCCCCAAACCCAGGTGTATTGGTTGGATCAAGCACTTCTCTTGCTGTTACTGTTTATATTCCTCCAACTATTACTTTAGAACTTGATAATAATCCAATGCCATTAGGACAATCTTCTAAATTGTCGTGGAATGTTGAAGGAGATGTCAGTTCATTGAATATTACACCTGGAATTGGTGATAGTAACATTTCCTCGTTTGCAAATGTTTCGCCAACGGTTACTACTACATATACCGCAGTTGCTGATGGTCCTGCTGGTACTGCATCGGAAGAAATTACATTGACAGTATGGCAACCACCAGAACTTTCTTTGTCTGGACCTACTAATGTAGATTATGGGAATAATGTGGAACTGATTCATTCACAAACAGGTTCAAATGCTTCTTATATTTTAACCATCACGATGACAGATTTAGATGATGTAGTCACTACATCTACAGTTGATCTTGGAGCCTCTCAAGTTACATCACAGACAACGTACACACATGTCGTTCCATGGGGTTTACGTGGACCAAAATATATTGATTACAAAACAACTGGAGTAGGTGATGGAGGGTTGACCCAAGATGAAACACTTCCAAGAGTTGTTGCCAATATCGACGAGAGACCAGACTCTTTTGACCTTCCAGAATCTGATGGTAAAATTAAAGAAGAAGCACCAGTCATCACTCCAGATGTAGTGCTTACCTCCCGACAGATAGTAGTAGATGATATCGACATTCCTGTACGTATTAAAGCAGATTCGCCAATTCAGGTTGAGATAGATAATGATGGGATTTATAGAGACGTAGAGCAGATCTGACCCGATAAATAAAATGGGAACTGGCAAGAAGTAACTATAGTCCATGACATATTCTTATTCACAAACACCAGTATATGTAAGCGAGGGACAAACAGTTCGCTTTAAGTATAGAGCGCCTGATCAATGGAATACTACGTTAAGTGTAAGAATCCTTATTGGTGAAGAACCTTCTGTCTGGTATATTACTACTATCCCAGAAGATTTTGCTCCTGATCCTTATCCATTTACACCACTTGAGGATACAGATCTCGACACAATGTATGTGTATGGAGATGGAAGTAGACCTGGAGAAGATATTGTTACAGTAAGTGGTTTAACTCCATCAACCCAAGCAAATGTTTCTGTTTTCAGTTCTTTACCTGTAGATGTAAATAACTTCTCAATTAGAGTTAAGAAAGTCTCTATTGGAGAAACTGCATTCGGGAATTGGATTATTCCAGCAGTTAATACATTAACTGTTACTAATACAGATGAAATTCAAGTTAGATTGAAGTCTAATATTCTCGAAGGACTTCAAACTACTCTGGATCTTACTATTGGAGCAAGATCAGAAAGATGGTCACTTACTACTGAAACATCTCCTCCTAATGTACCAGTACCATTTCCAGATTTTGATGACATCAATAACGCTGATTTAGATGCTGATGTTTATAGTAATATTCTGCAAATTCAGGGATTGAATGATACTGCTATCGTAAGTTCTTTGAATTCTTCCTTATATTTTGGAATCTCTGATACAAATGATACAGAGACCAATGATGATGGTTTTGATGTTTTAACTGGGGTAACATATGTAGATAGTGCTTCTACTCCAACAATTACAAATGGACAATATCTCCAACTAAAATTTACTACACCAGATGCAGCAAACTCACTAACTTCAAGTCAATTAAGTATTGGTGATCAAGCTAATGGTTCGAGTTGGAACGTAACTACTGGTAGCTTCCCATCAACTACTCCTAATTCCTTTACTTTTGTCGATCAAAATGATGTATTGGAAGATGCTTTAATTGGATCTCAACCTGCTCCTGTTACTGGTCTTGCTTTCGCAGGTGGAGATGACCCTGGCGACGTTGATGTTATTCTTGTATCAACAACTGGAACTCAACCAAGAATTAAAATTCAGTATGCTGAAGGTGGTGAGAGTTCGATTGGATTATTCCCAACAAAAGCAGGTGTAGGTGATAAAATTGTATTGTATAATAAATCCAGTGCTACATTCGGTGGAAGTGTATCAACAACCATTAAAGTAGGCACCAGAGAAATTCTACCTTGGACGCTTATTACAAATGCAGGACCAGATACTGATGCGGTATTTTCAATACCAACAAATGAAGTAAATCAAGTACCTAATAGTGAAATTGTTAGTGATATTATATCTGTCACTAGCATTAATCGACCAATCACAATTTCTGCTACAAATGGTGCTCTAATCTCGGTTGATTTTGCTCCACCCACATCATCTACTGTTACATTTGATCCAGCTGTAAATAATACCTTCCGTGTCTTCATTACCAGTGGTCCTGGACTATCTGATCAAGTAACTACAACTGTTACGGTGGGTACAGGAACCCCAAACCAATTTATTTGGCAGGTGAGTAACTATGCTGTTGCTCCACCACCACCAGATCTCAAAGGTGCGTGGTATAGTAAAAAGGGAGCATATCTTGATTCAAGTGGTGATGTTATTGAGAGCAAAGAAGATGGTCATGCTATTGGAACAGTCATTGCAGTTCTCAAGAGACCTGATGGATCATATGGAGACCTTGAAGGCACAGAATCTGCTGGTAGATTAGATGCTAGATTCCCAGGTTATTTTGAGTGTGATGGTCAATCTCTTAAAACAGCAGATTTTCCATTCTTATTTGATGTTATTGGATATCATTATGGTGGATCTGGTGCAAACTTTAATCTTCCTGATTACAGAAATAGAAAAATTACAGGAACTGGTGAAGTTGATGGAAACCGTGGAGGTTCTGCATTTGTACTTCCTGAAGGTGGCAAAAGTATCAACCAAGCAGGAGGAATTGGTGGGTGGTGGTATGTTGATGATGTAGATGTTTCTGGACCAGATCCCGAAGAGATTATTATATCTGACAGCACTAATGATACAACAGGGACACAAAGTAACTTCTTCAGTATTGGTACTGTTAAAACAGTGTTTAATGCTGACATTATAGCTGATGTTGATTTTAACATTCCCACCACAGGATATGTTAGTGCAACAGTTGGTCCACTGTTAGAAACATCAGTTAATGTACCTGCACATAGTCACCTTTATGTGACTGGATTATGTGATGGTAACACAGGTGATCCATTAATTGAATGGAACGTTAGAGGATCTTCAAAACTTGGTAATCATAATACTAGCACTGGTCGTGGTCAAGGCAGTGGCGCTCTTAATGATTATAGAGCGTTTAATGATGGTACGATTGCTTCAGATCCTACACCAATAACTTCATTATGGTTGGAAAGACTGCGTGAGGTAGATTCATCTTTCCAAGATGAATGGGAACAAATTTCTGGTGCTGATGATCTTGAAGTTAGTGTTAGTACGTTGATTCAAACTGCAGCAGCGGGTGTTAATAGTGAAAACGCTACAAGGAAAGCATCTCTCCAACTTTCTGCAGATACTTGGTGGCCATCTCCATTTAGTGACGGTCCTAATTTAAATGATTTAGAATCTGTTTCTCCTTTAACAGATCGCAACTATGATACTGCTTCTGATGGTGGTAGTCCTGGCACGGGGGGAAGAAACGTATCTTGTGTTATTGACACCCGACCTGCTTATTTGAGAGTTGATTCTTACACACCGCAGGTTGTTGATGGAGCACCACCAGAAGTTGGAAACACAAATGCAGGCGGTGCTAACATTAAGACTCACTCGCATCTATTAACACTACAACCAGTTCTTGATCCCATGGAAGATTATACTTATGGTAATCAAAATGGTGCTGGTACTGGTAAAGAAGGACTTGGAGCGGCAAATGAAACTGTTACTGTCGCATTTAGCCAAGCAGAAGTTGGTTTGGAATTAAACCCTGGAGTATTCACCCTAAATACTTCTATCAAGAAACCCGTTCCTGATGTAGTATTTTCTCCGAATAGAACTGTACCATTAGCACCCGAGTTTCATAAAGTAAAATACCTCATTAAAGCATTTTAAATCAATGGCAAAACAAAGTGGCGGTCTTGCTCCTTATAGACCAATTGAGTTGATGATCAATAAAGATCTAACTAAAATGGAAGAAGATGATTTCGTTATGGTTTGGGAAAACTTTGTTCCTAAAGCATTCTGTGATCAATTGATTGAATACGGCGATAGAGTTTTGGATGACAAAACAGGTCATGAAGTCAACTATGCTGATGATAGTTTGAATATCATGAAGGGAGAGCAAATGTATAATGGTAAACATAATAGATTTGACAAATCTTTTATGCTGAACTATCATAGTGATAAATGGGGAACTCAAGTTAATCAGTTTCTCAAATCATGTGCTCTGCATTATGTAAGTGAGTTTTCTCAATTAAGAAATGTCAGAATGATCTCAACTGACATTAAGTTTCAGCGCACTCCCCCTGGTGGTGGATATCATCTATGGCATTATGAAAATGCTTCTGTTCATTATGCTCAACGAGAACTTGTTTGGATGATTTATTTGAATGATATTGATGATGGGGGAGAAACTGAATTTCAGTATCAAAAACGAAGAATTAAACCATCAACTGGTACTGTGGTATTTTTTCCTGCTGGTCTGACGCATGTTCATAGAGGGAACATGGTTTTAGGTGAAACAAATAAATACATAGTAACTGGATGGTATATCAAAGCGGGGTAACCTATGGCAGAAATCTACGGGAAAAAAAGTATTCTTGAGTTGGACCTTGTTAATGATGTTCTGATGAACACCAGTGCATCAGTGACATTGGATGATGGTACAACAACCATTCCCAAATACCATATGGCTCCTGAATTTATGGAGAGATTTGTAGAATCTCTTGATTCTTTCTGGCATACTGAAAAAGATCAATTAGAGGCAATTTCTTTCTATGAAGACGGCAGCACTTTTTGTCAAAGAAAGAAATTAAAGTATGATTTTGCCTCTGGTCAAAAGGTTTACAGCACATATACATTTACTGGATTCACCCAAGAACAGTCTGATGCATTGCAACAAAGAATTAGAGATTTCTTTGCGGCAACAGAAGTTATTAAAGAACTGAAAATCAATCAATATATTGGAAAAATTGACAAGGAGTATTTACTCTTTGACAAGACATATTTGAAGAGAGTTCGTGAGAAAAATGATATTCTTACTGCTACTGATTGGCGTATCTTACCTGATGTTGTAGACTCTTATGAAGGTGAGAAAGATCTATGGATCAAATATAGACAAGAAGTAAGATCCCTTGTTTTAAAAGAACCAAGTAACTTTGCTTCTGGTCTTGAGTTCTTCAAATATATCATTACTCTAAAGTGGCCTATTGATCCTAAAGGATATAGAGAATTATATCCTGGTGGATTAGATGTAAATGGAAATGCAGTTGAGTATTTGTCAACTGATACACAGTGGGTAGAAAGAGAGACAGATTCTTCGCGTGATTTAGTTGAGTCGCGACTTGGAAATATCATTAGTATGCGACAGAATTATCTATCTGCAGAGAGAAGAACAACTAAAGTCGTTAAAGATATTATGAAAGAATTGAGATTGGAAGACTTTATTGAAAGTGGAATAGACTATAGTAAAATCTATACCGAAGATGATTTAGAAGAACTGACTGAATAATTATGATCTATATTATTAATGATGCTTTGAGTAATGATGATATCAAACACCTGACAAAAGATTGGACATCACATAACTTTATTGATAACTCTGACAATCATGGAGACGTTGGTAGAAAAAAGAGTTCTACCTTTGACTATAAACATCATAGTCATACTGATATATGTAACTATTTTTGGAATAAAATAACACCAAAGGCAAGTACATATCTTGTTAAAAGATTAAGTCAGCCATATCTTGTTTGGTATAGAGAATCTGATTACTATAATTGGCACATGGATGCATTCCCTTGCGGGGGAGTACCTTCTCATTATAGTTTTACCTGTTTTTTAAATGAACCAGATGAATATGAGGGAGGTGAGTTGGTTCTTGATATAGGTGGAAAGGAGATAGAGATCAAGGAACCCAAAGGAACATGTGTGTTGTATGTCACAGGTGTTCGTCATAAAGTGAATGAGATATTGTCTGGAGACAGAAAAGTTATTGTTGGATGGGGTGAAAGTCTTGTCATCAACAGTAAAATGCGAGAAATTCTCATAGAATTACAACTGTTTTTGAATGATGAGAAGTCTTCTATCACAATGGAACAATATGAAAGATTAGATAATACGAGATTGAATTTGTTGAGAGAGTATGCCGACCTATAACTACAGTGACATTGTTCAGTACAATGATTTCTTTGATGAAGCAGATTACAATGTAATCAAAGAGAAGACAGGATTTGGATCTCACTGGCAATATGGACACACATCATTAGGAAACAAAGATCCGCAGTTCGTAAAGTCTGTGCCTTTCTGGAAGATGCAATTAGATGAAGATGAATTCTTCAGTAAACATCTTCTAAATAAGATACAGCAGAAGCTTGATACATCATTTAGTTTAGAGCGTGTGTATGCCAATGGGCACACATATGGTTGTGATGGATCTATTCATGTTGATGCTAATGACCCTCTTGGTCATACTTTATTATTATATGTAAATCCGCAGTGGGAATATTCTTGGGGAGGATCTACGAACTTTCATATTAATGAAGGGGAAATGTTTAGTGTCTTTCCTACTGGAAATAAAGCAGTTTACTTCCCTGGTCAGATTCCTCACTGTGCTTCTGGAACTACAAGACACTTCAAATTTTTGAGAGTTAGTATTGCTTGGAAATTAAGAAAAAATGGATAACACAGAGTATCAAATTTATAATTTAGAAACCTTCATTGGTAGATATGCTGCATTAGCTAATAAACCATTGATTTTCTTCCGTGTCTATGGATGGAACAATAGCACCGACGTTGATGCTATCAATGCATCAATGACTTTGTATGAAGATATCCTTCCATTAGACTTCACAACCTTATTCAAAGACAGTGAGTATTTGGTTGTTGAAATGGAGAGTATTATTGAGGCAGAACAATTTTTGCTTGATAACTTTCCGCAAACACAAGCTGATGTTCCTAAAGAACAATACATCTTCTATGCACTATACAATGATTTAGGTCAAGTTATTCTTTCGAACGAATGATATTCTCCGACAACTATACAGTATATCAAAGGCATAGTTTAGTCACTGGTGAGAGACTGCCAGACTATTCTGTAATGCCATGGTTATATACTTCGCTGGTTGACTATCAATATAAACCAAATCTTCCTCTTTCGATCAAGAACTCTCTTAATAGAGTTTTTGAATACAAATATAGATTTGAAGATGTGAGACCAATATTTGATGAAGAGAAATTTCTTGGTGTGTATTCATCCGATGATGGAATTGAATCTTTTAAAAGTGTAGTTAAGTATAGATGGAATATCTTCCAAGATAATATAAACCGATTCAAGGTAGAAACAGCTACTATAGGTTTACCATTGTATGATAAACTCAAAGAGATAGTCATCGATGAATTATCATCTGTTACAGCATTTACTGGCGTCGAACAAGATGTAAATGGAAACATTACAGGTCTATCCATTCAAAGCAGACAGTATGACTTGAGTTCGTATAACAATCCTGCTCTCGAAAATGCTGCTCGTTATTCTAAAATTGCTCCTAACTGGTCTGAAGGTGTCTTAACTGTCAGAAACAATGATGAAGTCTCTTTATTCTCTGGATTTGTGTATCCAAAGTATATTACTGAAGCAAGAAAAGAGAATATGAAATCTATGATTAGAGACTCGGTGGGAATGTTTAACAAGAAGAAGGTATCAAATACTCAAATTGGTTGGTCTCATGTTGTAGGATATAGAGCTAATGATCTATTGACTGATGATCACATTGCTGCTTTAGATGCTATCCCATGGGTGATGGACAGAACAACTGAAAATAGATTAGAATTTGAACATGTGTTCAGAGGAACTGAATTAGTAGATGTTATTGTATACATTGCTGAACATCATCAGTTTAATGATTTAACCAAACCAAGAGAGTGGAGAATCTATCGCTCTGATTTTGGGAATGGACCTGAAATATCATATACAACTGGCGGTGATGTAGGACAGGAATGAAACTGTCACAGGGGTCTTGACGGACCCCTTTTTTCATGCCATACTGTATTCACATCAGACATACAGTATGCAACTCCGCCCCCACCAGCAACGTGCTCTCGCTGCTATGCAGCAGTACAAGTTCGGTCAGATCATCGTGCCCACAGGCGGCGGCAAGACCATGATCATGATCAAAGATCTCGCGGAACGCTTTGCTAATGCAGAGCGTCCTATGACTGTTGCTGTTGTTGCTCCTCGTATCCTCCTCGCCACTCAACTGTGTGAGGAGTTCTTTCAGGATGCAGGCATCAACCGTCCTGATGTTGTGCCCGCTCACATCCACAGCGGTGAGTCTGTTCACTTCAGCACAACCAAAGTGAACAAGATTGCTGCGTTTGACACAATGTGTGACTCTATGCAGGCACACCGTATCTTCTTCACTACCTACAACTCGCTGCGTCGTCTCAATGACTGCGGTCTTACTTTCGATGTAGCATACTTTGACGAGGCACATAATTCTACTCGTAAAGACTTCTTTGAAGAGGTTGCTAACTGTGATGCCAAGCGTTACTACTATTTCACTGCCACTCCCAAGCACACTCGTTCTGCTTATGGCAACGGCATGAACAACTATACTGTGTTCGGCAATGTGATCGAGCAGTGCCCTGCTCCTGAACTGATCAACAACGGTTCTATCCTTCCTCCTACTGTTGATGCCTATGAGGTTGACTTCGAGCGTCTGAAGGGCGCACAGGCGTGTGACAGCGACCGTGAGACCCTGCTGGGCATCCTTGATCGACTGGACGACACAACCGCTCACAAGATCCTTGTAGCGGCACCCAACAGCCGTATCATGTTCAACCTGCTCACCAAGACTAATATCATTGATGAGTGCAAGAACCGTGGTTTTGAGGTGATGCATATCACCAGCAAGTATGGTGCTTATGTCAACACTCTCAAGGTCAATCGTGAGCAGTTCTTCCACCAGTTCGATCAGTGGGGTAAAGATCCCAGTAAGAAGTTCATCATCTTCCACTATTCTATTTTGTCTGAAGGTATCAATGTGCATGGTCTCACCCAGACTGTGTTCCTTCGCAATCTGAATGTTATTGAGATGGCACAGACTATCGGTCGTGTTATCCGTGTCAATCGTGATGATGCTGCTGATATTGCTGCTGGTCAGATCACTCCTGGTGCATGTCAGATGTATCGTAAGTCCACTGGTTTTGTCACCGTTCCTGTATTCAAGAACTACGGTGTAAATACTATCAAGCGACTACAGAATCTTGTCGATACTGTGTTCGTCAAGGGTCTCCCTGCTATCCAAGTTACCGATTATTGAACCATGTATGAAGAATTGAATTGCTTCGAGGAAGCACTCAAACACTTTGGCACCAGAGTAGAAATTATCACGGCTATGGAGATGTCAAAGAGAATCTCTGCTGAAGATGCCTATCAAATGATCAAGGATGAGATGAAGGAAGTAAAGAAATGCCGCAAGCATTTCAATAAAGAGGAATCCTGTGATTAGTATTAAGTTGTACTGATTTCCACACATTTCCTGATAAACTAAATCTACATACTACAGTTATAGAGGTTCGTATGGATCACTGGATTGACCAAGAAAAACACGAAAAACGTCGTGATGCGCTTGGATTGTTCTACGAATCAGTGCTAAAACCTGATCATGAACTGCGTCAGTGCTCACACAATCAACAATGTTATCATGAATTAATGGAATGGCGTGATGAAGTCATCCAGTATCTAGACCGTCGTCGTAATGAGGAATTCCAACCACACAATGAGTATTGAAAGATTCACTTGCACATCTGATAAGCCTTATGATCGTCATACTTATCAGATCGTGCATGATCATGGCAAATCACCAGTATTTGAAGACTATGATGTATTGAGAGCGTACTGGTTTCACCACACATCAGTGTGGTATAATGCTACAGTTGTAATCAACGACATTAAACCTAAAAAGAAGCAAAGCGGTAAAGGATTCTGATGAAGGAATTTGATTATGAACTTGATTACAAGAGCCTTGACTTCACAGATCCTGACACTCGACGACTTTATCGTATTGGCCGAGGGGAGCAGGGAGTATTATTGGTTAAGCCTTACACTGACTACATATGTAATCATTGGAGGTTTGTAGATGTGCCAACCGCTGTTAAATCTTCTAATAAGATTTACGCCATGTTCTGTACATACAGAGAACAGCAGGATTTCATTGGAATGGACATGGCGAGGAAATTCCTTGAGATGGGCTTTACCCGCGCACGGAGGTATGCTAACCACCGAAGCGGGAAAAAATACAATGACGATAAAACTATCAAAACGCAAGAAAAAGATGCATTGACATGTGAAAAGGCACAGAGTGCAACAATTTTCAAGGAGAAGCGTGATCTGGCAGCATATGATCCTATATACCAGAAATTACGCAAACAGTGGAGAGCATTGGAATGACAACACATGACATGCTAATCGATACCATCAACCAGAAACTATTTGAAGTGTTCAACATGGGCAGAACACTCGATGATAGTGACTGGGATGATGAGTCAGCAAGAGAGATCTCACAGCACATTCTTGAGATCGTAGAAGAATACCAATCATTGAGAAAACGTAGTTATGGACAATGGAGAGCAAGTGACTGAAAATGTGAACCCGAAACTGGCATCATCATTTGGTGGTACAGTAGAGAAAGACATTCCTGATGATGTTGAATGGATCGATGATGCTTTTTATATTAAAGAGACACGCTTCGGATTATACACCAGTATTCTACAAAATCCACTGGGACAGCATTTTCTAACTGGTGCAACATATGAAGGTGTACTAAAGGTGACACGCTGGCATCTAATGTGTCTACAGGACGATTCCTTAAAAGATTATACAAGAGTTATCAATAGTGGTGTTGTTGGTGGTAAACTGTAGTGTAGGATGAAACTCACATCATGAACATCTTTGTAACTGACCAAGATCCCACCAAGTCTGCTCAAGTTCTACCTGACAAACATATTGTCAAGATGCCGTTAGAGACATGTCAGATGGCATCAGTTATCTTCTCAAAGCATCACTGGGACTGGGGTACTATTCGCAAGAAAGATGGTACACCATACCGTACAACTGGTGGTTTCAAGCATCATCCCTGCACATTATGGGCAGCATCCAGTTTAGTAAACTTTGCATGGATGCTACATCATGGTTTTGATTTGATGTTTGAATATACTCAACGCTTTGGTAAAGAGCATGGTTGTCATACAACTATGTGCGAAGCAATGGCTATTTTCCATGGACATGGTGGTAACATTTATGATCATACTCAAGCAAGCAACTTTGCCAGAGCAATGCCTGACGAGTTCAAGTATGATGATAGCATAGATACATTTACGGCATATAAAATGTATATTGCTTCAAAACCTTGGGTAGCAGACAACTACCGACGTATGCCACAACGTAAACCAAACTGGATCTAACATGAAAGATGCTATTTCAGACTTCTGGACTACTCCTGATAAACAAAGATACATTGTTCCTGTTGATGGTGATGGTATTCTTACGTTCCCTGATGAACTAATGGATGTATTAGATTGGAAAGCAGGTGACACACTGGAATGGATTGACAACAAAGACGGATCATTTACACTCAAAAAAATCTAATGGCATTATCACAATCAGTCAACGAATCTCTCGATGAGGCATCATCATCACTACGCAATGCATTAGCATTTGCAGCAAGGGGTGAACGTGCCAATGTGTGCAGTGAAATCGCAGATATGATACAAAAGATTGACACACTGCGTACAATGGATGAAATCTTGGATAAATTAGAGAATAGAAAAGAGGGAGATAGTGGTACATGGGGACCAATCGCAGAGTGAACATTGAATTAGGTAAAGACTTACAAGATGAGTACGAGTTTTGGTTAGAAGCAAAGAAATCGTTGTGTATAGAACGTAGTATCAACAGTTTTCTAAACTATATACATCACTACGGTACACACAACAACCCAAAGAATCCAGATGACGCTGACTAAAAGACAATCAGTATGGATCTGTCGCCGCATGATGAAGATCTGGCATAAAGAGATGCGCGGAGACATGGTGGCAAAACAGAAATACTGGGAGCATTTCCTTGACACCCTGCACGAATCAGGGTATATTAATGATGTTGATCGAGGCACATGGCAATGTCCATTCAAGTAACACTGACTGATAGTGAGCTGTTTATGCTCACTTGTTCGCTTCAATATCTCGAACGCACTGCACAAATGCGTATTGAGGAAGAAATGGGTGCAATCGCGCCACTATACAATAAATTGGTATCGTATCGAGAAGATGCAAAGCGTACCATACGCCATGGTGGTGACATGGATGCGCTATGAAATTAGATAGTAAAGCAAGAATTGTAGGCAGTATTGGTGTAATCACTGCCTATTTTATTGTCTTGCATGTTAATGTATTACTTGGTGTGATCATTCATTTTGTGGCTGATCTAATCAGTGTGCCGTATTTCATTCGTACTAAAGCATGGGACGTGGTGATCATGTTGGCATTTCTCTTGTTCATCGGCATGTCCAAGCTGACCACTTCGTGAAGTGTCCACTATTGTGGCACAGCACCCCAAAACCATGTATATTAAGAGAGTCAAAGCAAGGCACCCCATGCAACTCACCAACAACGTCACCGTCGTCGATTTCTTCCCCGAAGCATTCATCGCTGAAGAGTCTGGCACTGTTGTTAAGCGTTTCCAGAAGCGTGTCACCTGGAAAGCAAATGGTCTCAAGTCCTATAGCACTGTGACCATGCTCACAGCACGTAATGAGTGGAATGAGCGTATCGCTAGCGGTGCTACGGTTACAGGTTACAATGTAGAGCAAATGCCTCGCTCCGAGTATATGCCAATGGCAGTATGATTCGAGGGTAAAACAGTAAGAGGCAACGACAAACAGTTGCCCACCCTCACTCTTTCTTTCTTCATCATGCTCAAAGCAACTATCATCAAGACCATTCAATCCTGTTGCAATGGTACTGCACTGACCAAAGCAGAAAAGTTTCAAGTCTTCTGTCATGTATGTGATAACATGCTTGCAGAAGGTCACATCACCAAAACTCAACACCAACGCTACACTAACGTATTCTGATCATGACCACAAAGTATCAAGTCACTATCAAATCACAGAGCGGTACGTTCAATCAACAGCACATTGTGTCGCGCAAGGCAGCACAAACTATTGCGGACTACATCAACAACAACGGTTATTCTAATTTCAATGATGTCGAATCAGTCGAGATCCAGCCATATGTTTGAAAATACTGACAATAGTCACGAAAATTATTGGTTGGACGAAGCATTTGTTGCCGCAATCGAAGAGCGTGCTAAAGTGTTGGAGGTGACAGTTGATTACTACATGGCAGAGTTCATGTGAACTGTTATCTTCTATACATATAATCAAGTAGACACATTTTCTACCATGACAGATTCTGAACAGGCAATGGTTGACGAGATGAAATCTCTCATCAAGGACCAAAACGAGAAGATCCAAGATCAAGATGCTTACATCAAAGAGTTGCAACAGGAGATGAGTGACATGCATGACAGAGAGTATGATTGCTGACATTATTCATGACTTTGATTCCCATTTAGACAGTGGTCATGTCTGGATGGTTGAAGTTGAACTTGAGTGGATGGATGAACACTCCGATCCACCTAATGGTTGCTTTAATGTTCACACTTATGTGATCGCACCCAATCGTGACCTCGCCCAGTACATTGCACACACTCTGTATCCCGATGTCCTCTCCCTCGTTATTGACGATAAACCAATTACTAGAGGCGGATATGTTACCCGTAGGGACAGAAGTAGAGTATGATGGACAACTTGGATTCGTAAAGTTTGCGTGTCCAGAGTTCACTCAAATGACAATATGCACCAAACAGTGGGCTGACGAAAAAACAGGTATGCTGCGACAGGTGTGTCATGTAGTGTACAAAAACAACTTTCACAAAATTAAACTAATTACTGGCAACCAATCACGCTAATTTACTATGGAAGAAATGATGATCGATCGCTGGTCTGATGATCCAGCAGTGCGGGAGTCTATCCTGCGCGAGGCAGCAATGGAGATTCTGTGGGACAGTGAAGAAACCTTACCACCAGAGCTCGACGATTTCTGATTCAGTTCTATACTGATGATCTCAACACCCCAACTAATGACAATCGACAGCAACCTGCTCACCGTGATCGAGTCCCTGCAGAACGCCCTGCAAGTGGGTTCAGGGGCAACTGACACTGTAAACCCTGTAGATGCTGACGGAACGCCCCTCCTGGACCCCCTGACGGGCGATCAGAAGGCATCCTATGCCTATGCTTATGGGTGGAATCGATCAACCATCGAAAATACGATCACCAACCTGCAACTGATCCGAGATTTAATGACCACAGAGGCTTGACAACCTCGCCCAAGTATGTCATAATGATCATGTCAGTCAAGCTTCAGCGACAACTGACACCAAAGTACATTGCTATGGTTTATCATGCCTAATTATCGCAAACTGCCTCACGCTTCATCTTGCCCCGAACCCAGTTGGTATTCTGACCTGGAACTTCCTACTGGTAAAACATTCCACACACTGCGTCGTGAAGTTGTCACACTCTCTACGATTGAGGTGATGAACGAACACGGTCAAGTAGTCAACATTGCTCGCGCTGTTGGTACTGACAAGGAGAATGTAGCAGCTATTGCTAACAGCATCCGTGTAAATGGTGTGCTGCTTGATGTTCAACCACCATTTGTTGGTACGAACGGTCGTCTTTATGATGGTTACACTCGCTATGAAGGTTTCATTAGTGGTGGATTCGATCAATGGACAATGAATGTGATTGAACCCAAGAAGGGTTACTCATGGGATGATGTATGGGATGAAGTTGGTCTTGGTGCTAACAACCACCCACCATCAAAGCCCGCAACAAAGACTGACTTTAAGAAGCGTCTAATTGCATGGGCAAAACGACAAGAAACGACACCTACTCAAGGACAATGTATTGACTGGATCAATGACATTCCTCACTCTTTCTCTTCAGAGATTGTCACTAACATTGCTACTGATTGTCTTCAGACAGCAAAGGCTGACGCCACTATGGAGTCAGTGTCAAGTAACAGAGTCAGGGTTCGTTCTTATGAGGCAGGAATTAAGTCTAATGTTCCCATCAATTTGAGTGGTAACACCACATATATCAAACGTGCTTTCTTTGAAGCACTCGAACGTGTGGCAGAAGAAGTGGACAATAACACTGATGATCTGCCTACTGCTGTTGGATACACCGACAAAGTGCCTGCTGATGAAGTAGATGCTGTGCGAGCAGCTGGTGTTAAGAAGATCAATAAGTGGAATGATTTGTTTGAGTTAGCATTTCAAATGCGTCTCCGTAAAGGTGAAGCATTTAAGTTGATTGACCTGCAATATCATATGCCACAGGTGATCGGAGAAGAGTTTGACCTTATTCCAGTTGAATGAGTGTCCACCACCGCCCCCACGGGCGGTTTTTTTGTGCCATACTATGTTCATAGCAATCGAGGGAACACCCCATGACCGTCACCATCGTCAAGCACTCCTTCTACAAGATCGAGATCGACACTGTGGACGCTCCCCAGCACCCTATCGTCTACTTCCGCAAGTGTGGCAAGTGTACGACTCACAAGGGCATGGAGAGACAGCATGATCGGATCGTTAACGAGACCATAGAGGCATGGCGTCCATTCTCACAGCAGATCCGTCGCTACACTGTCTCCCGTGTGCCAGCTGACGTAGTGGTCGCAGGTGACATCCGCAACGCCTGATAGGACCTATACTATGAGCATCAACGCAACAGACCTGATGACAGAGCAACTGAAGCAACACCTCTCTGTTCCCGAGAATCGTCTGAAGTATGTTTTTGACTTCCTACACAACCATGGACCTGACTTCGTAGACTACAAGAAATGCTACGATAGCATTGCTGAATGGTCTGACAAACTTGATTACTCCGAGGCACACTACTGATGACTGATAAAGAATTTGTTGATTTTCTCTTCGACAAACTTGTCACTCATGTTGACACTGACATGATTGATTTGCATGATGATGATTCATGTTGTGATCACCTTGAGTTTGAACAACTGTCGCTAAATGTTACCTGCTGATTTCCCACACACTGCACCTGAAGGTTATCATTATGAGACCACTTCTGCCAAACAGAATTACACTGCTATTTGGTTGTGCCATCATCGTGAATACATTTATCACGATAAACCTACTAAAACGATCTGGGGCTATCATGGAGGAAAAGCACAGTGCTATCATGCGCCTATATCAGCCACCAAGCGCGGAAATAAGATAGATCCCCGCGACACCACACCGTACACTGCTATGCAACTCTTGAAAACTACACTGGACAGCGCAGAAACTGGCACACTCGCCGCACAACAGGGACCAGATCCGCTTATGATGACTACAGTTCAAACAAAGGACATGAAAACCGAGTTCGCTGACTTCGTTGCTACCCAAGATGCGCGGAACACCATTCAACTCAACGTCCGTAAGTACACACTGATGCTGTGTGATGCGCTTGTTGATAATTTCAAGTCTCGTAATAACGGTACAGTTGGTCGTCATGAAGCACCTGTCTACAAGTTTTACATTGAAGAAGGTCGTAAGTATCACAAGATCATCATGGAAACTGATGGTGGTTCTCGTAGTGTTCATGCCTTTGTTGATAAGAAAACTGGTGAAGTATACAAGGCAGCATCATTCAAAGCACCTGCAAAGCATGTGAGATTCAATCTGCTTCTGATCAAAGATCGTGAGTGGTTGCTTGCCAATGCAGATTGGGCAGGCGGTTATCTCTACAAGCGTTGACAAACGCCTCAATACATAGTATACTGATTCTATTCACACCAAGGAGCACAATGGACCACGATCTCATGTATGTTGTCATCAATGGCGAAGCAATCATGATCGAGAATGGAACTGCTGTATCATACCTCGTTGATGATGAGGATGGTACAATTGACTGGACAGCAGGTGATACTGTTGACTGGGAAGATATGCTCCCTGAAGAGTATAAAATGTACAAGTCTGCATATGATTTCTTGCTGACTTACGCTAACACCTATTCTGTGTACACCAAATGAGTATCGTATCTGACCATGTTCTGGAACTACTGGAACCAATCACTGATGAACTGAAAGTACGTCCACGTCTTGATATTTCAGACAGAGAGTATCAACTCTTCTGGCGTTATCATGGACACTTCCCAGCTGAATTTGCTGCTGCTTTAGCTAAAGCATTACCAAAACAGTATCAGTTCGTATCTTACGACCATTTACAAAACAAACTTGAGGTGACAACTAATGACATTTGAAGAAGAACAATCAGCAGAACAACTGTCACGTCAAGCAGATAAGATTCTGCAGAACAGAGAACGACGCTTTATGTTCCTTACCAAGCGTGATCGTGTCGATGATGCCATTGCTGTTGCTGATGAGTTTTATGAATGGTTAGCACCAGAACATGCTGATGATGATGATCTAATTGTGTATTTCAATGCCGAAGAACTCGAAAACCTCTACTACGAAAAGAAAGCGGAAGCACGTCGTAACAGATCGAAGAAAAAAGATCACTGACTGGCCTGATCATGCTCACGCCTTCCCTTATCGTCTTGAATTCGTTGACAAAGAAGATAAGATCCTTGCTTTCTTCCAACATGAAGAACATCTTAACAAATACCTCAAACGTTACAAACTTACCCCTAAAAACTCCAGAGTAGACATCTACCCAGAGCATAAACACGTCCTCCCTAAAAAACACAAAAAGAACAAACTATTCTCTACACTCAATGACTTCTTCATCAAGTAACAACAGAACATTTGTAGACTCCAAAGGTAATACATGGGAATGGGATGAAACACCTGAAACAAAACAAGCAATTCAACAACTCCATAAAACAATCCAACGTCTTGAACTTGAATGCCCTGATTATGGTGTTGGTAAATGATTAGATACACACAAGAAGCATTAGCTGAACTCCATGCACAATTAGGATGGGACTTCGTTAATGATAACTTTGAAGTCTGCATCGGTGGTACACAAGTATACGAAATTGATGGAAACAACACCAAATGGTCACCCACAAAAGGAACAAGAAAATACAACAAAGACGCATTCATCGTCATTAAACGTACCGAACCCATCACCCCTTCCCAACCTCCTATCACTGATACTGCTACTCCTACTGACACTATCAACAATAGTAATGGGATACATCAAGGGGAACATGCACCTTCTCACAACACTTGAAAATGCCAAACTATGATGGTCCACTCTATGCCCCATACGATGACATGTTGACAGGTAAACTTACCAAACGTCAATGGCAAGAAGTATTCACTATCGTAAGACAAAGACAAAACTCTCTCCTTGAAATGTTTGATGAAGATCATTACAATGAACTCACAGACATCCTGGACAAACTTTACCCATTAGCATACTGATGGACTATCAAAAAGCACAAATAATTGATGCACTCGTCAGTGAATGGATCTATCTCTGTCATGATGATCCTGATGATGATGATATGACTCCCGAAGAATATCGTGAACAACTCATCAACATGTCCTATGATCAACTCATAGAAGAAACATCTACTGATGAACATTATACACTAAATGAGTACATGGAACATTATGGATAAAGGTAGATAGTTATTCCACAGCCCCCACATAGGGGCTCTCCAGTAACTGTAAGGCTTCTTTACATTTAAATATGTGCTTTTCCACATCACTTGTGGAAAAACCTGTGGAAAACTAAATGGTTTAAAAAACATAGGTAGTGAGCTCTAATGTTAGAGAATGTTAGAGAATGTGCGGGGGTGTAGTTGGCTTAGCCCACAGTGCATCAAAAGTCAACCCGATATGTGACAGTTCTCCAAATGTCCCCCAGACCTTGACAATTCCGAGTTTTTCGAGTATATTGAGTTTATCGGAAATCTGGAAAAGTCAAAAAACTGACTTTTTAAGTTTTCTGCATTTTTCAGAAAACTCAAAATTAAGATTTAATCGTTTTTTGAGTATTTTCAAAAACTATGAAACTCAAACCATTGACTTATTCAGACATTAAATCAACAGCCATCAATAAAATCACAATAGATGGTAATATATTGAGTATTGTGTTTAGTAGTAGTGATAAAGAGTATTACTATGCTATTAATAACACCGAATTTGTTGAATTGTTAGATAAAACAATCAAAAATGGTGATAGTGTTGGTAAATTCGTCAATATTTCTCTAAAAGAGAAGAATATTGAACAAATCCAAACAAAAACTAAATAATAACACCATTTATTGAGTTTTTCCCCAATAAACAATGAAAAACAATTCTAAATTCAATCCTGATAATAATCACAAACAAATTCAGATTGAAGATGATTATGAAGACTTCGGATATGAAGTTAAGAATGCAAAGAGATTTAAAAGCAGAGCGAAACGATCTGCCAAGTTCAGAAACTACGATGAATTCGACTGATATCAAGCTACTGTGTGCCACTAGTTGTAGTGTCCACTAACACTTGCATTTCAGATTGATCTGTGCAATAGTAGATCATCGACACAAATCACCTCATGTCTGACAACATCATCGATCGCGATAAGTTGCAGGATGCACTCATTGAATCCATCATTGATGGTATGGATCACAAGACAATGTATGCATACGTTTATGATAGTTTGAATGGCAACTTTGATAATTACACAGTGACCGAACTTATTCAGGAAACTGAAGAGTATTATCCCGAGTTGCTGCAGGATGCCAGTGTGGTACATGTGTCCTATACTGACACACCGATGGCAGAAGAGGTCTACGGCGGGTAGACAGTCGAGGTAGTGGCACAACATCGGTTGTGCTGCTGCCAATCTCGTGTATTGTATAGAAGTCAACCAAACGACACCAATCATGCGTAAGATCGAATCACTGATGAACGCTGCAGTTTCTAACAACAAGAACTGGAGCAATGCAAACACCAGTGTTACGTACTGCCCCGAATCTGAAGAGTCCAAAGTATACCTGCACGGCAACCACATTGCCACTGTAGGTGATAACTTTCTCCAGATCTTCGACGGTGGATGGCAATCCAACACCACCAAATCTCGTCTGAATGCACTCATCAATGAGTTCTGCAATGGCGTCACTGATGGTGTACATCAGTCTAAATTTGAGTGGTTCATTCGTGACAACAATGTGACCCGTGAATTCGAGAATGGTTACATCTTCGCCTGATGTAACAGGGGGTTAACAACCCCCTTTTTTTATGCTAAAATATATACACTGCACACATAGGGGTTAGTATACATGGACTTCAAGGATTACGTCGATGGAGAGATGAAATACTACGAAGAATATTATGCAGAACTTAATACATTGTTGAAGGAATACGGGTACGATTGTGATTGCTTCGACATTGAATATACTACAGCTGATTGATACCCAGGTCAGCCGCTTCGCTCCAGTTGCCAAAGTGTCACACAAAATAGGCACAGCACCCCAGACCGTGTATTGTAGACACATGAACAAAACACTCCTCTCCAATCCACAGACACTGCAGGACCTGCAGGATTTCCTCTTCGATACCATGCTGCCTGGTGACCTGGCAGTGGACTGGTTCTGCAATCAATTCAACGTGTCTGCCACCGATGAGGTGATAGACTTCGTTCTGGATGCTCACTTCGGTATGTTCGCTGACCAGTGAGACAAGTGGCACAGCATCGGTTGATCTGTGCCCCATCCCCTGTATTGTATACACAAGACAAAAAACGACATGAAATTCGACTCTAACGGCATCTACGCATCATCTCCCGAACTCGCTGCCATTGCACTGCGAGTGCTTGAGCAGGAGAAGAAAGAACGCGAAGCGGCGCGACGTGCTGCCGAGTCTGCTGATGAGTTCCCATCCTGGGGACCTGCTATGGGACAGTGGGGAGTCTGGAACATCAGCGACCGCGATTGATTCGCTGACCGTCTACAATACACACAAGCAAACAAACGAGACAAGCATGAGCACCTTCGCAGTCCAACCCGCATCCTGGGGTAAGTTCGATTCCTACGGTTGCGATTATGCCATCAACATCTCCCACGCCTACAAGATCGCCAAGATCTGGCGTGAGATGAACTACCGCCATGGGCAGGGAGAAGACATGATGATTTTCAAGATGACCCCAGGCGGTGACGCCATCGCATGGGTGAGGGTCTATGCTGACGAATCCGTGGACGCTGTGACGGATGAGCATCTGGCCCTGCTGGTCTGATTTCGACCCCAAACCGTCTACAATACACACAAGCAAACAAACCAAACCAAATGCAAACCAAGATCATCGACGCACCCGAGACCTACAACGGTTGGGCATCCTATGAGACCTGGAACGTGTCCCTGTGGTTGCAGAATGATGAGGCGATGTACACCGTCGCCCGTCATTACAGTACATACGACGCCCTCATCCCTCGCCTGGAATATCGCTTCGGGCAGATGACCCCAGACGGTGTGCGCTGGATGGATGGACGCATCGACACCGCCGAACTCGACGAGATGCTGGCCGAGATGTGAGGGGTCGCCCCCTCCATGCTACAATACCACCAACGACACAACACCATGACCACCACCGTCTCACGCTTTCAGTCTGTCATCGACCACTATGCCCACAGCGTAGCCCCGCTCAATGAGCAGTACCTGAACAATGATAACGCAGGCGGCAAGATGAGGGGCACCGTAGGTAAACTTTACGAGGACATTGCACAGGGTATTGTTTACAGTGTAGACCCCACACTTGTAGTGAAGCACAATGATTATATTCTCATTGAATCGCGTGGTGGACAATACTATAAGAAAGTGCAAGTTGACCTGCACGTATACAAGGACAGCGAATTAGTTTGCATCATTGAGTGCAAGACTTATCTCGATTCATCTATGCTGGACCGTGCATGTTCTGAATTCGATAAGATCAGGCGTGTGTACCCTGATGTACCTGCTGCCGTATTTACTGGTCAGTTCGATGTTAAACAAGAGACCTACGATTGGTTTAAGGATGAATGCGAGTTTGACACGTTCATTGTTAATCAAACCAAGCAACGTGATAGTAATAATCCCATCTACAAGACTTGCGATCCATTAGATACACAATCACTTGAAAGTTTCGCTGATTGGGTGAGACAGGCAGTCAACAGTTAATATCACAGGGGGCAGGTAATTTGCCCCCTTATTTGTATATGTGCGCCGCCGAGCGAAAAAAGTACCTTCTTCCTAACCTACAAAGTGTTACCCAAGCGAGATAAATATTACGGGTCCCCCCTATACAAAAAAATCCCCCAGAAAATTTTTACCCCCATAGTTGAATCATGAAAGACTACGATGGATATCTGAATAAGCAAGCAGAAGTCCTTAATGAGTTTGACGACTTCTGTGAGCAATTTGAGAAACGCGCCTCCGAATCATTTAAGAACCCTACGAAACAAGATGAAAGATTTGAACTCCTCAAAGAAATCACTGAACCTGGAAGAGGCTCTGCAGATGGCATTTCAGGAGATTCAGATATTGAAGAATGAGATCGAGGGTCTAAAGACTCCAAATCTCATGTATAGACGCCCAGGTGCTGACGCACATGAGAAAGTAACAGATTACTTGGATGATGTAGATAACCGATTAAAAAATTTAGAAAAATAATGGCAATCCTTGTACCTGGCGCTGGATTTACAAATGTCGGAGGGATGTGGCAGATCTTACCACCTCCCAAACCTGGCAAATTTGGCATTAGACGGGATGGAATCAACCTAAACATATATGAGACTATCGGAACGGTTCCAATCACCGCACAGGGCAATTTAGTGTGTCCTGGGGGCACTCCTTTCTCTCCTACCCAGCCTTCTCCCGAATTAATCACAGGCATCACTGTAACACCAGGCAGTATTCCTAATAGACAGGGTAATGGTGTGACAGTGTTAGTGGGAAGCAAACCGAATATTCCCGAGATGTTGATGCCTGTTTATAATGAACCCTATGTACAATACGGAACTATCGGACCTATCACCCCAGGATTGGTTACTCTGGTGTTACCCGTATCATTGATAGGTTACGTAACGGAGAAGTATTTCTATGATGGGGAGTCAGGGTTTTCAGAATTATACAAGGGGGACACTACTCCGAACATCCGAGATAATGTAAGAGGTGCTTCGAGGGATGGTGGAGTAGGAACATTGAAGACTCCAGGGTTTAAGAGGGATAAGAAGATTACTGTAAAGGACATTCCAGGGAGCGGAACTCTGCCCATCAGTAGTTCAACAACATCAACAGAAACTGCATTAACTATTGGATCGCCTGCTACACAACAGGCGGCGGCGAATAGTAGTTATGTGTGGTCTATGAAGCCCTCTCTGATACGTACAGAGCGTTTATTCTTTACGATTACAGTAACATCGACATGTCCTCCGTATATTTGGTATTTTCCTGCGTACATGGATGTAGATAATAACTGGACTCCGCACACCAAACGCATTCAGTATAGAATAAATAAGCAAAAGACTGCACTACCTGGCGAGGAGGCAAGATTCTAATGGCATTAGCAGGTCAAGGTATTTCAAGAAACAATGATCTTGAGAGTGGGCATGATTGCTGGTTTCCAGTTCCTATCATTGCTGTTCCAGCTGGCAAACCAGTGTTAGTGAATAAAATCCAAGCAGCTCTTGCAGGAAACATCACCACTGTGCATGTATGTGGTAAGAAACCACCTCATCCTGATAAAGCGATCAAAGGATCTAAAAAAGTGTGGATTAACAAGAAGATGACGATGAGAATTGGAGATCCTCTAACAGGTGGTGCAGTGATGGCATCAGGTTCGCACTCGGTACTTGCTCTCTAATTTCTTTTATGCTATAATGTAGGAGTTCACAAAGAAACTAATGGCAAGAGCAAAAGTCGGCATCAGTGGATCACCAATGATCGAGTCCCGCCCCAAGAACACCCGTCAAGGCATGGGTAAGAACACCAAGTATGCTGCTACTTCACGTAACAAGGCAAAGAAGAAGTATCGCGGTCAAGGAAAATAAATATTAGTGGAGATAGCAACCTCTCTAAAAGTTCTACATTGTAGACTTTAGGGAGGGTTTTTTTATGGGCAATTCACCAACAGACAAGAGCAAGAACTTCATTGCATCAGGAATGACACTGATTACTCAAATCGATTCTGATAAGTATCTTAAGGCTTCTGGTAGCAAGAAGAAGAAGGAAGATGATAAACATAACAGAACACAAGAATGACTCTATAAATAAAAATAAAATTGTGTTATTGTGCCCGATTTCGCTCCTTTCAAGGATTTAAAGGTTAATTTCAAACCTCACCCGATTACTGGCGATTTGCAAGTATCGAAAGAAGATGCTGCTATCAAGCAATCGATTGTCAATTTGTTATTAACTGTTCCTGGGGAGCGACCTTTCCAACCATCATTGGGATCGCAGTTATCGAGACTTTTATTTGAACCACTTGATTTCGGTGTAGCGGCACTTATTAAAAATGAAATTAATGATGTAATTCGTAGGTTCGAACCAAGAGTTAACGTAGTTGAACTCACCGTAGAACCTAATTATGATGAAAACGCCTTTGACGTTAATTTTGAATTTGAGATTCGTGGTCGTGAAGATGTAGCACCACTAGAAATTAACTTCCTTCTGCAGAGAACTCAATAATGAATTACGTTCAGGTTAGTAATTTAGACTTTAATGATATCAAGACTGCCCTCAAGGAATACTTGAGAGCGCAGACTGATTTTACTGACTTTGATTTCGAGGGTTCTGCATGGGCGAATCTTCTTGACGTATTAGCATATAATACGTACTACACAGCGTTCAACACCAATATGGTGGTGAATGAACTGTTCCTTGATTCAGCGACCTTGAGGGACAATGTAGTCACGTTAGCGAAGCAATTAGGGTATAAACCCAAGTCGGTTGTTGCACCAGAAGCGGTATTAAACTTTAAGGTAAGTTTCCCTGGTACAGCACCGTCTAATATTATTTTGAGGAAAGGAACTGGATTCGTCACTACATTTGATGATAAGCTATACAGATTTGTAGCAGTTGATGATATCAAAGTTCCTGTAGCTAACAACGAAGCATTCTTCACTAATGTCTCTTTATTTGAGGGAACATTAATTACCAATCGTTTTGTTGTCAATAAGTCAAATTCTACTCAAAAGTTCCTGCTGTCTAATGCAAATGCAGACACCAGCACTATTAGAGTAAAGATCTTTGACTCTCCTACATCAGATGCATTTGTATATTACAATCAGATTGATACAATTATTGACATTGGATCTCAAGACAATATTTTCTATGTTCAAGAGACATTAGATGAACAATACGAATTGTTCTTTGGTGACAATGTAATTGGTCGTGCTCTTGACGATCAGGAAGTTATTGAGGTTTCTTACCTAACAACTAACGGAACATCAACCAATGGAGCGTCCCAGTTCACGTTTGCTGGCACTCTGGTGGACGATAGTGATCAAGTCTACCCAGTTAGTATCTCGAACGTTGAAACCGTTTCTAACGCCTCTGGAGGCGCTGCTATCGAGAGTATTGATAAGATTAGATTCAATGCTCCAAAACAATATGCGACACAAAACAGAGCAGTAACTGCTGCTGACTATGCTGCAATTGTTAGAAAGATTTATCCAGCTGTATCTGACATCATTGTATATGGTGGTGAAGAAGAGAGATACCCAGAATATGGTAAGGTGAAGATTATTATCAAACCAAATAGTGGTTCTGTCCTTTCAACGTTCACCAAGCAGCAAATCGTTGACGGACTACGTGATTATGCTGTTGCATCAGTCACACCAGAGATTCTTGATGCATCTGTTGTTTATATCGAGATTGACAGTAAAGTCTATTACAATACCAGAAGAACTACCCAGTTCCCCGATGAGATTCGTTCCAAGGTTATTTCTGCGGTTGATGATTATACTAAACTATCTGGAACCGAGAAGTTCAATGGTAAGTTCAGATATAGTAAGTATGTTGGTGTAATTGACGAGACTGATCCTTCGATCAACTCAAATACTACTACGATCACCTTAAGAAAAGATTTTTATCCATCTCTCAACTCAACATTCTATTATGAGTTGTGTTTCCAAAATGAATTTGGAGATTCTTGTGATGGACCTGTTGTACAGAGCACTGGATTTAAGGTAACCGAATATCCTAATTACACTGTATACTTTGAAGATAGGGATGGAAAAATTGTCCTATATAGACTGGATCCTGCTACTGGACAAAAGATTGTCTTGAACGACGATCTTGGAACAGTTGATTATGTTGAGGGAGAGATCAAACTGTATGATGTGACTATCATTTCTGGTAGTTTCTTTGATAATCGTATTCAGGTTAGAGTACAACCTGCTAAAAATGATATCAATGCAGAAAGAAGTCTATATTTAGATGTAGACATCACCAATAGTAAGTTCACGGTATATCCAGAGTAATTAGATGAATACACAGATTTCTTCGCTGATCGAAGATCAACTGCCAGGTTTTATCGTAGCTCAATACGAGAACTTCCAGAAAGTTCTTGAGAATTACTATGAGCATTTAGAGTCTCCTGGCAATCCCCTGGATATCATCACAAATTTAACCTCATATCATGACATTGACACGTATGAGAAGAATCTCTTACAAGAGAGAACTACGTTGTCAACTTATTTGAACTCCACTGCTACGACCATTATTGTTGATGATGCGTCATCATTTCCAGAAAGAAATGGATACATCAAAATTGACAATGAAATTTGTTTTTATAAAGAAAGAACCCAGACAGAATTTTTAGAAGTATCAAGAGGAGTCAGTGGAACTACTCAATTAGGAGATTTATATTCTTCATCTAAATTTGTCAACTCGGAATCTGATACACACTCTTCTGGTGTGTTTGTTGACAACTTAAGTAATCTATTCTTGTATGGTATTGTAAAATCCTTCGAGAAGCAATATTTAGAATCTTTCCCACAAGATTATCTAAAAAAAGAGGTAGACAAGAGAACTCTGATTAAGAATATCAGCAATTTCTACAAAGTGAAGGGAACTGATAAGTCGATTAGATTTATCTTCAATACTATTATTTCAAAGAGTGCTGATGATGTACCTACAACGTATCATCCAAAAAATCAAACAGTAAAGGTTTCTACCTCTGATTGGGATTCTTCATATGTTGTCCAGGCACAAATTCTGTCAGGTGATCCTCTTTGGTTGATAGGTGAAACTATTACACAGACATCTGATAATAATTTAACAGTAGACTATGCTTCGGCAGTAGTTGAAAATGTATATTCTGTTGATTCTAATGATGGTGATGTTTTATACAATTTAGTAATTAACCCACAATCGGTCAATTCTGATTTTATTATTCCACAAAAAACAGTTCTTACAAGAAATATTGTCCCAGCTCTTACTACTGGTGATACAATTACAGTAGATTCTACTTTTGGGTGGAACTCATCTTCTGGTGTGGTTGTAATCAATGGAGAAGTTATTTCATATGAAGGAAAGAGCTTAAGACAGTTTACTATCAAAGATCGTGGCACTATCACAAGAACTCATAGTGCAGGTGATATTGTAGTCAGTTATTCTAACGTTAAGTCGGTTACACCCAATGGAATCGTTTCTTTATTAGTCTATGGTGTTCTGACTGAACTTAACATTGAATCTTCAAATCCACACGCAAGGATTGGAGATAGAATTGAAGTATCAAAACCAGGATTCGAAACAGCTGATCCTATTCTATATGATGTATCATCAAGAAATTATCGTTGGAAAGTAAACGTTAACGGAGATTCTCCTTCAGTACCACTAAATCCTCCTGTAGGTCTTTCTTTACAGAAAGTATTATCTGATATTGGAGCAATTTACGAAGATGATGATTTTTACTATTATGCAACTTCTTCGTATCCATCTACTCGTATTCTGACATCTAATGTTGATCAAGACCTTGATGATCCACAGTTGCTTAAAATTGTTCCTAAATCTACACAGACTACTTCAGAAATTTATAAAACACCAAGAAGAGATGTTGGTATTTTAGTTGATGGATCGATTGCATTTGGTTATAAAAATGAGGACCTGATTGAGTATGGTCCTATCACAAGATTTGAAGTCACCAAAAAAGGATCTGGATATCAAAATCCACCATTTGTTCTTTTGAACGGAGAAAGTGGAAAAGCATTATCTGTTTTAACTGGAGATACTGTTTCGGAGATTATTTCGACTTCTGAAGATAATTACATCAAACCTCCCACAGTAGAAATTGTAAGTGGTAGAAATGCTGTTTTAGATGCCGTTGTTACATCGGGAGAGATTAGCAGTATCAAGATTGTAAATCCTGGAGAATATTATTCATCACCACCAGTGATTATTGTTAGTGACCTTGCTGGAAGAGGTAGATTTGCAGAATACCGTGCAGAGGTTTCTCTTTTTGGTCAGATCACAGAATTAGTGAAAATTGATGGCGGTAAGTTTTTCACTCAAGAAAATGTAAGAGTTACTGTAATTCCTGATGCTAATGCTAATGCAGCTACTGCAAGAGCAGAAATTAGAGAGTGGGTCAAAAATAGGTATTTTGGAGCAGCGTTAGATGATAACGGTGGTTTAGTTGTTTCAAGTTTTGATAAAAATAAAAATTACTATGGAGTAGTTTCTAACCCCCGTAGATTAAGATTAAGACTTTCTGACAACATTACTACAACTACTTTAAGTGAACAATCGGGACTAAAAACTCATTCTCCAATTTTGGGTTATGCATATGACGGCAATCCAATTTATGGTCCATATGCATTTGCAAATCCATTAGATTCCAATTCTGGTGTTGTCAGAATGGAAAGTGGATATTCATTGAAATCAACAAGAGTAAATGGTCCTGTTGATGCTCCATATGAAATGGGAACTTTTGTTGATGACTATGAGTGGACACCTACTGTAGATACTGGAAAGACACGTCTTGACGTTAACAATGGTAGATTCTGTGTAACTCCAGAATTTCCATTAGGAGTCTATGCATACTTCATGACAATTGATGCTGTAGGAACACCAGTATTCCCATATATTATGGGAGAAAATTATTATTCATTGCCTGTTCAATCTAATTACCAATCTGATGTTACTCAATCATCTTTACCAAGATCTGTACGAAGATTGTTTATTCCAGGAACGGAAAAAAATGGTAAGTCCGAAATTGCGGTAATTGATTCAATTTCTACAGGTTCGGTATCTTCGGTTAGAGTAGAAGATTCACAATCCAACTATGAGGTTGGATCTAAAATTTATGTTGATAACTCTGGAACTGGTGGTTCTGGTGCTTCGGGTGTTGTATCGTCAACTTTTGGTAAAGATGTTCTTTCATTGGAGTCGAAAGATACAAAAGCTACTCGTTTATTCTCAACTGAATCTTTTTATTCATTTGTTGGTGATATTGTTACACAACCTTCTACTGGTGCCCAAGGAGAACTTATTAGAGATGTTATCGAAGAACAAGACTTTGTTCTGCGTGCAGTAACGGGAACCTTTGAGGTTGGAAGCACTATTGAATCTACAACAACTGTATTAAATTTACTATTATCTCAAAATAGCACATACAGCAAAGATGCTACTTTAGATTTAGTTTTATTCGAAGATCCCACTACAGTATTGGCAAGTGGAACTATTTTAGCAAGCACTGCGACTCAAAATTCAGTTCGTATTAAAGTTAATAGTGGCAATTTTTCAGATTATTTGAACTACGCTGAAGGAGAGACTATTCTAAAGAGTAGTGATTTGTCAAATACTCCTGGATCAACAATTGTAGTAAGTAATAATTTAAGTTCGGATATTACAATCAGTGGGGTCAATGAAAATATCGCTATCCTCGAAACTGATAGTGAGCATAATTTTGCAGAAGGTGATACGATTGATATCACTATCGATCCAGATGAAAATCTAACAGAGACCACTTACTATGTCTCTAAAAAGAAATATCAAGAAGTAGACTTAATCCCATTGAATTTTGATGGTAGAGTGAATGACACTGGTATTGGATCATCTACCATGGTTGGTCTCGGAAGAGATTATGTTGGAGGTGTGTACCAGGACGTAGAACTAATATTCAGTAATTATACCAATGTCAGAGACGGTATTGGTGCTATTGGTGATGCTGGAAACGCAAAAGCTACTGTAACAGTTGGTTCTGGTAATTTTGATGGCAGTGGTCAAGTAGAGTCTATTGTTATTACTGAAGGTGGATCTGGATATAATACAGATGACGTTTTAACTATTAGTCCAAACGATATCGCAAAAATAGATCCTTCTATATTTGATACCGACGTTACGGCAACAATGGTTCAACTTAATGGAGATGTCATTGATTCGTATGAGCAATCTTACTTTGTAGTTGATCCTGCTGATTACGCGGATACCTTAACATTCCTCGGTAGTCCTGGAGATATCTTTTTGGATGATGATGGTATTGAATACGTATTTGTAGAGGCAGACCAGGATAACAATAGATTCCGTTACATTCAGACAGTTCCTGCTGAAAATCTAACAGATCTTGACACTATTAATGGTGGAACAGCTATTCTTACCATAGAAACAGAATTCCCACCTGGAACACCATATCCACAGTTTAGGTTTGATGTTAATGGTGAGGAAAACCCCGATTATGATCTTCGTGTAGGATCTACCTTTACAATCAATCCACTTCCAGGACATAGCATTTACATTGTCTCTGATTATAGAACTTCTATTTTAGAAGATGGTATAGCTCTCGACATGGAAAGCTATACTGAAGCATCTGGAGTTACCAACAATGGTTCTACTGATACCAATGAAACTATCACTTTCACTCCACAAGCTCCTGGTGAGTATTACTATATTTGTGTATCACACCCAGAAGCAGTAGGAACACTTAAAGTATATCCATCACCAAGCACTGCACTTCCATTGGTATCTGTTAATGCAGTTGGATTAGGAGATCAAAGAACAGAGGTAGTTTTAGATAGAGTGTTCTCTCTATCTATTGGAGACACTTTGTCTGTAGGCAGTGAAATTGTACGTGTCACTTCTATTGATAAAGTTACCAGGAGAGTAGGATTAGAGAGAGGTGTGAATGGGACCACTGCTGTCAACCACCTTGCTAATTCTAAAGTAAATTCGTATAAACCAAAGTATAACTTTACTCCTGGAACTCAAATATTTGGCACCGATGTAAACGATCCTTATGTAGTGTCTTATGACGAAGAGACTCATAGATTAGTTGTCAACTACGGTTATGATGCAATTAATCCAAGAGAAATTAATACAGTGTCTTCTTTTGCTGATCATGGCACTCCAGAAAAAATTGCTTCTGTCTCCAAGGTAAATGATTTGGTTGATAGACTTGAATTTTCTTTGGATAATGTAAATTTCTTAACTAATCCTATTGTTGATGTTCAGAAATACTATTTTTACAAGTTTGACACAAGTCATCCATCAATGCTTTCGTCTTATCTTGATATTTCTACCAGTTCAAACTTCAACGTATTTACTGAAGAGAAAGAAGTTGGATTGGCAGAACCAGGAAATCCAGGATCCTTTGTCAGGATTAGATTGGGTTATGGGGCTAATATTGGCAATGTCAAGCGCCAGGAAGTAAACTTTACTACTTACTACTACTTCTTGACTAGCTCCAATACAGATACTGGTGGTTCATTCTTAAGAATTAAAAATGATCCTTTGGCTGGAAGAAAAACCGTCGTTTATACTACTGACAAAAAACTTGTTTACAATTTGACCGATGTTCCACAATATGATGGATATGGAAACATCAGATACACAGGAAAGTCTATTGGAAAAATTGCTTCTATCTCATTAGACAATTTAGGTGATAATTACAATTCAATGCCTGTGATAAAAGGTGTTGTTCCAGCACAAGGATTTAGAGCAAATATCGAAGCAATTAGAGACGCCTCTAAAAACAATATTAGCGAGTTATCTATTGTCGATTCTGGAAAAGAATATTCAAAACCAGATGTTATTATCACTGGTGATGGTACTGGATTGGAAATTGAACTAACAGTTGATGGTGGTAGAATATCTGCTGCTAAAATTACAAATCCAGGATCGGGATATCTTTCGACACCCACCTTGGATATTATCGAGACAGATAACAAGTTATTCTTTACTTCTTTGGATATTGGTGTTCCCCAAAGTGCAAAATTTATTAATAACGGAACATTCTATTTTGATGATGATTCCATTATTTCGTCTTATGAGACTCCACAAGTTCTCCTATTGAGTAACTTTGACTTGAATTCTTTTGGACAGGGAGAGAGAATCGAGCAAAGAATTAATGGAGTTATGATTGCTTCTGGAAAAATTGCTAACGGTGGGTGGAAAAAAGGATCTAACATCATGAGACTGGTTGATGTTAATGGAGTTTTTAGAGAAGGGTATCTAATTACTGGACTATCAAAAGGCAGAACTGCTTTTGTAAATTCTATTGTTAGAACTTCATTCAATCCAACTATCAATACTCTAACAAGAACTCTTGGAAAATATAACTCTGATAGAGGCAAATCAAGTTCGGCAAATCAAAGAATTACCGATTCCTTCTTCTATCAAGATTATTCTTATGTAGTGAGAAGTAGGACTCCTATTAATCAATGGAGAAATGCAGTAAAAGATACTACACACCCAGCAGGATTTAAAATGTTTGGTGAGTTGTATCTCGAATCTGAAGCAGACGCAAGAATGCGACCAGATCAACCAACATCTGAAAAACTTACAAACTATTTAATTTTACCTACAACTGCGGTATCTTCCTTTACAACCAGAAGAAACATTACAACTTCTGTAATAAAAGTAGAAGACTCAAGAGTTGTGAGAGGAAAAGGATCTGTATCTGTAGATTCTTTTGATGAAACTCTGACAAGAGTCAGAAATGTTACATTGTCTCCAGCATTTGATGGCAAGTATGATCCTTCTACTGGACTAAAAATCGGAAACAAAACATTCACTATTATTGATGCTGACACTGGGACCGCGTTTGCTCCATACAATGATATGTCATTGATGGTCACCCTCGATGGTATAGCACAGAACCCAGGTTACTCTTACAAGATTAATGGCAACCAAATTACTTTCTATGAAGCCCCATTAGGTAAAAGACAACAAAATGTTGATGGAGATATTGTCGAGGTTCCTGCTCAATCATATTACATCAGATCATTTGAATTTAGAGATGCATCAGATAATAGTAGATATCTGAAAAAGTTAAAAAATATTTCCAAGAATTTTGACGGAAGAACCAGAATCTTTGATTTATTCTATGAAGATGGATCTATTGTAAAAACAGATCCAAATGAAAATTTGATGATTTACCTAAATGCTGTGTTACAGCAAGGTTCTTATGAAATCCGAAGATTCAATAGTGCATCGAAAACTGATCAAATTGTATTCTCTAAAGCTCCAAAAAATTATGATGATTTGTATGATGGTGGTGTTCCTAAACAATTAGATAATTACGAATACTTCTTTGGATATAGCATAGGTTCTTTTGAGAGACTATCAATCAACGAAAACTTAATTCCATACAATAGCAAATCAAACTTCTATCAAATTCTTGATAAGAATGGTAGAATCAAAAACTTTGATACTCCTTTGTATGCTTATGTCTTTATTGATGGTGTATTGCAAAGAGGAGAAGGAGTTTCATATAGAGTAAATGGTCCTTCGATTACATTTTCAAATCCTTTGCTTTATGCAGAGCAATCTGATGGATCATATGTAACTTCAAAAGTTGATATCTTATATTTCTATGGAAAAGATTATAGTCCTACTATAACTGCATTTGATTTTGAAGATGATACTTACTTCAATACAGTTGAAGCTACCCTAACTGGATACAGAGATGAATTTGATTCTTGGTATAAGAGAAATACATCTTTCAAAACAATAGCATATCAAATTATCAACGGCGTTCAGCGTGTATGGGGAGAGCTGTCTGATATTGGTCTTTCCACTGGTGATGATTGGATTTTATATCTACGAGCTCAAAATATAGATTCGGTTGATAACGAACCAGTTTATTTCACCAGAAGAGATCCTGCTGGCGGTCAAGATAGTATTTCTCTAACATTTGATGCATTTAGTTTTGAATATCTAACTTCAAGTATTACAGATGAAAGAATCTTAAAGAGAGTTGAAGCAAATTATATTCCATTCAAATTTGGAGCAGATTTGTCAGACAATACTGATTATAGAGGATTTGTAATTAGAGAACACCCCAACTTAAGAATTGGGGATAAGATCCAGATTGATGGTGAGTCTGAAATGAGGGAAGTGTTTAGCACTCCTTTATTTGCCAAACCAAAAGAGTATCGTGATGGACAACAGATTTCTAACTCTTATTATGCAACTCTTAATGTCGGTGCATATAATAAGGATGTGCTTGGTGAAGGTCTCGCAGTTACTGCTAATGTAGAAAATGGTGTCGTCACCAGTTTGAATTGGAATAGAAGAGATCTACAAAGATATTTTGATACTGGGATCTTACTCAATCCTACTGCATATCAATATTATAGTCCACCAGTTTTGAACTTTGTACCCACCGAAAATTTTGGAGGAGGGGCTAGAGCAGAAGTGGTAGTTTATGGAGGTCAGATTATTGATCTTATTTTGGTTGATGGTGGATCTGGTTATACCAAAGCGCCAAGAGTGGTTGTTGGTAGGGGATACAGTATTTTGCGTAATAATAATTACGCAGAATCTTCTATGTTAATTAGAAGAACTGCAGATCCTGCTGTTGTTTTGGGTCCAAAAATGACCGTGATTGTTAGTCAATATCCTGATTATCAGCGCAATCTGATTGAGTCCACTACAACAATGATTTCTCCAAATCCACTGGACTTCAAAGAAATCTTGGTATGTTTTGTAACTCCCGACTCTGTATCGACAGAAATGCCAGGTACTACACATCATGAACGTAAGACGACGGTACAACTGGAAGCAGAGAACAACAATATTGCACACAATGAAACCCTGATCGAGAGAGATAATCAAATTATCAATAATCTCACATACAGTTCTTACGTAAATCCTATTACGAAATACTACCAAACAGGTGCATTAGATTTATATAATACACCACTGGGTGATACTGATTATCTCTATAGTCATTATCTACCAGGAACATCTGTTAGAGACTTTATTGAATCATTGTACACTGATGTTGGATATGCTGATGTTTCTGGTATTACTATGGAACAGTTAGGATATTACTTTAATGATGAGTTCGAAACAATTACAGAATGGATAAATGAATATCAAATTACAGATTCCAACATTACTACAGGAGGACGAGTATTAAACTTCGGACTTCCATCAATGCAAGAATTGGCTTCTTATTTGGATATTGATTTATTAATTGGAGATACTGTCATGTATATTCCAAACACTACCAATTTTCCAGATTCAGGAAAATTACTTGTAGGAAAAGAAATTATTTCATATACAGGTAAACTTCTTGATCGTTTCACTGGTGTCACCAGGGGACAAAATGGAACAACTGAAGTGGATCACGCTGCTGGTGACATTTTGAGAACCATCGGCACATTCACTACTGCTTAAAAAGGCAGTATAAATATAAATAACACAGAAATAAACCCGTACCCTTTTTTCAATGGCTGCTATCATCTCGGAAAAATTTAGAATTTTTAATGCAAAGCAGTTCCTAGAGTCTCTATCAGAGGGTTCTAGTGATACTGGCGGCGATAGAAGTAGAATGTACTTCTTTGTAGGACGACCCCAAGCATGGGACTCCTTTTTAGAAATTACGTCTGTAGACGGAACTGACAGTTTTGCTGTTGGTGACGGTGTATATGTTGGTGCCAATTGGGCAACAGCAACATTCAAAGCAACAGTATCAAAAGTATTAGAGAACTCACTACTTCTTTCAAGTATTGGTCCTCTTGTTACCGACTCTCCTGCTCTTGGATCAACGTTAACGGGTTACAACCAAGGCACAAATGCAGACAAACTGGTAACAGCAACAACAGGTGTTTATAGATTCTCTACAGAGAATATTCCTCCTGTACCCCTGGACAACCAGTCCGAGAAGTTTGATATCTATGATGATATCATTGCAGCAAAGAGAATTACGAGTTCTTATGCAAGACACGTCATCAGACGTTACAACTGGGATCTAATCAACAATCCCAAGTTTGACATGTACAAGCCTGACTATTTTGCTACCCCTGCGGGTGGTGGTCAGATTGGCAAAACAACCGCTACTGGCGCTACTTCTCTTGCTAATGCGAAGTTCTACATTATGAACCAGAACTATGAGGTATTCAAGTGCCTCTATAATGGTGAAGATGAAGCAAATCCATCTGGCGTAAACATTGCTCACGAACCAAAAACTAATCCACAACCTGGACTTGGTTCATATTCTGCTGGTAGTGGAATTTACACCGCTCCTGATAATTCATATATTTGGAAGTACATGTACACCATCCCAACGGATGATGTTCTGGCATTCCTCTCCACAGACTTCATGCCTATTAATGCTGCTGGAGAAACCACAAGAACTAATAGTGAAGCTGCTGCTACTAATGGCGCTGTAGAGGTTGCAATCGTTCCAAACAAAGGAACACTAACATCTCCCGTTGCAGGCACCTTCTACGCTCCTGTAGTGGGCGATGGCGTTGGTGCTGTAGCAGAACTGACTATCACTGGTGGCGAAGTTACTGCGGTATCCATGATGAACGCGGGTTCAGGTTACACTTACGGCAGTATTCCTTTTGTAGATGGTGTTCCTTTTGGAACTAATGGAAGCACTGAAGCTATTGGTCTTTTCTCCGATAGTGCTTTAACTGTTTCTGAACCTGTAACTGCTACAGATACACCAGCAATTGAACCTATTATGTCTCCACAAGGTGGACATAATTCTGATATGGAGATGGAACTTAACTCCAAGAGAGTTATGACGAACATTCGTCTCACTTTCATTGAGAATGCTGGTGACTTCCCCGTAGATAACGACTTCCGTCGTATCGGCATCATCAAGGATCCATATGAGTTTGGTACAACCACCTTCGCTACTGCAGACACTCTTAACGCATTAAAAGCAGTCAAAGTTCAAAACGCTACTGGCGACTATATTCCTGATGAGATGATTACTCAAACAGTTGCTGGTGGATCTGCATATGGTCAGGTAGTTTCTTGGACATTGGATGCTGGATCTCCAGCGCCAACACCAGGCACTCCTGGTAGTGGTGTATTGAAGTACATCCAAACTCCATATCTCCACAAAGATAATGGTGTTGTTAGGTTGATCGAACCCGACGCAGCTAATGCTATTGTTGGAAGTCAATCAGGTTCTTCTGGTAATGTAGAAACTGGTTTGGCAAATGGCACTGAATTAATTGGTTCTATTTTTGTTGATGGTTTAGCAAGTCCAGAACTCGAAAATAACTCTGGAGATCTCGTATACATAGAGAACAGAAGACTAATTACCAGAGCAGCAGACCAAATTGAGGATATCAAATTAGTCATCGAGTTCTGATTTATTATATTTTTAAAAACCAGACGGTAGTATATTACAATGCCACAGAAGACTAATCTTAACGCTATCCCATACTTTGACGACTACGATTCCAGAAAAGACTTCTACAAGGTATTATTCAGACCTTCCTACCCCATCCAGGGTAGGGAGCTGAATAGTATCCAGTCTATTCTACAGAATCAGATTGAGAAATATGGTAAGTATCAGTTTAAGCAGGGTGATTTAGTTATTCCTGGTGAAGTTGGTCTTAACACCAAGTTAGATTTTGTAAAGCTATCGTCTGTTTCTGAAGTTGCTGTCAATGTTGATGGCGAAATTGTATATCAAAAGTATGATATTGATGGTGTCGTAGGTCAGAAAATTTCTGGTTTATCTTCTGGCGTTGTTGCTCTTGTTCTTGCTACGGAAAAAGCAGGAACAAATAATGCAGACACTTTATATGTTAAATACTTAACAGCGGGTGATAGTGGTGATGAAGAAACTTTCCGCCAAGGAGAGACGCTGGAGATTATCGATGGCGTTAATAGCCCTCTTCTGGTTGTCGGTACTGACGGGTCTGTTCTGCCTACGAGCATCTCTGTAATTGATTCCACTACAGGTGAATCATCTTTTGTTGATAGCCCTGCAATGGGTTATGGATCTGCAGTTAAAGTAGAAGAAGGAATTTACTTTGTTAATGGATTCTTTGTACGTAATGATGCTGGTCTAATTCTTGTTTCTGGATATAGTCAAACTCCTTCGACAAAGGTAGGATTTAATGTATCCGAATCCGTAGTAACTCCAGAGCAAGATAGTAGTCTTTATGATAATGCTACTGGGTCTTCCAACTTTGCATCTCCTGGAGCTCATAGATTACAAATTGAATTATCTCTTGTAAAATATGATTATACAGAGACTCCAGACAAGAACTTTATTCAGTTACTTTCTATTCGAGACGGTGTAGTAGAGCGTCAGGTAAAGAAAGCAGACTACAGTCTATTAGAAGAAACTTTAGCAAGAAGAACTTACGACGAGTCTGGTGACTATGTTGTAGATAATTTTGATTCTGAAGTTAGAGAATATTATCAACAGAATGGAAATTTAGGTGTATATTCACTTGGATCTGACGGAACTGTCAATGGTGTAGATCCTACCGAAGCAAGGGATAAGTTAGCATTTTCTATTGGTCCTGGTAAAGCATATGTTCGTGGTTACGAAATTGTAAACAAAGAGACCAAGTACATTGAATTTGATAAAGCAAGAGAAACTCTAACAAGAGATAATATTAATATCAAGACAAAAGGTCTTGCTGGGTTCAATATCACAAATGTATTCAATTCGATTCCTCTGAATGCTGAAGGAGCTGATCTTACTGCGTATCCAACAATTTTCCTCAATTCAGTATATAATGATGGAACAACAGGAACTAATGATTTAGAAAGCTCTACGAATTATATACAGACAGTAAGTAGAAGAGGCGAATTTTTTGATAAGGATACTGCAATCAAAACGATCTATCTAACAGGAGCAATTGACTTTGGATTGATCGATGAGTCAAGTATTGAATCAAATACTCCCAATGATAAAATTGATCTAAAAAATATTTACTTTGTTGCTACCAGAACTTCTACAGGAGCTGTATCTACCATCAAGAGTGTAGAAACTATTTCCTTTGCTAAAGTTAATAGACCTGAAATTGGAGATGTAACCTCACAGTTTTTACAATTAACTGTAGCGGGTAGAAAAGATTATTTGGATAATCTCTTTATCGAATATGACGATAACGTTAGTATCAGAAGAAGACTGCTATACAAGTCTGAAGCAGACGCTCAACAAGAAATTAATGAGATCGGTCATATCAGTGATTATGATCAATCAATCACACCATTGATTGGTGTAGCAAAACCAAAAGATTTTTCATTGGTAAAAAGACCAGTTGGATTTAATGAAGATAAAGATATTATCATTTCCAAAGGAAGACTTTCCTCTGGTGTAGAAACTTACAATGGTCTTTTCAATCTATCATATTTCAATCCAGTTTTCTTCACAAGACTATTAGTTGATTCTGATATTTCAGCAGACTTTAGTCCTGGTAAGTATATTACTGGGACACAGAGTGGAGCATATGGTGTTATTGAAGGAAATGCAAATGGATTCCTTTCTTCTGGAAAGAGTCTTTATGTCAAAACTTTATCTGGAAATTTTGTACCTGGAGAAACAATCATTAGTGAAGAAGGTGGTATTTTAAGAATTGCTAAAGAGAATACTATCTCACACTTTGTTGTTTCTACTCCAGGAACTGGTTACTTATCAGCTACCAAAATTTCTTTGAATGGCGTTCAATTTGAACCTACTGATGTTGAGGTTGGTGTCAACGGAGGCATTTTATATAAAGTAAATGTCTTGAATAGAGATGCAGTATCAACCGAATATACCACACCTCCAGAAGTGGCATTTGATGGTACATTCAACATTAAAGCAAAAGTTCTACCAGTATTGTTCAAAAATACTGTTTTAACTTTCTCTGCACAGAATGTCAAGTCTGTACATTCTTCTTATGGTAATGGCAACGTTTTTACTGCTGATTTAGAGACGGTCGATACATCTTATTCCGATATTAAGACAGTAACAGAATTTACTTTTGCTGGTACAAAGGGATACAAGTATCTTGAGTGTACTGGATTTGGTGCAGATGCTTCCAGATATTTGATCCAAGGTGATGTCATTCAGTTTAACGATGATGCTGGGGTAATCCACAAATTTGTAGTTGATTACGCAACAAATGCAGAAGGAACTACCAAGTCGAGAATTTACATAAACGGTTCTCTTCCAGAGAATGTTACAGCTTCTTCGGTTGTTAGATTAAGACCCGTCATTGAAAATTCAGCAACATCTTCATTAGTTTTCCCAACTGGTAGTAAAGAAGTTAGTAGTCTAATTAAGACTACAGAAAACACAAAAATTAAATACTATACGAGAAGAGATTTTGTTACTACTGGAACCAGTAGTGGTGGTAGTGTTACTTTCGCAGCTCAATTAGATTTTGGTACTCAAAGATTCGTAGAGTTTGACGAGAAAGATTTTATTATTACTATTCTCGATAAAGGTAATTCCGATAAAGTAGAGAATGGAGACATTATTTACTTGAGAGATGAATTTGTTACTATCTTGAATACCACAGACGAAACCTCTGGTCTTTCTTCTGGTAGTATTACTTTAACATTCCCATCCAATTATTTTGGATCTAACGTAACTAATTTCCCCAAACTAAAGTTAACAGCAACCATTGAAATCTCTAAAGCAAGACCAAAACTAAAGACTGCAATTAGAGATAGAAGAATTATTATTAGAGCTGCTGGTGATAAAGTTATTCCTTTGAGAGGAATCAACTATGATGATGAGAGCACAGATTCATATAGCTATTCTGACGCATTCAAACTTAAGTATATCTACGAAGGATCTGCTTCTTCGCCACCTACAGTAGATGTAAATGGCAATCTGGTTGTAGGAACTGATATCACTGATAGATTCACATTTGACGATGGTCAAAGAGAAACTTTCTATGATGTCTCAAGAATTGTTCTTAAACCAGGATTCGATGCACCAGTTGGTCAGATCGTTGTTTCTTTTGATTACTTCGAGCATTCTCAAGGAGACTTCTGTACTGTAGATTCTTACATTCACGAAGCAGGTGTTGTTGCGGATGAAATTCCTTCTTTCAATAGTACGGTATATGGAATTGTAAGTTTAAAGAACAGTATTGATTTCCGTCCGAAAGTAGATACCAGATCTATTATCACTGGTTTCCAGGATACATCATTACTTTCACAAGCAGATTTCATTAGCTTCACTGGGGAAGGTGGATCTGTATCAAGCACCCCATCATCCAGCAAGAGACTTCCCTATACTATGTCATTTAGTGAGTCTCAATATTTGGATAGAATTGATGGCGTCTTCTTAAATAAGAAAGGAGAATTTGTAATCAAATCTGGAAATGCTTCACTGAATCCCACTAAACCAGAAATCATTGAAGATGGTATTCCTCTGTACTACATGTATATCCCTGCTTTCACTAAATCAAGCAAGGATGTAAGAGTTATCCCTGTTGATAATCGTAGATATACGATGAAAGACATTGGTAAGTTGGAAAAACGTATTGAGCGTTTAGAATACTATACTACATTAAGTGTTCTTGAGCAGCAAGCATTGAATATGCAGGTCAAGGATACTCTTGGTATTGATAAGTCGAAGAGTGGATTTGTAGTAGATAATTTCGAAACTCATCAAGTTGGAAATGTCAAGTCTTTAGATTACAAATGTTCTATTGATCCTCAACAGTCAGTTCTTCGCCCACAGTCGAAGGAAGATAGTTTCAAGTTAGTTGAATTCAACACCAGAGACGATCAAAGACAAAATTCTGGATATGCTAATTCAAACATGGTAATTACATTACCATATACTGATGTTACTTATGCAAGTAATGAATTTGCTACAAAAACTCTTAATCCAAATCCATTTGTTATTATTCAATATGTTGGTGATGCATCATTAATTCCCAACATTGATCAATGGTACAATACTACTGTAGCTCCTTTGGTGACAGAGAACAATACAAATCTGTTCTCGATTTTCTTGGGCAAGAATGATGTACAAGCAGCGTTTGCAAGCATCTATAACTCTTTTGTAATTAATTGGGTGGGAGTTAATAAGTCATTCTACAACATTAATAGTTTTGGTGATAGCAATAGTAGTGTTTCAGATTCCACCGTAAGTTCAGCATCTATTTCCAGTTCTTCTAATGTAAGTCCACAAAATAATGAAATTGCTAAAGGTGTAGGATACAAGACTGTAAACGGATCTAATGTTGCTAATGCATTGAGATTCTTTGCAAGGTCTATTCCTGTTAAGTTTGTATTGAAGAGACTCAAACCAAAAACTCAACTCTTTGTCTTTATGGATCAAAGAGATGTTAATCGTTGGGTTAATCCAGATTCCAGATTTACTGGAATCGCTGGTAATTCTTTAACTACTTTCAACAATCCTTTGACTACGGATGAATATGGAAATGCGAGTGGTATCATTCTAATTCCTGCTGGTCTTGCTCCAAGAATGAATACATCTTGGACTGGTGACATCAACACTTTACAGTATGATGATACATCAGAAGAGTTGTTCTTCTCCACAGGTATCAAGAATATTAGATTTACTTCGAGTGCATCTGATGGAGATAGAAATGTTGTTGACAGCTATGCAGAAGTTAAGTTCTATGCTACTGGTGTCTTACCTCAAAATCCAGCATCTATTATTTCTACCGCACCAGCAATTTTCAAAGCTAACGAAGGTGTACAGTTAATTGATAGCAATACAGAAAACACAGCGAGACCTAATCCTCTTGCACAAACTTTCAAAGTAGAAAACTTTGAGGGTGGTATGTTTGCTACTGGTGTTGACTTATTCTTCTCCAAGAAGAGTTCAACTATTCCTTTGAGAGTTTATCTGACTAATATCGAAAGTCAAAAACCAAGTAAGTATATTGTTCCAGGATCACAAATTACTTTGTATCCAGATACATTCCTCAAAGTATTTTCTTCTGGAAACCTTTCCATCAAAATTGGCGAATATGTAACAGGACAGAGATCTTCAGCATCTGGTCCAATCAATAAAGTGTTGGATAAAAACAATTTTGAAGTTGTTCCTTCCAGCAATGGAGAAGTTTCTATAACTAACGAACAAGTATATACGTTTGTTTTAGGCAATCATAACGGAGTTTCGTTTATTGCTAATGAAGACGTGACTCTCACTTCTGTGACTCAATTTAATAATTCAAATAATGCTACTGTAGGACTTAAAATTGCTAAAGATTCTGGCAGAGTTACTTCTCTCGATGTAACAGAATTAGGATCTGGTTATGAGGGTGCTACACTCACTATTGAGAGTCCACAACTTCCTGGAGGTAGTAATGCAACTGGATCTGCAAAGGTACATGGTGGACAACTTTATCTTGCAGAAGTAGCTCTTGGTGGTAGAGGTTATACAGAAGCACCTTCTGTAGTTATCAGAGGATCTGGTAATGGTGCTACTGGTGCTGTTATCCAATCTAAAATTATTATTGATGAACCTGCAGTAAGGATGGGAATCGCATCTGACGATGGATCTGCCATCGATTCTACAACTCCCACAAGATTCAATTTCGATTATCCAGTTTATCTACAAGACAATACAGAATATGCTCTCAACATTGAATGTGATGATACAGAATATGAAATCTGGTCTTCACGTTTAGGTGAAACTGATATTTCTTCTGGTTTAGTTGTGAATGCTCAACCTCTGTTAGGTTCTGTATTTAAATCCCAGAATGTTGATAACTGGACTGAAGATTTGTTCGAAGATATTAAATTCACTCTTTACAGAGCGCAGTTTGATATTTCAAGGACAGCAGAATTGCTGATCAAAAATGATGACTTGGGTTATGAAAAACTCACTTCAAATGCTTTTGAGACATATGCATTAGCAAATAGCACTGCTACTTCAAGTCTCTTCAAAAACAATAGTTCTATTGTTAGTGTTTATCACAGAGATCATGGTTTTGAAGATACTGGATACTCCAAGGTATTTTTCCGTGGTGTAGATGACTTTGCTGGATACAATGAAATTGATATTGAATCCACTTTATTTACTATCTCCAACGCTGGTATTGATTCATATACTATCGAAGGACCCACAAGAGCAGCTGCTACTGGATTTGGTGGTGGAGACACCATCCTCGCTACTTATAATAGAAAGTATGAAAAGCTATACGCACAAATTCCTTACTTACAAGTTTCGAATACAAAAATTAATAGCTTTGTGAAAACTACTGATGTAGTTCCTGTAGACTCCAATACAACCAATTACAAATCATATGATGTTTCAGAGATGGAAACAACTTTCTTGAATCAAGAACATTACTTCTTGAATCAAAAAATGATTTCATCCAGAATTAATGAGGTAATGAATAACACTGGCAGTTCTTTACTCTATAAGATTTCACTATCTTCAGATACTTCCCATCTATCTCCTTTGATTGATTTGAGAAATGCATCTGTAAAAACTGTTTCCAATCGTGTTGAAAATAGCACAGGATCAGAAGATAGATTTGGTAAGAGATATCAGAATATCACTTTCTATCCAGTGTATAAATTTACTATTACTGGAAACAATGAGGGATTGGGTGGCGATGATATTCTCGCAACTATCAATCAAAATGTTACTGGATTGACCTCTGGAGCACAATCAGAAGTTCTTCGTGTCGTCAATAATGATGTTTATGTGAAAATTAAAAACTCTCTACGTTTCAATGTTGGTGAAGAGTTATTCTTCAGCACACAATCCGAGGATGGTGGAGATTATGAAGAATTGACCATTACTATTTCTGACACTGGAATCTACGATCAACTTCCATCGTATGTAGTAGGAGCCACAGTAACTTCTATTAACCCTTCAGTCAGAAGTGAGAAATATGAGAACAAGATTAGCGGTAAAGTTATTTCTTGGGATCAAAAAACGAAAGTTTTAGTAGTTGAAAATGATAAGCAACCAATCGAAGATGACTTCACCAGCGAAATTACTTTAGGTAGCGATTTTGCCAGAGATAGTCAAACCTCAAGTCAACTTTCTGATATTTTCCGCGTCGGGGAATTGCTTGACTTTGACGGATCATCTTTCGAAACCAGTAAATTCTATGAGGTCAAGAGCATGGAATTTACTCAAGGTATTGACTATGTTCCTGAAACAGGATCTTTAAATACTTCGGGTGTTGCCAAATATGTCACTAAAGAAGTATTCATTAATACTCCTGCAGAATCTCTCAACGTTTATCTAACATTGAATGTGAGAGATGTGGAGAACGTTAAGGTTTACTACAAGATCAAACCAGCAGCTTCCCAGCAAAACTTCGATGACATTAACTGGGAATACTTCAATACTGATGGAAACCCAGATCAAGAAAACGAAATCGCAACCTCGGAGAACAGTATCTCTGGACAGTTTGAGAAGCAGTCTTCTTATCAAGAGTTGAGATATACCGTAGAAGAACTTACAGAGTTCTCCTCATTTGGTATCAAGATTGTCATGAAGACTGATGATCCAGCATATGTACCCAAGATCCAAGATCTACGAGCAGTAGCCTCATTCTGATATGCAAAGATACGTCAAAGTTGAAGGTCAAGAAGGATTTGTTAGAGACATGACTACAGGGGCAATTATTAACACTGCCCCCAAGTCGTCTCGCAAATCCTTTTCTAATGAGTTCCGAAATGTAGTCAGCGAAATAAATACTTTGAAGGAAGAAATGTCCGAAATTAAGTCCCTACTCAAGCAGTTAATCAAATGACATTACGCAACGTACCAAATAGCTATACGCTGGAACAGCAGCGTCAAGAGATTAACACCATTGCAGTAGACTTGGATACTGTAGTAGATGGTGTTCAGACATTTACTGGAGATAAGACATTCTCTAATAATGTATCATTTTCTGATAGTGTAGTAGCAAACTTTGGTGATGATGCCGACTTAAAACTTTATTACGATGCAACGGTAGGTATTGAGACATCATTCATCGATTCTGATGCTTTGCAGATCAGATCATCAACTGATATTAGTGATTTATATGCCACCTTCCTGAAGGATGGACCTGTTGAACTGTACTATGATGGTAGTAAAAAATTCGGAACTTCTGCTACAGGCGCATCAGTTATAGGAACTTTTACAGCTGATGGTGTTGAAATCGGAGGAGATATTTCCATTAACGATTCAGATAAGATTCTATTTGGTGCAGATAATGACATGTCTCTGTACCACTCTGGTGTTCATGGATTTCTTGAAAATGGAACTGGGAATTTATATTTAAGGTCTAGTGCAGGAACATCAATTCACATTGAACCTGCTGCTGGCGCAGACAGTATCGTTGCAAATGCTGGTGGTTCAGTACAACTTCATTATAATGGTTCCGAGAAACTCGAAACTGTTAATACTGGTGTAACCATTAGTGGTGATATACTCCATAATGCAACTAACTACACAATATTCGATAACGGTAATGCATTATTTGAAGATGTAGAAGCAACCTCTCTACACATGAAGGATGATAGACCTGCTCACTTCGGAACAAATGAGGATGCTAGTCTTTATTACGACAATACATCTTCGGACTTGAGACTGGATAGTGAGGTTGGTTTCCATGTCAGATGGTACGATACTGTAAACACCCAATACGAAGATCAAGTAGTCTTCAGTCCATTTGGAGGAACTAGTGTTTATTATCAAGGTGCGGCAAATCCAACTGTAGATGTCACCAATGAGGTAAGGATTCGTGGTGATGTTGAAATTGGCGATATCACCAATGGAAGCAATTTAGAACTTCACGCTGGAAACAACAATAAGTTCAAAATTTTTGCTAGTAGTAATGAAGCATATATTAGAAACACTGACAACAATGGTGGAACAGGTGGTGGTGGATTAAACATCGCTGCTCGCACCACTCTTGGATTATATTCTGGTGGTACAGGTGGATCGTATATTACTTTTGTTGGTGATAGTGATGGTGCTGCAAATCTGTATCATCAAACTTTACTAAAACTAAAGACTGCTGCTGATGGTGTTGATATTACTGGAACTTTAGATGTTTCTGGTAATACTACTATTGGTGCTCCTGATGTAACTAATGCAAGCACTGGTGGTGTTGAAGCTTTTTCATCAGGTCAACTCCGAATCCAGAGAGATGGTAGTGGAGATGCCACTGATAAACGATTCCAGATGTATTATGGTACTTCGGAAACAGCAAGCATTACAGCTGGTGGTGACGCCACGTTTGCGGGCAACCTCACACTTTCTGATGATACCAAAGAACTAACCGCACAAATAATTAGACCAACTACAACTGGCACCTCCATGAGGATTGGTGTCAGTGGTAATAGTATCATAGTTGACTCTGATACTACTCTCTTTCAAAAAGTTGCTTTCTTCCCAGGCACTAATTATGGACTCGAACTGGGAGCTTTTGGAACGGGTACGCTTTCATCCACTAGCGTTGCTACAGGAACAAATAAATTCTTTAGAAGATACGAAGAAGGAACTTGGACTGGTACAGTTAGTAGTACAAATGCCAATTTATCCGCTGCTACCTTTGTTGAAGGGTACTATACAAGGATTGGACAATTCGTTTACATTGAAGGCGAAGTATCATACACCAACACTGGTAATAATTCAGAATTAGGTTTTACCATAACTCCTCCTTTCGATATGGCAACTGATGAGGATAAGGGATCAGTATTCTGTGGATCATCTTATTGGTCTGCATCCAGGGGATTTGGTGGCGTTGTTGACAATACTAGCTCCAATGATAACGAAATATTTGTAATGCTCCACCAATCACAAAATGATACTGGAACTACTGGAATCTGTAGATTCAGTTTATCGTATCATGCCGTCCCATAAATACTGTTGACATGATATATTAACTATGGATACATCAAAAATGCGAGAGGAATTCGTAACCCAACTGAAAGACTACGAGTTCAAAATCAAAAGAGGCGAGGAAGAACTTGCTAAATTGAGAGAATACAAGTTGAAACTTGAGGGTGGGTTAGAAACATTAGATCTACTAGAGAAGCAAGATGGCAGCGATTCCAGTCAACCTACTGATTGATAAAGGAGCAGACTTCAGCGTTACGTTCTTTATCACCAATAAAGATGGTACTCCACTCAATATGTCGGGGTACACTGGCGCTGCTGCAATGAAGAAGAGTTATTCAGCGACTACTTCAGTTCCATTCACCTTGACGTTTGTCAACAGAACCGTAGGCGAAATTGCTTTGACGCTGACTGATGTAGAGACACTGGCATTAGACAGAAGACGTTATGTCTATGACATTGTTCTTTCCGATCCAAATGGATATAAGACCAGAGTAATTATGGGTAATGCTGAAGTAAGCCCAGGAGTTGCTTGATGGCACAGTATAACGTTAGAGTTGGTGATAGTTCTTATAGAGTAGGTAAGCAATTACCACAGCAGTACCAACTCGATGTAAACTACCAGATTCCGTCAAAGTCAACACAATACTCCAATCTATTGATTGACAGTATTGCGTCCCAGTTTGATGGTGTTCAGGATACATTTAATATTACAGTAGATGGCGAGTCATACACTCCTCTCAATGAGGAACAGATTGCCATTTCTATTAATAATGTCATCCTTGAACCCAAAGTTGATTACGTAGTATCTAATGATCAGATCGTATTCAACACACCTCCTGCAGGTGGAGCAGCGTTCTTTGGTATTGCATATGCTACAACTGCTGACCTGACCAGAACCCTTAACTACGTAATCGACAGCGGGTCATTCCCAATGTCAAATGGCGTGAAAGGTAACATGACCATTGATGTCACAGGAGAGATTGAGTCCTGGACTATTATCTCTGATACTGAAGGAAATGTAGAAGTTGATGTTCAAAAATGTAGCTTTGAAGACTTCCCTAATTTCTCATCTATTTGTGGTACAGAAAGACCTACTTTAGGTGTGCTAAATAATAGTGTTCAAAGAAAGAATAAAGACGATAATCTTTCAACATGGAACACCACTGTGAATGCAGGTGACATTTTTCAATTTGAGGTCATCTATTCTGTTAACATTTCGAGGTTTGTGGTTTCTTTGAAACTCAAATTATAAATCATACTCATTATAAATAAAAATAAACTCGCACGAAAATAGTAGAGGAAAGTCTCCATGGCACTGTTAGTAACCAACAATGGTGAAATTGAGTCTCTGCGTAATCTTCTGAATGCTAATCAGTCGATCCCCAGAAACTTAATCCTTAAATTATACACCACCGATACGTATCCTGCAGAAAGCGATACGCCTTCACAGACCAGATATTTCGAACCATACATCGATGGTAATGTCATCGGTTATGGTCAAGCAGTAACTACCGAATATCCTGCTGTCATCAACAACAGAACTGATCAGGACTATTCACAGCAAAGAGGTATTCTCTTAAACGGTAATCGCTGGACGATTGCTACAGAATCCTCCCCTGTTACCACTGTTAATGGCGATGGCACAGCTGGCGAGTATTTAATTACCGTTGCTTCTAACGCAGGTATCAAAAAAGGCGACTATGTAACTGGCGGTTCAGTTGGAACTGGTGCATATGTTGTTGATATCGATGGCACTACTCTTAACTTAAGTGTTAAGAACACTGGCACATTTGCTACACAAGCTCTTGCTTTCGGTCAAGGAAGAACAACTGCTTCTTATCCAGAGCAAACTTTCACTTTCGGTGCTGCTGCTGGTGACATCTACGGTTACTACTTGGCTCGTGGAAACAACATGCCTTCCACCATTCATGGTGTTGCTGATGCTGCTTCTGCTGCTTCTGCTACCACAATCGCCAAGACTGGTGTTCGTGGTCAGTTAGGAGATTCATACTTTGTCCTACCTGCTATCACCAATACGACTGCTGCTACTGGCACCTCTGGCACTTTTGAACTTTCAGTTACTTCAACTGCTGGTGTTGCAATCGGACAGCGTGTAACTGGTGTTGGTGTTGCTGCTGCAACCCGTGTAGTTGGTATCGCTGGTACTACCGTTTATATCGACACCGCTCTTTCAGGTGCTGTTAGCAACGACGTTAACTTCCTTGCAGAAGTTGCTGCTGACCTTGCAAAAGGAATGGTTGTTTCTTCCACCGCTGCAAACACTGGTCCTAATGGTGTTGATGCAAACACTGTAATCATTGGTATCGACAGAGAGACTGGTGATGCAGATGGAACCGTTATCGTTTACCTCAACAACGCTCTGATTGATAACGTTCAGCCTACAAACAACAACGACTCAATTGACTTTGACTTCTCTGAAGTCACTGCTACTGCTCATGGTCTGGTTGTTGGCGATGTAATCTACGTTGACCAGGGTACTGGCAACGCTGCTACAACCGCAGGAACATACACCATCCACTCTGTAGAGGACGCAAACACCTTCACTACAGAACCTGCACTTGATGGCGCTGGTGACCTAACTCTCTATTCTTCGATCTTCTTCGCAGAAAGATTCACCAACGGACCATACAGCATCCAAAACGACGGCGACCAAATTAAAGTCACCCTCAACGTCAGCCTCGACTGATTTAATTACATTGAAATCTATATCATGGTATCAGGGGGGTTGCTTGCGATCCCCCTTTTATTTCGCTGTATGCTGATATAGATGGTATTTTCTTATGCTGGTTCTGGGTCTATATCTCCCGTAGTTGGATTTGACTTCGGGAATATTTCCTACAGCTATACACCATCTACAATTTTACCATTTATCTATGTTGACCTGGGAACGCTTGGAGCGCCCACGGCAACAATCGATCATGGAAGTGTCACCGAACCTACTACTGGTCAAGAAGACTGGGGTGACATGCGTTATGATCAACAAACAAGATTCCCATTCGGCGTCGTTAGACTAGCGAGCAGCACGACGTTTGTAGTTAAGAAAGTATTCGTTGGTAGTGGTCAAATCTTCGAGCTTGGAGAGGCGTTTACGCGACTCCAGGCACCATGGATTGTCGAAGGCACTATATCCCTCCGAGGAGAGGCGAACGCAGCGTTCTTGTATCGTTACGATGCTTCTGGTATTCAATACGTATACGGGGACGCTGCGCCGTCTTACAGCACTCAATACAATGGATCTGGATCTCTATTCAGTGGATCCTTTACAGGCGAAGCAAAAGCTACGGTATATCCCGAGCAGCCTGATTATACACATATTGAACCTATTTACGTAAGTGCTGCCGAACTTCACAGCACGTACAACCCAGTATATCGTGCTACAGAATTTATTCCAGCGAGTGGAACTGGTACGGGAAGGGAAGGCGGATTTGCTATTGGACCTCATGTTAGATTCGGTACAATAAATGATCCCGATCTGGATGATGGTTTCAGTGATGAGAGAACAGTTAGATATTATGATGTAGATCTCACTAATGTTGTTAGACTTAACTTCCACATCATCAAGGGAAGTGGAAGCAATGGTGGAGAACAACCCGACAATGGCGAAGATCTTCTCATAGAGGTTCATAAAGCAAATTCCAACCAAAGTATTCTCACTAGGATTTCTTATGGTGGGAATACTAATGACCACACTCTTACAACCAAAACTTTTAATCTCGAACCAAATTATACAGACTACCAAACTGCTGCTGGAGATATAAAAGTATCGCAGCGAAATTGGACTGGTACATATCAATTCGATCATTATGGTCTCGCAGGAATAACATTTGACACTAGAGTCGGTGTTGGAGATACACGCAAGACACTATTTGGAGTTAGTGGTGACGCACTTGTCTTATCATCACTACTCCACATTGGTAGTGGTACGCTATTCAACATTGGCAGCACTCAACCTCTACGCACGTTTGGGTATAGTGGTTCTGGAACTCTATTTGGATTTGGTAACGAAAGCAGAAGACTCACTTACTCATATCCTGGAACCGACTTCTTCACATATGAAGATTATGGTCAGGTTGCCTCGGCCACAACACAACCTAACGAAGACTTTGGTTCTCTATTCAGAGATCCTGGTGATGATGTATACGAGATCTTTGATCGTGGCGAGATCCTCGTCAACTACACCAAGTATCCACATGGTCTGTTCAAGCTTCGCAGCGAAACGCTTGGCGCGAAACTTACACACATCACTGGTACTGGCACACTATTCAATATTGGCGATGCTCAAACCAGGGGTCCTCAAAACCATTACGGCGAAGGATCATTTACAATCAGCGGTGCGTCCAAGACAAACTTCTTACTACAAGAGTTTGGTTCTGGATTCATCTCCACTCTATCTGGTGCTGCAGAAACAGTTACTGCAAGTCCAGATCAAGAACACAAATTACTGGACTTTACTGGCGTTGCTGGTCAGAGCAGATCTGCAGTTCCTGCTACCGAAGGTCTGGACATCCAAGTTCAGGGTTCTGGTATTACCAGATTCGTTCCAAGATACAATGGAAGCATACATCTCGATATCGATGGCGGTCTCGTTACCGAGAAAGTTACTCTTGCTCATCAGGGTACAGGTGTTCTATTCGACTTCATCGGAGCAGAAGAGAGAAGAGTATACTCTTACAACACCTCCTCGATTGACTTCATTACCCATCCTGATTACGGATCTGTTGCTAATGCAGCAACAACCTTCGAGAATTATGGAGATTTAGATCTTCGTTACACTGGTGAAACTGGATGGATGTCTACTCCAGACATCCGTGTTGATTATCACTATGTTCTTGATAATTATACCAACTACCCATTCGGAATATTCCCACTCAAGGGCGAAGCACACGCTTCCAAGTCTTTCGAGTACATTGCTTCTGGTCCACTATTTGTACTCACTGGCGAAGTCTCGCTACGATTCCCACCATTCCATGCTGGCGAGGTAGATCTTGTTGCCTATGGCGAAGTAATAGAGAAGAGATCCAAGTCTTACATTGGATTACAATCTCTACAAATTTCTGGCGAAAAAGCAGAATCCTTCAGTCCAGCACCAGCAGTTGTATCTGGTTCCATCTTCTCTATTGGCGGTGCAGCAGAGTCCAAGACTTCCGACGAAGTATTCACCACTCTCTTCGATATCACTGGCGCTTCTTCGGAAGTCAGAGCAAGAGGATATCAAGGAAGCGGTTCTATCTTCTCCAACGGCATTCTATCCGAGTCCGTCACGAAGACGTTCCCACTCACACCTGGATATACTGCAAGTCTCACTCTCACTGGTGATGTTGAGTTCAGAAGAACTAAAGCACATCAAGGATTTGGAACTCTATTCGGACTTTCAGGCGCATCAGAGTCCAAGACTTCTGATGAGGTATTCACAACTCTCCTCGATATTAATGGCGAAGCAGTTGTCATTGCTGCTATCAAATACGAGGGTACTGGTGTTATCAGCACTCTATCTGGTGCATCAGAATCCGTTACTGCATCGCCAGATGATCTGTTCTCACTATTCGATATTACTGGTGAGTCTGTATTCAGAACAACTCAAGCATATCAAGGATTCGGAACTCTATTCGGTCTTTCTGGAGCATCAGAATCTGTTGGTGCCAACCCACCAGATATTACTACAGATATTGTTATTTCTGGATTTGCTTCCGAATCCAGAGTCAGAGGATATGAAGGATCTGCACATACAGAAATCTTCAGTACCGATGTAATAGAGAAGGCAGCATTTGATTATGTTGGATCTGGTGTTGTCAGTACCCTCTCTGGTGGTGCTGTAGTAACAACACAAGCATTTGGTTCTGATAGAGTTCTACTCGACTTCCGTGGAACTTCTGATGAGAAGTTTGTTGCCAACCCACCAGATATTACAACAGGCATCAATATCTTTGGAGCTGGTGCGGCTAGAATAAATCCAAGATTTAATGGTTATGGAGTCATCTACGTTGATGCAGAGCATGTAGAAAGAGTTTCCTTTGCTCATTATGGATCTGGAGATCTATTTACATTCTCCTCGACAAGAGAAGCTGTTGTTTATTCATACAACAATTCTTCGATCGATTTCTTTATCCCAATCGATCTTGGATCTGTTACTCTACCTGCGTCTACTCCAGCAGAACCAATTGCTCTCTACACGGAAACCGATTACGGTACGTTAGATCTTCGTTATACTGGAGAGACAGGATGGATGTCCACTCCAGACGACAGACAAGATTGGCAACATATCCTTGAAAATTATACCAGATATCCATTCGGTCTCTTCGATAGAGTTACTGGTACTGCTATAGGCAAGTTTGTCAAGGTTGTAACTTTAGAAGAGGCTGCCTCTGCCGCTGGCACTATCAGAATTTCTGGTGCAGCGCAAGACAATGTTACTCCAAACTTCAATGGATCTGGAGTTATTCATGTACTTGGTGCTGCAGAATCCGAGAGAGTTGGATTTGCAGAAGGATTCAATGTTCTCTTCGAGATTCATGGTGCGGTTACACCGAAGTTTACTGCTGCAGAACAAGTATTCGGAAGAATCGTCCTGGCAGCAAATGCTGGTGTTTCGTTCACTGGCAACACAGTTCAGGATGCAACCATATTCATCGGTGGTGCATCTACAGAACTACGAACCAGAGGATACGAAGGCAGCGGTTCTATCTTCTCCAATGGTATTCTTTCCGAGTCTACCAGCAAGACGTTCCCACTCACACCTGGATATACTGCAAGTCTCACTCTCACTGCTGAAGATCTTTATAACCAGACTCTAACTGTATTCACACCTGCTGTAGAGTATGCAACCAGTGGAAACAATTCATTCGACATTGGTCCATACTTTAGATTTGGTGTCTATGGTACTCCAGCTTCTTATTCTGCTGGTGGTGATAGAACAGTAGAGTTTACTCTTGATCTTCGTAGTGTAGAGGAATTAACCCTTAACATTGTTAAAGGTGGTGACAATAATGGCGGAGACACTCCAGAGTGTTTCAATACTACCACTGGATCTGGTGACAATTTAGTCTATCAAATCAATGGTAGCAACGAAACATTACTTGTTAGTGCTTGCGAGACATCATTTGAAACTTTAAATTCTGTTACTATTCCTGTACCTGTTACAGACAGAGTACAGAATGCGGTTGTCACTATCCATCAGTCGCAACATAGCGGTGGCACTCTGGATGCATGGGGATTCCAGTCTGTTGAGTACACGGTCAATAGAGCAGGCGATCAGCGTAAGACTCTGTTTGATGTCACTGGCGAAAGTGTATTCAGAGCAACCAAATCACACGAAGGATTCGGAACTCTATTCGGTCTTTCTGGAGCAGCAGAATCTGCAACAGTTGATGAAGTATTTGCTACTCTACTCACTGTTAGTGGTGAAGCAGTTATTATCGCTGCGAGAGGATATGAAGGAACTGGTTCTCTATTCTCCGTCAACAACGCAGAAGAAAGAAGACTCTTTGCATACTATGGTCATACAGAGATTACAATCTCTGGTGTTGCTTCGGATAGAACATCAAAAGACTTTATTGGATCTGGATCTCTGTTCAGTTTCTCTGGTGCATCAGAGTCTGCAACATTCAGCGAAGTATTCAATACTCTCCTTGACTTTACTGGAAAAGCTGTTGTCATCTCGACAAGAGGATATGAAGGAACGGGAGTTATCTCCACTCTATCTGGTGCAGCAGAAGCATTTACTGCATCTCCAGAAGATCTATTCTCACTATTCGATGTCACTGGTATTGCATCAGACAGCACAACGAAAGGTTTTGTTGGATCTGGTACTCTATTCGGATTCTCTGGTGCAACAGAGTCTGCAACATTCAGCGAAGTATTCACTGCTCTTCTCGACATCACTGGCGAAGCAGTTATCATCTCTGCAAGAGGATATACTGGAACTGGAAGAATCTCCACACTATCTGGTGGAGCAGAATCCTTCACTGTCAATCCAACAGAAAGAGAACTTCTATTCTCTATCAGTGGACTGGCAACACAGTCCTTCTCCTTCGGATCTTACAACGCAGAAGGAAATATCAGTATTTCTGGTCAACTTGCGAAGACTTCACTTCGTACATTTGCAGAGCAACCAGAAGTACAAGCAAGAATTTCTGGTGCTGGTTCAGAATCTTTCGTACCAAACTGGAATGGCAGTGGTCGTATCTCTGTTCTGTTTGGTACAGCAGAAGCGATTACTATCAACACAAGAGTACCAGGAGCTCTGTTCTCTATCAGTGGATTTGCTTCACAAGCATTCTCCTTTGGCAACTTCGATGGAGATTCTGCAGCAAGAATCTTTGGAGAAGCTCCTCTACCACCAACTCTTGTATTTGCAGAGTCTGGATTTGGAACCTTCACTGTATCTGGAGAAGCCGAATACGCAAACGTCAATGTTTACAGTGGATTCGGCACAATCTTCTCCAAGGGTGTTGGTGGAGAATCTCTTACCAGAAGAATCCCAGCGTTCCAGGCAGATCTTGCTCTATCTGGATTTGCTGCAAAGAGAGCTACATTCAATCCTCCAGATATTACAACAAGAATCCAGACTTCTGGAGAAATTGCTGTACCTACCAGAACCTTCAGCGAAATATTCCAGGTCGAAATTTTTGTATCTGGAGAAGCGACAGAGAGCAGAACCAATACCTTCGAAGGAGATGGATCTCTATTTACAGTTGGATTTGGTGGAGAATCGATCACCAGAAAACTACCTGCCTTCCAGGCAGACATGTTTGTTTCTGGATTTGCAGATCAGAGAGCGACATTCAGAGAAACATTCTTCGGATCTCTATTCACATTCAGTGGATCTTCTGCTCCAGAACTCCTCGCGTTTGCAGAGCAACCAGAAGTTCAGATTAGAATCGATGACGAATCTACTAACTCATCAACTAATGTATACATTGGTACTGGTAGAATCTCTACACTATCAGGTGCTGCAGAAGCAGCCACCTTCAATCCTCTGGAAAGAGAACTTCTATTCTCCTTCGGCGGTGGTTTCAGTGACATCAAGATTGTCAAGGCAGAAACCAAGCAAATCGAGATCTCTATCGATGTCGATACAGATGTAAGATTCATCCCCAACTGGATCGTCGAAGGTACGATTCCTGTCAGTGGTATTGCACATACCACCAGATCTATTATACACACAGGCGAAGGATTCATCAGCACTCTATCTGGTGCAGCAGAATCCTTTACTTACAATCCAACAGAAGATACTGCACTCTTCAGTTTCCTCGGAATTGCATCAATCAGATCTGCTGTATCGGAAGTCAAGACAGTCAATGCTTCGATCTTCAACGAACCTGTCAAGGTATTGGTTGTCAAATTCTTCGATGGATCTGGATTTATCCCAGTATCTGGTCAGAAAGACGAGAGAACGGCGAAAGTATACGAAGGATTTGGTGTTATCAGCACTCTGTCTGGTTCTGCCGAATCCTTTACCGTCAATCCAGACGAACTCACTGGACTGTTCGATATTCTTGGTGTTGCAGATACAAGACCAATCTCTGTATATACCAAGATTGGTTCTGGCGCTCTATTCACAAGCTTCACTGCTGGCGAAGCAAGAGCAATCTCTGTTCCAGTCAACGTTCCTTCTCAAGAATCCAAGGGACTCTTCAAACTGGAGGGTGCATCTCCAGAGTCGTTCACTATTCCATACGAAGGATTTGGATCTCTATTCTCCTTCGAAGGACTCGAAGAAAGAAGAACATTTGCACATCAATCAGAAGGAACAGTCACAGTTTCTGGTGTTGCTTCTACCCCAAGAACCAGAGATTACGAAGGATCTGGATCTCTGTTCTCGTTCATCGAAGCAGAATCTGCTGTCAGATTTATTCCTTCCACTCGCACAGTTCTCTTCGATATTACTGGCGAGTCTGTATTCAGAACAACTCAAACACACGAAGGAACGGGAAGTCTCTTCACAACCTTCACCGCTGGAGAATCCAGAACATTCAAACTTCCAGCGCATCTGGTTCCAAACCTCATCTTCAAAGGTGCGGCAACGATCAAGAATACCTACCAGTATCAAGGTCAGAACCATCTGGAGATCACAGGTTCTGCACAAGAATCGTTTACTCCGACAATATACGAAGGAGATATTCGTCTCAAGACATCTGGAGAATCTGTACAGAGATTCGTTACAGCAGAGACAAGTCAGGGCGGAACGATCAAAGTTCGTGGAGAATCTTCGGTACTCCTCACCAACGCATTCGATACTTACACTCTCTTCGATATCGGTGGTATTGCGAAGGTCAACGTATCTTCTGCCTTTGCTGGATCTGGAACAGTATTTACCTTCGGCAATGCCCAAGAAGTACAACCAGACAAGGGTTATCAAGGATCTGGAACAATTACTCTACGCGGTGAATCCGCAGATAAGAAGATCAGTGTTGCTCCAGAACGCACTTACGGATGGATTATTTAATAGTATAAATATTAGCAGTAACCATATACCTTTTACTGCATGACCACCCAGGTACAATTTAGGAGAGGTACTACTGCTGAACATGCTCTGTTTACTGGAGCATCGGGTGAACTTACAATTGATACCGATAAGAATATGGCGGTCATTCATGACGGTCAAACTACTGGCGGTTTTGATGTGTTTAGAGCAAGATGGGAAAGAATTAATTCTGACACTCTTCTCGGAACAAACTTACGTTATCTGGTAGATACCACAAACAATGCAATCACATTGACTCTCCCTTACTATAATAATGGACTGGTTCCTAAACCAGGAGATGTTATTGAGTTTGTTGATTCTGCATTTACGTGGCATATAAATAATGTTACCGTAACAGATCCCACTGGCAGAAAATTTCAGAATGAAGAAAATTTGATTGATTCTCCATTGGTTTTTGATGTAAGAGGTGCAAAAGTTCAACTGATCTGGGAAGGAGTTTACTGGAGAGTAGTCGTATGACAATGTTCTTAAGCGATTTTTATCGCGCTTCGGATACAGTTACAACAACTGGAAAAGGATCAGATGATCTCGGTAATGACTTCTTTATCCATGCACTAGATAGAGACGAGAAAGGTATGCTTAAGTATACCAAAATTAGATCTATCAATCCAACTGAAATCGCTGATTTCACGCGAAAAGATGGTACACCATACCTGGATATCGCAACTGGTCTCTACGATTACGTAGAGGAAACTACTGAAGAAAAGTCTTTATATAATAGTTCTCAAGATCGATACCAACAGTTCAGGTTCGATGCCAGAAAACTATCTTATTTCATTGATGATGAAGGATATTTTGTCCTGCGTTTCAATGAAGATTATGATTACACCACCAACGGCCCCAAGTAAGGAAAGTAAATAACAATGGCTGATTTCAGATTAGGTAGACTAAAATTTAATTGGACTGGCGACTGGGTAGCCGCCACCGATTACGTCATCGACGATATCGTCAAGTTTGGCGCAAATACTTATGTCGCCAAGGCAAACCACACTGCGTCTTCTAACGAGAGTATGTGGTATTCCCAAGACGCACAGTATTGGGATTTACACACAGAAAGTCTCGATAACAAAGGAGATTGGGCACAAGGAACCTTCTATAAACTTAACGATGTTGTTAAGTATGGAAATAGCGTATATCGCGTAATCCAATCACATACAGCAGCAGCAGAATTTGCTGATGATGAGGCAAATTTTGAACTATTTGTTGCTGGTCTAGTATTTGAAGATACTTATGATGCTGCAACTACATACCAACCAGGAGACGTTGTATCCTTCGGTGGTTATACTTACGTAGCAACTTCTATTCACTCTGGATCTTCTCCTAATTTACTAACCAATTGGGAAATTGTTACTACTGGATTTAAAGTAAAAGGAACTTGGGACGGCGCAACTGAATACGTTCCTGGTGATGTTGTACTTCTCGGTGGTAATTCTTACGTTGCAAAGACAACTAACACTGGACAAAACCCAGGATCAAGTGCCGCTGATTGGGATTTTATCGTTGGTGGATTTACGTGGCAAGGTATTTGGGATGTTGCAACTACTTACTATGCAGGTGATGCTGTTGTACGTAACAGTAACTCTTACATCGCAGTTGCAGAATCTACTGGCGAAGAACCAGAAACTGATGCTACTGGAACATACTGGAACACCTTGGCAGAAGGTGCCCAAGCTAACGTTCTAACTCAAACTGGCGATGTACTATATCGTGCTGGTGCTGGTGCTGCAAGACTACCTATCGGAAATAATGGTCAGGTTTTTGCTGTTTCTCCAACTGGAGTTCCCCAGTGGGAAAACAACAATGTAACTGATCCTGTTTATTACGTTACAGAAGAAGGTAGCGACGGAAACACTGGTGAAAATATCTCCAGATCTTTTGCTTCTTTGAGTTATGCAGTAACTCAAGTCACTGGTCCTGCTACTATCTACGTTAAAGCAGGCACTTACTTCGAGACTCTACCTATTATTGTTCCAGAGTATGTCTCTATTGTTGGCGACAACATGAGAACATCTACTATTAAACCTGATGCAGGTCAAAATAGTAGAGTTTTAGAACTAACTTTAGCAGGAAGTGTTGCTGACGAGTATAAAGTTGATGGTTTGGTAATCAGCAATGGTGCTGGATCCAAGACTGCTTATGTTCTTCACACCAAAATTGTTAGTGGTAATGATGTTATCCAAATTCTACCAATTACTGGTGGAGATTGGACAACCGCTGATACTTACGAGTCTGGAGCATCAGACACCCCAATCTCTACCGTAGATAATGTTCTTAATGAACATGCCACCATGTTCTACATGTCTAACAAGTCCATGCTTAAGGACCTTGTTATGGACGGCATGGAAGGTTTTGTTCCTTCACTCTCGGATCCAAAGGATCTAAACACCGCAACAATTAAGGGTGTATTCCTCCGCTTGTGGCCTAACTCCCCAACAACCAAGTCACCATATATCTCACAGTGTTCTGCATTCTCGCAGGCTGGTGTTGGTGCAATTGTTGATGGTGATGTTCACAAGAAATGGGAAGGAACTGCAACTCCATCGAACAAGTCGATGTTGTTTGACTCATTCACCCAGATTCATGAAAGCAACGGTGTTGGTTTCTGGTTGACGAACAACGGAAACTCCGAGATTGTATCTTCCTTTACTTACTACGCACACATTTCTTACTGTGCTTCCAACGGTGGTAATATCAGATCCTTGGCAGGTAACTCTTCCTGGGGTAACTACGGTATCATTTCTTCTGGATTCAACGCAGACGAAGTTACTAAAGACGGTAGAATTGACGGTGAAGAACTGAACTATCAACCAGAAACTCTATCTGATATCTTCAATGTCGGTGAAAGAATCGAAGGTTTCACTTCTGGTGCTATTGCTGAAGTTCTTTCCCAGCAAGTTGGTGTTGCGAAACTCCTGATCAGACCTCTGAAAGGATCCTTCATTTCTAACGAAACCATCACTGGTGATGCTTCTTCAAGCACTGCAGTTCTAGATACAGCAGCAACTTATCAGGATGGTCAGAAAGGATTTACTCTTATTGTTAGAGACCTTGATTCAGCACCAAAACCTGGTGGTTCAATCGAATTCATCACTGGTCCTAACGGTGAAGGTCCTGATATCTTCACTTATGTTATTTCCAACTCTTCTTATAAGGTTCCTGATGGCAAAGGCGATCTGGTTGTCACCAGAGGTTCTTTGGGCACTGCCTCTGTTACTCATGATGGTCTGTCTGACATTGTTAGATATACCGTATCAGGTCAAACAACCTTAACCGCTGCGCCAAACGGCACTACGACACAGTTGGCAGTTACCAGTATTAATGGTATGTCTAACGGAGGATTCTTGATCATCGATAATGAGATGGTACAAATTACAGGATTCCCCAATCCAAATACTGTCGATGTAGTCAGAGGAGTACAGACAACAACAGCAGCACCTCACAATGCAAGTGCAGTTGCAACTATTGTCACAGCATACAACCCAACACAAACCGAGAACATCGGTGACCTCACCAACTCTCAAACTTCTATTCGCGTATTCGCGGAAGATAATATTCAGGGTGGTGACTACATTAGAATTGACAATGAGTTTATGCTTGTTAATGCATCTGTAGAAGATCCTAATGGTCAGGTAACTCTGATTCTTGCAGAAGAGAAGCCAAATCCTTCTTACGATGGTCAGAACTTCAAGATTAGATATCTGTATTCCCAGGTTAGACTGACTGGTCATGACTTCCTGAACATTGGTACAGGAACCAAGACACAGACCAACTTCCCAGGTCTACCTATTCAATCACCTGCTCCAGGTAATGAGGTAACCGAGAACTTCCCAGGTCGTGTTTACTACGTTTCTACAGACCAAGATGGTAACTTCTCGGTTGGTAAATACTTCCGAGTTAACCAGTCAACTGGTAGCACAACTCTGAACGCTTCGTCCTTCGACTTGTCTGGTCTGACCTCACTACAACTGGGTTCGATCGGTGGTCAAATCGGTGAATCTATTAACGAATTCTCTTCTGATGGAACCCTGTCTTCCGACAGTAATCAGAAGGTCCCAACTGAATCGGCAGTTAAGACTTACGTCGATACTGAACTAACCAACCTCAAGGGTTATATCTTCTGGGCAGGTGGCATCTGATCCCTGTCTTGGGGATCTGATCCCTGTCTTGGGGTGGCTTATGCCACCCCCTTTGTATAAATAAATAAAGAATAAATCGTCAAGATCTTAAAAAGGAGAACGTCACATGGCTTCTGGAGTCCTAGGGCAACAAGCTCTGAATGCTACTACTAACACTACGGTATATACTACGCCTGCAGACACAGTAGCATACGCAAACATCAACGTTGTTAACATCAACGCAACCCCCATTGTCGTAAGAATTGCTATCGCAGCAGGATCTACCCCCCTTGCAGCAGAGTACATCGAATATGAAGCAGAAATTGCTGGATATGGTGTTCTTGAAAGAACTGGTATGGTTCTAAATTCTGGCAAAAGAATTGTAGCGTATAGCAACCTTTCAAGCGTAAGCGTTGCAGTATATGGCGTTGAAGAATCTACTGTTTGATAAATAACAATTATAAAGGAGCATAAAAACCAATGGGACGTTCTATTAGTTCACCTACAGAATCAAGAGCAACCGTAGCAGTAAACTCGGCGCACCAAGCAGCATCTGGAGAAATTCTTCTTTTAGATACTTCTGCTGGTTCCGAATTTACTGTAACTCTTCCACTAAACCCAAGACCTGGCGACAGACTTAATTTTATTGACGCTGCTGGAACCGCTGGCACCACTAAAGTTATTGTAGCAAGAAACGGTCAAAAGATTGCTAATATCGAGGACGATCTTGATATTGATATCAAAAATACATCACTCGAACTGTACTACACAGGAACCAGTTACGGTTGGTCAATCCTTTCTAACTGATTCACCTGAACACGGAGGGATAGACAAATGTCAAGTTTAAGAGATTTATTAGATTACGCTAGCGCAGAGGACATTCCTCCCGTTACCGCGTTCGGGCAACCAGGAGTCATGTTCACTTTTAGAGGTGTCTCGTGTGCTCAAGGTCAAGGTTGCGACACTTATCAAAGTCAACAACTATGTTGGTGTGTACCCCCTTTAGATGCAACTAAATTGCGTGTAGAAATTTGGGGTGGTGGAGGAATGGGCGGTGCTCCTCGCTGTAACTCTGTTGGTGTTCCTGGATATTCAGGAGAATATAATAGCAGAATTCTTTGTGCAAATGAGTTAAGTATCAGCAACTTTAATAACCAGTGCTATGTAATGTGCGTTGGTATGGCAAACTGCTGTGCATCTTGTGCTGGTGGATGTATGGGTTGTAAGACCTACGTTCAAGGTCCTGGATTGTCTGACTTCTGTGCAGAAGGTGGATACGGCGGTAAATACGAAGGTATCTGCTGTGCATTTAATAACCCAGCGTATGGTTGCAACACCAAGATTGGCAACAACTGCTGTAGCAACTGTGGTTGTACCCCAGCATATTGCTGCTGGCATGAATCCGCAAATGCTCCTTTCAACAAAGAAGACCGAGCCGCAAAAGAAAATCTTGGTATTTGCTATAACGGCATTACAGCTTCATATGTCATCTCCGATTGCTGCTGCCGTAAGATTGGTCCGAAGAAGTCTTACACTCCAATGCCTGGTGGTTTGATTGGTAAATTCGGAACCCTTATGGTTAATGGTATGATGTGCGATGATTGCTATCTGGATTCATCTCACTGGAGGTGTGTTGATTGTGATAGAGCAAATAGCAGTGGCGGTATCTTCCCTGGTTTGGGATCTTCCACATGCGGATGGGGTGGTCCTCCTGGAATGGGCGGTGGACAAGCTTCCCTCGGATGTTGTTATTACTGTAGTTGCGGTGGTCCTGGTGCTACTGGCGCAGTTAGATTTACCCTATATCCCGCAACTGGAGGTTGATAAATGTCTGGTATTAGAAATCTATTAGGAAAAGAATTTGCTTCTTCTGTTGGCGCTATGGGCACAACAGCAGAACCAATTCATGATGGTAAAGTCTTTATCTTTGCCGCTAATCATAGATCGTGTTGCTGTAATTGTAGCACAAACAATTGTATCTGTAACTGGTGTGTCCCCTGCGGCGTTACAAAGGTAACGTTTGAGATCTGGGGCGGTGGCGGTGGCGGCGCTGGTGCTTGCTGCTGCATGAACGGCATCCCTGGCACCACTGGTGCTTATTCAGTTAAGACGCTGGCTTATCCAGATGTCGAAGGTGGTTATTGCTACCAGTTATGTGTTGGACCCGCAACCAGCAACACAAACAATTTCCGTGGTCAAAGAGGTTGTCATACTTATATTACTGGTCCTGGTCTATCTAACTTCTGTGCAGAAGGTGGATACGGCGGATGTACTTGCTGCGGCATCTGGTCAAACTCTAGCTGCTATAACAAAGATAAGATTGACTTCTTCTCTAATGGCAATTGCTTGGGATACGGACCCCCATCATACGGTGGAGACTGCAACATTTCTGGCAGAGCAGGATTTATCAGAGCACACTGCCAGTCTAACTGTGCTGTTAAGGCAATGCTTCCTTATCCACCAAGAATTGTTGATCATAATGGTGGTTGGGCAACTACACACTATTGCACATGTGCTACTTGTGGAGAACAAAACCATTGCTTCATTAGTTTGCCATACTCTGGTTCTCCCAACTGTTACTCTTCTGGTATTCCTGGATTTGGTAACGCATCAGGTATCACCTGTTCAAGCGAATGTCGTTGTGGAACGCCTGGTCCAGGCGGTATGATCCGCATCACATATTGCTCCTGCTGGATGGGTGTCAATTCAGACTGTTCACTACATATGTGTAATTAATAGGATAAACAACGATGGCTACCAATTTACGAGACTTACTGGGCACTATTACCTCTGATTCAGCCCTTTCAGGTTATGATCCAGAGACACTTCTGCCCTCATATCCTTTAAAGGACTTTAACGTTCAATATTTCACCCCTGGTTCATATATTGCACAGGGTTCTGATACTCCAATGAGTGATATTGATTCTTATCACTATACATATTATCCTGATTGGACCGTTCCTGCTGACGCTACCCAAGTTCTCATGGAGATCTGGGGCGGTGGAGGTGGAGGAGCAGTATCTTGCTGCTGCTCTCATGGTCCTGGTGGTGGTGCTGGAGCATATGCATACAAGTTGCTCAAAGGATCTGATGTAGTTCCTGGTTGTAAGTACCAACTGTGTATTGCATCTTCAACTTGTAGAACTGCATCTAAAACTGGTCGCAGAGGATGTAAAACCTATGTTACTGGTTTTGGTCTTACCAACTTTTGTGCTGATGGTGGCTTCGGTGGTTGTAACTATTGCTCGACTCAAGGTTGTACTTGGTTAACACCAAGAAAAAATGAATCCGAATGTGTTTATGGTTGCTGTGCAATCTATCATGGTGCTGATGGTGGTTCTATAGGTCTTCCTGGTGCATATTATGCAATCTGTTATGGTGATAGATGTCATAATAAGTTCTTCTTCCCATATCCTGGCGGTCTCGTAAGTTCACAAGGTGGTTATGTAGGCACCAGACATCACTGCGGTCACTGCAATTGCCACTACTGCGAATGGTGTTATTCCAAAATGCAAGTTGGTTTTGGACAAGGTAGCACCTGTAATGCTACTTCCATCCCTGGTTTTGGTGGAGTCACTGCATCTACTTGCGAAAACGGTCCAGTATGTGGATCGGGTGGTCACGGTGGCATGATCAGAATCAGCTACAAGTGATACGGTAATCCGAAAACTGTTCATTTTATCTTTCATTCTATAAATACAATTATTCAAGGAAATCACAAACGTCATGGCACAAATTTCTAAAGCATATACTTATAAGTTGCCCGACTCTTACTATGGGACAACTGCTGTTGATGGCAATACTGCCACCGCAATTTATAACGGACCTGCAAAGGGGTTTGTATTTGTAGGTTCAGAGGATGGTGTTTTGCATCCAGACGAGGGATTCCACCCTTGGAATGGAAAGCAAGAAGACAAAGAATCTATGGACATTAGAGCAGGTCGCTCGCGTAGAGCGATTGTTCTTGATTGCGCTACTAGTGATGATGATACTGTCATCGCTGCTATCTGTATGGGTCAAGACATCGCTTCTGATGATTGGGCAACTGTCTCTTACACTTTAGATGGCGAGACAGAACCTTATCACACCGACCCAGATCCCCTTCCTTTCAACAATGTATATGATGTACATAATGATATGATCAAGTATGATCTTGAAAATGAAGTATGGTTGATTGATGAAATCCCATTTGCAAAGTGTCCTTCTATGGAAGATCACGTAGCATCGAGAGATTCCTTGATTGTAGAAGCTCAAGAATATATTGCTGATGAAGATAATGAAGTAACTGAAGAAGAAACAACTGCTATCAATGCATATATTGTTGAACTGCAGAATGTTTATACCAGATTTGAAGGTGTTCATCAAATGAAAATTCCTTTCCCAACATGGCCTTTAGAAGATGCTGGTCCTGCCGAAGATCAGGCAGAAGCAGGCGCTGATGTAGGTGCTGGTTGATAACTGAAGAATCCAGAAGGGGCGGGGAAAACCGCCCCTTTTTTTATGCCTAAATAAAGGTACTTAAATCATTAGAGATTGATTTTATGAGACCAAAATCATTTTTTATCAACGGCGGTGCGGGTCGTGTGATTTGTTCAATTCCTGCTTTAGAGAAGTATCAAGAGGACCATCCAGACGAAGACTTCGTAATTGTTTGCGAGGGAGGAAGTGACTTCTTCAGAGGACATCCTACTCTATACAGCAAGGTTTATGATCACTGGCATAAGAATTTGTTCCAGGATAAACTAAAGGATACGGACATTTGCACTCCAGAACCATATCGTGTCTGGGAGTATTACAACCAGAAGTGTAATCTGTCACAAGCATTTGACATTGCAATTAATAACAAAGGGATTAGAGATCTACCAGATCCCAGGATTAAATTAACAAGAGAAGAATCGGTGCGCGGCAAGATGATTGTTGCCGAGGTTCGTAGCAAAACAGAAAAGAAAAAGACTGTTGTTTTCCAACCATTTGGTAGAGGAGTAACAGCACAAGGTAATTTAATTTACGACTCTTCGGGTCGAAGTTTTGAATACTATAATGCAGTTAGCATTGTAAGACGGTTACAGAAAAAGTATTCTGTTATCTGGTTCAGTGAACTTCCTCTCGATGTAGAAGGATTGGGACTAAAAGATACTGTTTCAATTCCCGCATCTCAACAAGTAGATCTCCGTACTTGGGCAGGTATTATCAGAGAAGCAGATCTTGTTCTTGGTTGTGATTCTGTAGGGCAACATATTGCCAAATCAATGAACAAACCAGCAGTTGTTGTGGTTGGTTCTACTTTCGCTGAAAATATCACATATCCAAATTGGGAGAAGTTTGATATTTTAGACATGGGAGAGGGTCAGAGAGTTTATGATCCCATTCGTATCTCGATGGACGATGAATCCAATAGAACGAATGATGGTATAATGGCTATGAATGACAAAGTTGAAGAAGTCATTATTAAGTCAGTTGATAAACTGATGAACAAATACTATCGCAAACCAGAACATGAAGTAATTCTTCCACAAGAATGGGGATGTGGTTCTCAAGGATGCGATACACCACAAGCACCAATTCAAGAAGCAGAACCAAAAAAAGAGAAACCAAACATCTTTAGTGACATGCAAGTGACACAAGATGCTGTAGCATCAAAACCACCAGGGTTTTCAAATTCCGTTAAGATTGCAAAATAATTGAGGTATTAAAATGACAACTATTCTCGCTATTGCCAGAGGACACAATGGCAGTACGACTTTACTGAAAGATGGTGAAGTGGTTTTTTATCTGGAAGAAGAAAGACTTTCCAGATTCAAGTATGACGGAACACCTTTTATGGGTATTCTGAAAGCGTTTGAATACACAGACACTATTGATCATTTGGTCGTCTGTCATACTCATCGTCATGGACCTGTTGCTGACTGGACAGGTGATGATATTTACGAGACATTAGTGAGAAAGATTGCTCGTAAAAAGTTCGAGTTTAAAACTCATTTCATTGATAATATTCATCATGAAATGCACGCTGCATGTGGTTTCTATAATTCAGGTTTCGATGATGCTGCTTGTGTTATCGCAGATGGAGCGGGTAGTTTCCTGGATCTCGGAGATCCTATCGGAGATGTCGGATATGAGTTTGAAACTATTTTTGACGTTGATTATGAGAGTAAATTTGATACTGTCTGGAAGCATATCGGAACCAGACAAGCTTGTGGTATGTTCGAACAGGATGGTGTTTTTGTAACCGAATATCCTGGTCATACCAAAATGTATGAATCAGTAACACAATACTGTGGATTCCCTGCTATCGAAGCAGGTAAGCTTATGGGTCTATCTCCATATGGTAAAGAGAATGATGAACTGCCATCGTTCTTTGATTCAACTGGCGAGTGGGGAAATCGCGAATTAATTATTCCGACGTACCCTAACGCTGCCCAAATCAATTGGCAGCGTTATGACATCTTGAGGGATGATGTTACTCGCCATAGAGAAGGTGAATTCACTGAAGTTCAGAAAGATCTTGCTTACAAGATTCAGAAAGAATCATCAGAAAGAATGGTCACCTTGATTCGTAGAGCGCACGAATTGACTGGTAAAACTAATATTGTTATTTGCGGTGGTTACGGTCTCAACTGCGTTGCAAACTACAAGTATTGGAAAGAGTTCCCCGATCTGAACATCTATTGTGAACCAATCTCTCACGATGGTGGTACTTCAATCGGTGGTGCTAAATGGGTTTGGCACCAACTCAATGAAGTCAAGAAATCGTCTGGTAAGCAGGAATCTGTTTACTACGGACCACAGTATGATCCTTCTACATATGAATCTGATCTTGGTGATCTTGATGTTCGCGATACTTCTTACGGTGATGTCGCACAACTCATCCGTGATGGTAATATCGTGACTATCTACCAAGGTCGCTCCGAAGGTGGTCCCCGTGCTCTCGGTAACAGATCTATCCTCTTCGATCCTACGATCAAGGACGGAAAAGATTATGTCAACACTGTCAAGCGTCGTGAATGGTTCAGACCATTTGCTTGCTCTATCAAGAAAGAAGCAGTTCATGACTGGTTCGACCTTGCTGGCCGTGACGAAACTCCCCACATGATGTATGCTGTCAAGTGTCACGATGGTGTAGAAGAGAAGATTCCTTCTGTCATCCATGTTGACAATACTTGCAGAATTCAGACTGTAACCCCAGAGCAGAATGAGCATTACTATAATCTCATTGATGCTTTTGAGAAGTTGAGCGAAGTTCCCATCCTGTTCAACACCTCATTTAACCTTGGAGGAGAACCTTTAGTTGAAACTATTGAAGATGCTGTAAAGACTCTAAACAATAGTGACATTGAATATCTGTATCTCCCAGAGATTCAGAAACTTGTCCATGTACCCAACGCATGAAGATCTCTTTCGTTAATGGATGTTTCGATGTGCTCCACCCAGGACACATCGAACTCCTGAAATACGCAAGGTCTCTTGGAGATTACCTTATCGTTGCTATCGATTCCGACAGGAAAGTAGCAGAGATGAAGGGTCCCGAGAGACCTATTTTTTCGCAATATGATAGGTCAGTGATGCTCAAGTCTATTAGGCATGTTGACGTTGTGCATGTGTTTGATACAAAAGAGGAACTGGAGGATTTGCTTGAATCCATTTCACCTGATATAATGGTGGTAGGTTCCGACTGGAAAGGAAAAGAAGTAGTAGGTTCACAGTATGCCAAATCAGTTCGGTTTTTTGATAGACTCGGAGATTACTCCACCACCCAAACAGTTAAAGGTATTACTTATCGGTGATTCCTGTATCGATAGATATGTGTATGGGAAGTGCTCCAGATTGAGTCCAGAAGGTCCTGTGCCAGTTCTTGAGAAGACTCGCATAGAAGAGACCAGAGGCATGGCATGGAACGTCAGAGAGAACCTCATGGCGTTTGGGATTGAGGTCTACATCATGACCAATGAAGAGATGCCAATCAAGACAAGATTTGTTGATGAAAAATCAAATCAACAAATCATGCGATTAGATGAGAAAGATGAGGTAAAGCCATTTGAATGGGAAATGCCGAAAGAAGACTTCGATGCAATGGTCATCTCTGACTACAATAAAGGATTCTTGTCGGAAGAAAAGATCTTTGAACTATGTGACTGGTTCAAGAGACCTGTCTTCATTGATAGTAAAAAGACTAATCTACCAAGACAGTGTTTCATCAAATTAAATGATGGAGAAGCACAGAAGTTGGAAGGAGAATACCCCTTCTTGATTACTACAAAAGGATCTGAAGGTGCTACCTTCAAAGGTAAAATGTATCCTGGAACTAAAGTTCCTGTCTTTGATGTAGCAGGTGCTGGAGATACATTCTTATCTGCTTTGGTATTCTATTACCTGAACACAGGTATCATGGAGTCTGCGATTCCTTTTGCCAACAAAGCAGCCGCAGTTGCGGTATCAAATCCAGGAACTTATGTATTGACAACGGATGATGTAAATGATTTATGTAATTGATATTGATGGTACTATCTGCTTCAAGAAGGAAAGAAACGGTTATGAGGTAAGTGTCCCTATAAGGCAAAGGATCAAGACTATCAACGATCTATATGACCAGGGTAACTACATCAAATACTTCACCGCAAGGGGCATGGGAAGGCATGAAGGTAATGCCAGTAAGGCATACACCCAGTTCTATACTATGACTGAAAATCAGTTAAGGAAGTGGGGATGCAAGTATCATGAGTTGATTCTTGGTAAGCCATCTGGCGATATATACATTGACGACAAGGGAATTAATGATGTCGGATTCTTTAGTTAAGCACGTACCCAAAGGTTGGGGATACGAGAAGTGGATTGTCAACAACGGAGAGTATTGTGGAAAACTTCTCTTCTTTGAAGCGGGTAAGAAGTGCTCTTGGCATTATCACAAACTAAAACACGAAACTTTTTATCTACATTCAGGTAAAATCTATCTGTATTATGGTTTTGATGATGATCTTTATACAGCTGATCGCACAATATTAACCCCTGGGATCCCTTTCGAGATTCCCAGGGGCATGAGGCATCAGATGATTGCCATGGAAGATTCTGAATTATATGAATTCTCTACGACACACTTTGATTATGACTCGTATCGGGTTGTGAAGGGCGATTGATATATTCTTCTACTTTAGTAAATCTATAACCATACCAGTCACGATTTGTTTTGGTGCAAAATTGATACTTACCTTTTAGGTGTTCGGGGAAGGGGATCTCAATGATCTCCGCCCCGTATTTTTTTGCAATGATTTCTGCAATGTCTCGGAAAGAATATGTATAGGTAGATCCAAGATCAAAGATTCCAGATCCTTCTCTGTTGTTTGGAACGATACGAACAATGTCATCGACAAATATAAAGTCTCTCATCATGTTCTCCGATCCCTCGAAGATCTTAATCTTTCCAGTCATCTTTGCTTCTTCAGTAAACTTACTGATAGGACTACGTTGATTCCCTTTATGCTCTTCTCCATCTCCGTAGACATTGAAGAATCTGAATCCTTGAATTTTACGAAACTTGTCAATATTATCCTGAACCCAGTAATCTACCTGTGCTTTTGTCATTGCATAGTAGTTCAATGGGTTGATGGTTCCGTTGATAAACGTACCATAGACAGAAGCAGAAGAAGCATATCGAACAGGGATTTGATATTCGATTGCTTTTTCAAATAACTTCAGTGTAAGTTCTACATTATAGAAATGAAGTTTATTGAGATCTGTTTCTGTTGTGGAAGAGATGGCTCCCATGTGAATGATTTCATCCACGTCTTGCCATCTACCAAATCTTTCTAAAATATGAATAGCATTATGTTGTTCTACACCCAAGTGTTGTTCATATTGTTTAGCGAAGTGAGATCCGATAAATCCTGCACACCCCGTAATCATTTTCATGCTCAAACCTCAATTATAAATAGCATTAACATATAGTGTATTTATCCACGACTAGGGGAAAGGCATGTCATCACACCCAACGTTTGGTTACTTGGCGGGGGTAATTCCAAGTACAATAAAAAGAAATACGAAGTTATATACTGCTCAACCATCAGAGCTTGCTGAAGGAACAATCATTGTTACTCACAAGAATCCTTATCCAACAAAGATTAGGATTATGGTTGTGGATCAAACTGATTATAATCCTTCCACTGGATTACCAGTTCCCCAAGTCGCAACTAAATCATTTTGCTATTTTAACATATTTGTTGGGGAAGGACAAACGTTTGAAACTCAAACGATGTATGTCTCTGACAGTCAATCAATTTTGGTGTGGTCTGATAGACCAGATACTAACTTTGTATTCCAAGGTTCTGTAGTTACCCTACCAGAAACGGGTTCTGGTCTTATCGCTTCCAAGGTAGTTGATAAAGAAAATAGACAAGAGATTCTCCTCAACAATGGTGCCGATGATCAGAAGACAGTAACTATCTTTGCTTGTAACAAAGGTGCTGATGTAGCAAGAATCCGCATGGGTGTTGCTACTGCTGGAAGACCATACCCATATATTGAAGGGACAGAATATTATGACTTCAACATCAAGTTGAGTCCTGGTCAGACTTACGTAAGAACTAACGTAAGAGTTGGTGAAAATAAAGATATTATTGTTAGATCTGATAGTTCAGATGTTAACTGGGTCGCTCTCGGAACATCAAACTTTGAAGCTACTACACAGGTAAGTCTTGCACTGCCAGGTAATTTATCTATCGGTGGAACTTCTACATTCCAAGGTGAATCTACGTTTTCGGATGATATTACAATAGACTCATCAGAAGTTGATTACAATCTTTCAGTTCTTCGTGGATACAATGTAAGTTCTGACAATACTTGGTATATTGATAGTAACAATGGCAGTGTTTTCTTTGGTGATGTAAATTTATCTGGAAATATTACATCCACTGGTGGTATTACTATTAATGACTCTAATGGCGATCCAGTCTTTACAGTAGATCCTGTTACTGGTGATGTAAACGTTGGAGGTGCTCTTTCTGCAGGCACTTTCAACTATGAAATTTCTATCGACGGTGATTTAGATCTTCTAAATAATAGAGTAATAAATATGGCAGAACCACAGGCGGCATCGGACGCTGCGACACGTAGGTATGTCGATAACTACGCTATCATTTATGCGGTTGCTCTCTCATAAGAACGAATCTGGAGTTTTAGATGGCTAAAAAGCAAATTAAAAATTACGCCTTCAACCCAGGCGTTGCAGGGCAAGGTACTTTAAAATTTGTTGGTAGGTATAGTGAAGAGCAACTTCTTCTAATTACGAATGTAACTGCTGGCGAGGTTCTCGCTTCGTTCGCAGACGCATCGAAACCAACATCGTTGAGTTATATCCTGGTTAATCCTTTAAGTACAGATGTAGATTTTCCGTCAGCACATAACGAGGCAGACTATCTAACTGTAATTACTTTCCTTTACGATACTTCTACATTTACTTCTACTGATTCTGTTCAAATTTTTGTAGAGGTTGACGAGCAAACAATTAGACCATGGGACTTTGGTACGGACGCTATTGAGCGTATGCGTATCGCTGAACCACAGTCGATGCTCGACGCCGACTTTGAGTATGGCATCCAACCAACGAAGTGGCAGTCATTAGACCTCTTCAGAAACTATCCATCTCTTTATGAGATTCCTGGAACTAGTATTGGATGTGCTTCTATTACAACAGATGCTTCTTCAGGAACTAGCTTCATTGGTCCTTCGAGTATTACCGTGCAGTCTGTGTTAGATCACGGTCTTATTGAAGGTGATCCAATTAGTATTCGTGGTATAGATGATTCTGTTTTTGGATATAGTAAAGCTGAAGGATCTTTTGTTGTTGCTGCTGTTGTAAACTCAACAGAATTTACTTTCTTTGCTAAAGGTAAGGTAGGAACGCTACAAGGAACTCAACTTCTAACAAACTTCACAGAAGTGAAGAAGGCTGGATTCTATACAGGTGCTGCAATTGGAACCCCAACACTATCAGTCCTTACTCAAGGTGCTACTGGTAATGTTCTTTCCGATCAGACTTCTCCTGCTGCAGGAAGTATTATTGGTTTGACTGCATCTTCAGTAGTTCCTCCTATCGGAGCTCCAATTCTTGGTGTAGCAATTAGCAGTGGTTCGCAGATTACATCTACAGTAGCGTCTTCTTTTGATAAAGAAGTAACAACATCATTTGTAGCACCAGTATCAAGCATAGTTTTAAATGATGTTACTAACATTGAAGTAGGACATGCTGTATCTGATGGTTCAGGTGCTAACGTTTTTGTTACTAATATTACTAACAACGAAGTATTTTTTGATGGAGATCTAACCACTGATAAGAATGGCAATAACCTTTCTCAAAATTTCGAGAGTGTTTCTCCAGTAAACTTCGGACAAGGAAGTGGTGGTAAGTTTGACATCACCAGAACTGCTGGCGTATATGCTGCTGTAATTACCCCAACTTCATTTTTCCCTGGAAGAGCGCAAGATTCTTATTCTGGAACTTTTGGTAATAATGCACAGTTTAGTGTCACTGCAAATCATAGCACTGGTGCATACTCTGATGTACAACTACTAAATGGTGGTGTTGCATATTCTGCTACAGAAACTATTACTATCTCTGGAGTAAATCTTGGTGGTGCAACTACAGCAAACGATCTGGTTATCACTATTGATACTGTAGATGCAACTGGTGCCATTTTAACATTCACCCCCTCTCCAACTGCGGTTGCAACATCAACAAACCCCAACGTTGGTGAAAACTATACTACAGGCGAAACTCTAATTATCTACGGTACTCAACTGGATGGAGAATCACCAGCTAATGATCTAAAAATTATTTTAACTGGAGCAGTAGGTGGTAGCGGAGAAATCACCACGTTCACTACTACTGGTACTGGAGTTTCTCCAGATCAAGATTATAATGGTATTTCTGGTTCGGGTGGTACAGGTAGTAATGCCACTTTCAATATCCAGAAACTTGGTGGAGGATTAGATATCTCTCAACTGGAAGAGATTACCATTGGAGGAATCATCGAAGCAGATGATGTTTTTAGTATTACTATCGACGGCACTCCACTTTCATACACAGCATTAGCAGGTGAGACTATTACTGCTATTAGAAATGAATTGATTGATGCTGTCAATACCGCTTCTATTGCTGGTACTATTGATGTCTGGGCATCTGCTGGTGACACATCAGAAGTTCTTTATATCGAGGGACTGACTGCTGGTACAGCATTTACAATTGCTGTTGCTACTAATGATACAGGTGGTGCTGCAGCAGATACTCAAACGTTTACTGTATCACAAATTAGAGCAGCATCAAGCACATCTGGCAGTCCTGCTTACAGTGTTGTTGTTGCAAATCCTGGTAGTGGATTTACTGTTGGCGACAACATTACGATTCTCGGCAATGAACTTGGTGGAGTTTCTCCAGAAAATGATCTGATTGTTAATGTTGCGTCTCTTGATCCTAATAATGGTATCTTAACGTTCAATGAATCTGGTGTTGCTTCCAGTGGTGATGCAAGTTATCTGGGATTGACGGGTCAAGCAGCTGCTACGGGAGCAACTATCAAAGCAACTATTAATGCTTCTGGAAACTATGTTCCTGTAATCGGATCTCCTGGTGCTAATTATGAAATTGGATATGAGTTATTAATCGATGGATCTACCCTTGGCGCTGTCTCTCCTGACAATGACATGACAGTAACCGTAGTCAGTGTTGACTCTACTGGTTCTATTACTGAAGCAAGTGCCACTGGTCTACCTGCTTCTGGAGATACGATTACTTTCAGACCATCGATGACAATTTCGGAACCTTTGTTCCAAACAGTTCCAACGGGAACTTCATATTCTTACAGCTCAATTGCAAAAATTCAAGCAACCTTTACATCAAATCATGGTCTACTACCAGGAAGTCAAATCCTTGTTGCAATCACATCAAATGGTGTAAATCACGGTCTATGTTCTGGACCATTCTTTATTGAGAGTGTTCCAACTCCAACATCATTAGTATACACTTCCAGATCTACTGGTAATGTCAATACAGGAACAATTTTAACTGGATCAATTACTGCCAGATCTGATACATTCTATGTCCACAGACCATTTGATGGTGGTGTTCAGATCGGTACAGGATCTCCTGCACATGGAGCACAGGCAATTCGTCAGTCCAAAAAGTATATCAGATATCAGTCAGGTAAAGGTATCATGTATACCACTGGTGTTAACTTCGCTCCTTCTTATGATATTAGAAGTGTTATTGCTGAAGATATAACTCCTGGATCAAAGATTGAAGTTATCACTGATGACATCGATCATGGATTACAAGTCGGTGCAGAAATTACTCTTGAGGGTATTACATCTACTGGTTACAATGGTCATTACACTGTAACTGATATTGTTAATGAGAATACTTTTAAGGTAGAAGCACAGGAGACTCTTGAAGAGTATATCGCAAAGTTTGGTATTCAACCACAGGTAGGTCTCTATGCATGGAAAGGTGCTACTGTTAGATCTGGTTGTTTTGATGAACAGAATGGTATCTTCTTCCAGTATGATGGAACAAACTATGCTATCGGTTTGAGATCTTCTACATTCCAGTTAGCGGGAACTTTATCTGTTGATTCAGGATCAAATGAAATTAGTGGATCTAATACCAGATTTAGAGAACAGTTGAAAACTGGTGACAGAATTGTACTACGTGGTATGACTCACGTTGTTACTAACATTACCGACAATACGACAATGTATGTCAATCCAGACTACAGAGGAGTTAGCGATTGTGTTAATAGTAAGGCAGCAATTACCAGAGAACTAATTATTCCTCAAAGTCAATGGAACATTGACAAGTGTGATGGCACTGGTCAATCTGGATATAAGATCAATGTTAATAAAATGCAGATGATTGGATTCCAGTATTCTTGGTATGGTGCTGGTTTCATTGACTGGATGCTACGTGGTCCAAGAGGAGACTATATCTTCTTACACAGACTCAAGAATAACAACCTCAATACAGAGGCATACATGAGATCTGGTAACCTCCCAGTTAGATATGAAGTTATTAATGAAGGACCTGGAGCAAGACTAGTTAGTAACATCAATTCTACCGATACATCTATTACCCTGGATGATGCAACTTTGTTCCCTGACTTCGGAACTTTGTATATCGACAATGAGCTCATTCGTTATAACTCGAAGAATGGAAATACTCTTTCTGGTTTAACCAGATCAGCAACGTTCTCTAACTTTGTGGCAGGATCACAAAGATCTTATACTGCTGGAGTTGCTGCAGATCACGATGAATCTACTGGAGTTGTTCTTGCCAGTGTAACTGCTACTCCACAGATTAATCACTGGGGTTCTGCATTCCTGACCGATGGTAAGTTCGATGAAGATAGAGGATACATCTTCTCATACAGACTACCAACGGTTCAGGTAAGTGTTATCAAGTCCACTCTGTTCTTAATTCGCTTGTCACCCAGCGTATCTAACGCAATCATTGGTGATCTTGGCGAAAGAGAACTAATCAACAGAGCACAGTTGCTACTGAAGAACATTGATATTGTTGTGGAGGGTGGACAGAATACCCAGACGGTTATTGTTGAGGGTGTTCTCAACCCATCTAACTATCCAGTAACACCATCCGACGTTTCTTGGAGCGGTTTAAACAACCAGGGTGCTGGTGGACAACCATCATTCGCACAGGTTGCTACTTCAGTTGATTGGGGTACAGTTGCTACTTCTATTGCAGCAACAAACGCTATTGATAATGGCACAAGAAACTACCATTACTTCACTCCCAGTGACGTTTCAGGTGTAAACATTGGTGACAACGTTTCTACATCTGGAGCAAGTGGTAAGAACTTCACTGGTGGTGAAACTATTACTGATATTGGCAACAGCCAAAGATTCCCTGGTTTAGTCTATATTGAGTTCTCCAGTAAAATTGATGCAGGTGCGGTTGGTCAAACAACATTCACCTTCACGTCACTTGCTGGTTCTACTGCACAACCAGGCGAACAGGCATTCTCGTTCACGGCAGGTTGTGGTAGTGGAGACCGTGATGGTATTGATCTATCTGGTCTTAAGGAACTCACCAACACTCCAATCGGAGGAACAGGTGCATTCCCGAATGGTCCTGACGTATTAGCGGTCAACGCATTCCTATCTAATGGATCTGACGTTGACGTTACGATCAACTTGAGATGGTCCGAAGCACAGGCATAAGGAGTAACTAATGGCAGAACCCGCATCGAGAGCAGAACTTAAAGAGTATTGCTTGAGGCGTTTAGGTCATCCAGTTCTTGAAATTAACGTAGATGATGATCAACTGGATGACCTGATTGATGACGCTTTCCAATACTATAGAGAGCGTCATTTTGATGGCGTTGAAAAGATGTATCTCAAGCATGAGGTCACAGCAGATGATGTAACACGTTTTGATTCGTCCGACGAAACAACATCTACGCTTGCTCCTGATGCAGCAACGTGGGTGAATAGAAATAACTTTATTGAAATCCCAGAGCATGTAGTCGGGATCTCAAAAGTATTTGGTGTATCTTCTAACTTCGCGAGGAATGATCTATTTGGATTAAGCAACCAATATTTCTTGATGGATATGTTTTCATTCTCATCAGGATTTGCTTTTGGTAACTTTGACATGACAAACTATTACATGATCAAGCAGTATTTTGAAACGCTTGATATGGTTGTCAACACTGGATCTTTAGTTCAGTTCAGATTTAACCAAAGACAAGATAGGTTATTCATTGATATTGATAAGGCAAGGATGACTGAAGGTAACTATCTTCTGATTGAGTGCTATCGATATCTAAATCCAGATGACTTCACTCAAGTCTACAATGATAGTTTTGTCAAGCAATATCTTACCGCACTAATCAAGAGACAGTGGGGTCAGAACCTAATCAAGTTTAACAATGTACAACTGCCTGGTGGAGTATCACTAAACGGTAGACAACTATTTGAGGATGCACAGAAAGAGATTGATGCTCTCATGGAGAAGAGCTCGTCTTACTATGAACTTCCCCCACTGGATATGATCGGATGAAGAGTATCTATTTTCCACAACACGGTGGTGTTAGCACCGAACAAGGTCTTATCCAAAGTTTGGTGGATGAGCAGATTAAATTATTTGGTAGTGATGTCTACTATCTTCCACGGAAGATGATCAAAGATGTGCCATTGAATGATGTATTGTATTCCGAGTTCACAACTCAATACATGATCGAGATGCTACTGATCAACGTTGAGGGATTTGGATCACCATCCGAATTCATTAGTAAATTTGGTCTACGTATCACTGATGAGATTACTATGGTGGTGTCGCAGAACAGATGGAGTCAGGTATTCCAAGAGTTTGCTGACATCACCACTGTAGATGGTAGACCCAATGAAGGAGACTTAATCTATCTACCACTTACTCAAGATCTATACGAGATTAAGTTTGTAGAAAGAGAGGCACCATTCTATCAGTTAGGTAAGAACTATATCTACACGATGACTGCCGAGATCTACGAGCTTGGCAATGACGAGTTCGAGACTGGTATTGGTGAGATTGATGAGATTGAAGAGATCTTTGCTCCTTCAATTACTCTTGATATGGACACAGCGGCTACAACACATTATATTCAAGGCGAGACAGTAACTGGTGGAACCACTGGAACAACTGCTGAAGTATCCTTCTGGGATAGGGATAATCATAAACTTACACTTATCAATAGAAACGGTAACTTTACCCCTGGAGAGACCATCACTGGATCCGAAAGTGGCGTTGTACAAGACAGCGTAGAAGTCGATAACTTGACACTGGAAAACGTTGAGTATGCCGACAATAAATATATTGAAACAACAGCTGATGATCTTCTCGACTTCACCGAGAGGAACCCATTCGGTGAGTATGGTAAAGTAAATGGTGAGTTCTGATGTTAGGTCCACATTTTTATAACGAGGCGATTAGAAAAACAGTAATCGGTTTCGGTACACTATTCAACAACATTGAAGTCAGGAAGTACGATCCTTCAACTAATGACGTGATTGAAGCCGAGAAGGTTCCTTTGGCGTATGGTCCGAAGAACAAATTCTTGACACGTCTGGAGCAGAATCCCGACGTTGATAAGAAGGTCGCTATCACAGTACCACGTCTCTATTTTGAGATGACTGGTATCAATTATGATGGTGCAAGGAAGACTGCTCCAACACAGAAGTATAAGACTGTCATCAATAATGACGGAACTGAAATCAAGATGCAGTATGTTCCAGTCCCATATAATATGGAATTTGAACTTGGCATCATTGCAAAAGCACAAGATGATGGACTACAAATTCTTGAGCAGATTCTTCCATACTTTCAACCTAACTTTAATATCACGGTCAATATGATCAGTGATATGAATGAAAAGAAAGATATCTCCATTATTCTCAATGGTATCAATCACGAAGATGATTGGGATGGTGACTTTTTAGAAAGAAGAAGTATTGTATGGACTCTTAACTTTACCGCCAAGTCTTACATCTACGGTCCTTACAGCAACAGCGGTCTTATCAAGAAGGCAACTGTATACGAAACTATTGGAGACCCAGATCAAAACAAGCGTGCAGTCGCACTTTCATACACACCCAAAGCACTGGAAGATAAAAACCAGGATGGTGTTATCGATGCACAAGACGATGCACTACTTATCAGTACAGACGACTTTGGATTTAACGAGGGTATTGAATTGCTATGAACGAATTTGAAAAGAACATGGAAGATATCTTTGATATCGAAGTTGAATCTACAGACATCGAAACAGTCGAAGAATCTAAACCATCCAAGCCTGTCCCGAAGAAAGAGGACAAGGATGATCCTACGAAAGACTACGAGTATACTCGCGGTCAACTATACAACCTCATAGACAAGGGTCAGGAGGCGCTCAACGGGGCGTTAGAGGTCGCACAGGAGTCAGGGCACCCAAGAGCGTATGAAGTCGCTGTGAACGCCATGAAGCAGGTTGCAGACACCACTGACAAACTGATTGATCTACAGAAGAAAATGAAGGATCTTGAGTCTCCCACCAAACGCGAGACTAACAACACCACAAATAACTTATTCGTTGGTAGTACAGCAGACCTTCAAAAGATGCTCAAACAAATAAATAAGAAAGAGGATGAAGGAGAGTCATGATCATCAGACCACAAGGTAAAGTAACGGTAGTTGATGGAACCACAATTACGGGTGATCATTCTGTTGCTTTGGCAACCGCAGTTCATTTGAAAGGAAAAGAACTGTATCGTGCTCGTTGGGTCAAGATTACAAATGCCACCGATGCTCGTATCGTAGCAAGAAGAACCAAAATTCAAGCTATCGATGCTACCACTGGAGAACCAACTCATTTTGAAACTATCCAAAATACAGAAACAGATAACTATCCATCAATGACAATTGAAGTTGGAGAAACTGTATATCTCGAAAAGAATCCTGGTCAGACTCCGCTTGATGGTGGATCATACGAAGTCAATCAGATAGATCAAAACGGACAAATCTATTCGTTGTTCCAAATTGATGGTGCTCCTGGTTCTGGTAATGTCTATGTCTCTCCCGTAGCAATTTCAGGATAATTAAATGGCACAATGGAACAAGGATGCTCAAGAATATAGAGCACAGGACACAACAAACTTTGAAGTAGTGATGATTGCCGATGAAGACGGCAACCCCATCAACTCGTTTGGTGCTGCTTCAAACATTCCTATTGCTGGTGGACAGATTGCTGGATACAATTACGTTCATAAGTTTGGTGCTAACACATCATTAGACAACCAAGATTATGAAACTGTCTGGGATGGTAGTAGTTTATATCCTTGGACGACCATGGATACTGCTGCTACTCCACTAACTACAAATGCTGAAACTGGCAACAACGGAGCAGAGATTACCATTCAAGGATTGAATGAGAACTGGGAACTAACGACAGAAGTTCTTACCCTTGATGGCACAGCACAAACCACATCAAATTCATGGAAGCGTGTGTTCCGTGGTTTTGTTTCTGGATCACAAGAAATTACTGATGACTTCACATTATCAAAGGGTGCTGTTGTAGTTCTACAAATTGGAACTGAAGCTCAACAAACTTTGATGTCAATTTATACTATTCCTGCTGGTAAGACAGGATATCTATTCAACCTTGATGCTACTACGCTCAAGAATGAACAAGTTACGATGAAAATAAAGGCAAGATTGTTTGAGAAAATTTTTAGAACAAAGCATATCTTCCAAGTTGCTGGCGTTCATTACAACCATACATTTACAGTTCCACTACACTTCCCAGAGAAAACTGATATTGATTTGAGAGCGATTGGTGGTTCTTCTGGTCTCGAAGCTTATGCTCATTTTGATTTAATACTTGTAGATAACGAGGTATAAATATGAAGTCGTTTAAAGATCTGCGTAGTGACATCACCGAAGCAGCCTGGACCCGAAAGGAAGGAAAGAAAAAGTCTGGAGGACTTAACGAAAAAGGAAGAAAGTCTTACGAAAGAGCAAATCCAGGATCAGACCTTAAGGCACCAAGCAAGAAGGTTGGAAACCCCCGTAGGGCATCCTTCTGCGCTAGAATGAAAGGCATGAAATCCAAGCTTACAAGCAAGAAGACTGCGAAAGATCCTGATTCCCGCATAAACAAGTCCTTGCGTGCTTGGAACTGCTAATTATAATACGTAAGCATTGATACTATGGCTATGAGATTTAAATCGGAAGACATTTATCGCTTGATTAAAGCGTGTGAGTGTTACCAGGACAGAACTGGTTCAGAATACATGTGGGAAAAATATGATGACTTGAAGCAGAAACTTCGTGTCTACATGGAAGAATATTGTCCCGAGGATCATGTACAGGGAACCACACTTACAGAAGAAGTCTGACGAATGTGCCTCTCTTTGGTGGGAGTGGCATAGACTATGGATAAAAAAGCATTAGGTGCGCCCGAGGCGAGAAAAAAGTGGTGTCAATGCGTTAGTGAGTTTGGGGAAATGGTAAGTCAGGAAGTCAAAACAAACCCACGTTACAAAGGGCTTCAAGTAGACCTTAACACACCCGAACCTGATAGATAGTGTAGTCGCGTAAACTTTAATGAAGTTTTTCTTCGCACTTCTGGCTACACTATTTCTCGCTGCTCCCGCATGGGCTGTAGATGTACAGATGGGTTCCAATGGCAATCTGGTCTTTGACCCTGCCGAAGTAACTATTGCCGCTGGTGAGTCAGTTCATTTCGTAAACAACATGCTTCCACCACACAATGTTATTGTGGAAGATCGTCCAGATTTAGGTCACGAATCTCTGGCAATGTTGCCAGGTGAAGAGTTTGATCTTGTCTTCAATGACCCTGGTGACTATACTTACTGGTGTGCTCCCCACAAAGGTGCGGGCATGATCGGTACTGTGCATGTAGAATGATGAAACAATTCAACACTGTTGTTTTAGACATCACTGTTGCAATATTAGATTTTCTCTATCAAGGTAGAGACTATCAACGCTTTTGGGTGCTTGAGGAAATCGCTCGGGCACCTTATTTTGCGTTCTTGAGTGTATTACATTTTCGTGAAAGTATGGGACTTCGTGGTCCCGAACATCTATATTTGATGAAACAACACTTTGAGCAGTCACTAAATGAAACAGAACATCTGGAATACATGGAAAGTCGGGGTGGTAACAATTATTTTATTGACCGTTTTGTTGCCAAGCATCTCGTTCTTGTCTACTATTGGAGCAACGTGGTTTACTATTGGATGGCTCCTCGCCATGCTTACCATCTCTCCTACGAGGTAGAGATCCATGCTGCTACAACGTATGCAAAGTATCTCGCTTTGAACGGACATGATGACAAGATCCTTGAGATCTTGAATGATGAACTACACCATGCAAAAGAACTACATGATGCAATGGAGATGATTCATGTTTAAGAACTGGGGTAGGGGCGCAGAACCCCCAGAAAAATTAAGTAGAGAAGATGTACAGGAGATGATCGATGCAGCAATTAGGAAACACAATCGCAATGCTTCTATCATCTCTATGTGCGTCGGGTGGGTTGTCTTGGCTTTATTTGCTGAAGGACTCCTACGTTTGATTGGCATCATTCCCCCACTACTACCATGGTTGAAAATCACTTTATAGTTATCGAGTGGATAGGTATTATCCTGGCACTTGTATTTGGTGTGACCATGTTCTGTCAAGGTCATGCCATCTTCCATGGTAAATATGGGTATAAACACACAGAGCGTGAGCAGCAAAAAATGTCTGACGCTCGAAAACAAGTAGAGGATTTATTTAAAAAATGAAAGTAGGAATTATCGGACTCGGTAGGATGGGTGAGGGTATGTCTCGCCGTCTTATCAAATGTGGACATGAAGTACATGGTTATCGTAACAATGTTGCAAAAGCTCAAGAGCAATTTGAAAAGGGTTATATCAGTGGATATTCCGATTCTTTGGAAAGCCTTGTTCAAGTAGTACACGAAGGAACGGAGATGACTGGTAAAGCACCAGGGGTCTTCATGATGGTTGTACCAGCAGAAACTGTAGAGGATACAATTAATGACTTACTACGATATTGTCGTGAAGGCGACATTATTATTGATCATGGCAATTCCAATTTTAAAGACTCTCGACGCAGGGCAGAACGGTTATCTAAACTTGGCATCGCGTATCTTGACTGTGGTACTAGTGGTGGTGTTTACGGTTTGGACCGTGGATACTGTCTTATGGTTGGGGGCGGAGATACTTCAGTCGCCACTTGTGCGCCTATTTTTAACGCCCTCTCCCCAGGCATCGCTGCCGCCGAACGTACACAACCTGATGATTTCGTAAGACAATCTGAATTAGGTTGGTTACATTGTGGTGGTCCTGGCGCAGGTCACTTCGTGAAGATGGTACATAATGGAATCGAATACGGAATCATGCAAGCATATGCAGAAGGATTTAATATCCTGCATGAAGCAAATGCTGGCGCAGCATACGTTGCTGCAGGTGATGCTGAAGTTGCTCCAATGGATAATCCAGAAGACTATCAGTATGACATTAACGTCGCTGAAGTGGCTGAGCTATGGCGTCGTGGTAGCGTGGTTGGGTCTTGGTTGCTCGATCTTACCGCTGCTGTACTACGCCGCGATAGAGAGCTTGGCAAGTTCGATGGGGGAGTATCAGACTCTGGTGAGGGGCGTTGGACTGTTCACACTGCTGTGGATCTTGGCGTACCCGCTCCTGTTATCAGCAGTGCTTTGTGGTCGCGCTTTGAGTCACGCCGTCTGGGTGCTTTCGCAGCCAAGGTTTTGAACGGAATGAGAGCTATGTTTGGTGGTCATGACGTTCGCTAATGTCCTTGCGTGGATTGCGATACCCTTTGTACTATCCACAGTATATTTCGGGTTACGAAAAGGTGAAAATGTCTACTATGAATCAGACGATTATGACGGAAACGGAACAGCTCACTAGCGGAATAGTTATCTTCGGAGCAACGGGAGACCTTTGTAAGAAGAAACTAATCCCTGCTCTATACAAACTTTGGCAGAAAGAACTTCTGCCAGAGAACTTTTTGATTACTGGTTGCTCCAGACGAGATCCAGGTGCAGCAGTATGGAAAGAATCTCTTGGTGATTATCCTGATGAGTTCTTGAATCATTTAGATTACATTTCTGCAGATCTGGACAATGTTGATACTCTTCGCCACCTTCCTCATTATCTCGACGACGTTACTTACTTTCTTTCTGTTCCACCAGAAAGGTATGCTAACGCGATTGTTAATCTTAAAGAGGCGGGTCTACTTGATGACCCCGATAAGTCCCGCGTGGTTATCGAGAAACCTTTTGGGTACGATTATAAATCTGCTGATCATTTATCAGCTGTGGTTGCTAGACATCTACGCGAAAAACAAGTCTATCGCATTGACCATTATCTTGGCAAAGATACTGTCAATAACATTCTTGCTACTCGCTTCAGCAACATTCTTCTCGAACCACTTTGGAATCGTCAGTATGTAGAGGAAGTTCAGATCTTCGCTACCGAAACTATCGGTTGCGAAGGACGCTCACAATACTATGAGACTGCTGGTGCTGTACGCGACATGCTACAGAACCACATCTTACAAGTTCTTGCACTCATCGCTATGGAACCTCCCAGTAAAATGTCAGCAAAAGAAGTCAGACGAGAGAAGACAAAAGTGCTTGCTGCAACTAAACTGGGTACAAATCTTATTCTTGGACAATACGATGGCTACCGTAACGAAGAGGGCGTTGATCCTCGCAGTTCCACTCCTACCTATTTTGCTGGCTCTCTTTTCGTCGATAACTGGCGTTGGGAAGGAGTTCCTTTTAACGTCATGACAGGCAAGAAGATGCCTTACCAATGTGTGGAAGTCGTTATTAAACTAAAAGCACCACCGCTAAAGTTATATGAAGGAGAAGTCAACGATCGTATTGTCATGCGTCTTCAGCCTAATCCTCATCTTGACATTAGCATGGACATTAAATCTCCTGGGCTTGCTGATGATCTTGAACTCGCTACGCTCACACACGCCTACCCCCAAGACAGAGCAATCGACGGATATGAAAAACTCCTATACGATGCAATTCAAGGAGACCAATCACACTTCGTCCACGCCGATGAGGTAATGGAATCTTGGAGGATTGTAGATGACCTTCTGTGTACTGGCACTTCTTGCCCAATTCGCACTGTCCCTTACATCTACATTGGTGGGTGGGGTCCGCAACACAAAGTAGATCGGATTACTGATTGGGATTTTCCAGCATGATAATAGAGTTTGCCAGATTTTGTGGGAGAACATTAAACAATCCATGGGCATGTGGTTTCATGGCATGGTGTCTGGTGTTCGTTCCCATCATAGGTATGCACTTGGTCCATAAATATGGATGGGAGCACTGGGAACCTTTCGATAGGAGTCACAAATGAACCCCATAATTTTAGTAGGGTGTTTTACACCCCTCATTATCATCTTCATTGTAATGAAACTTGCTGTTTGGGTTGAAGCAGTTAATGCAGAACAGGATTATGTCAGACAAGAACCATTACGAAAACGAGGACCTTTTGTGGAAAACCCGTATGAGGATGTTGATGGAGAGGAAGAAGAGTATGGAGATCGCACAGACTATCGATGAAGCCCTCTATCAATACTATGTTGTTGAACATGGTAAAGAAGTTCCTAATTGGAGATACATTAAAGACGCTGACTGGTGGATTGAGTATCTCAAAAGTTTAGGTATTGATCCAAGAAATCCATGAATTTATTTTTACGCCCGTTGGAAGATGTAAACGATGTGACCTGGAGTATCATCTGGTGTCTCATCATTCTTCTGGCGGGTGTTTCTTATTACATATATACGATCATGTCGCTAGCATTTAAGGAGTTGGAAGATGGATCAGGACCAGAGCACGGACGAGTGGGAATGCACGATGACCCTGAACATCGACGAAGTGAGAGCGATGTATGACCACTTTTGTTACGCAATGGAAACATGGCCTGGTGCTCCAAGGCGTCCTGTAGACGAACAGATCTGGTTAGATATTATGAAAAAGCGAATGTTTGCAATGATAGTGGAGTACAACTTTACAGAAATGTGAGAACGCTTAAAAAATCGTAGCCATTTGTTACACAATTTACTCCTACATACTCTATAATAGATGTAGCAGCCTGTAACATATGTTAGGTCTTTACCTTATAGTCGCAGTCGTAATTCTATGTGTAGCATATGCTGGCGTAGAAGAAACGATGCGACTTTTTACGTACCTGGATTTACATCTACGTTACTCCTGGATTAGATTTAGGATGATGCTGATGCGTCGTAAGTTAAAACAACAACTTATTAAAGATCTACCAGAATACAATAAAATTATCAAGGAGCTTTGAGAAGATGACCAATGACAAGGAACTGTCTGATCTGTCATTAAGCAGAAAAGAATGTCCTAAATGTGGGGCTATCTGGATGAACGGGAAGCACATGTGGGCTACTGGTGCTAAAGGAAATGAGGTAGATCTTGCTGGTTTAGTCTGTAATAAGTTAGGTGATCACCAATGTATCAATCCCCAGAAAGGCGCTGAAGGTGGCGACACTTGGGAAAAGAGAATGGAAGATCTGGAAAAAGGAGAGGAAGAAAAGCAAGGAGATTGGTGGAACAAATAAATACTAGTGGTGAACTATTATTTTCATGGCATCCGATCAGATTTATCTTGGTAATCCGCTTCTAAAAAAAGCGAACGTCAAGCAAGACTTTACCAAAGAACAAATTGAAGAGTACGTTAAGTGTCAGAAAGATCCTGTATACTTCACAAAGAACTATGTACAGATCGTCTCACTTGACGAGGGTCTGGTGCCATTCAAAATGTGGGACTTCCAAGAAGAACTAATCAGGAAGTTCCACACAAGTAGATTTAACATTGCGAAGCTGCCTCGACAGACTGGAAAGTCTACGACGGTGGTTTCGTATTTGTTGCATTATGCGTTGTTTAATGACAGCGTTAACATTGGTATCCTCGCTAACAAAGCAAGTACAGCAAGGGATCTACTCGGTCGTCTGCAAACAGCATACGAAAACCTACCGAAGTGGATTCAGCAAGGCGTGATATCATGGAACAAAGGATCCATGGAGTTAGAGAATGGCAGTAAGATATTGGCAGCTTCTACATCTGCGTCTGCTGTCCGAGGTATGTCGTTTAACATCATCTTCCTCGATGAGTTTGCGTTCGTTCCAAACCATATTGCAGAGTCCTTCTTTGCCAGTGTTTATCCTACTATTACTTCTGGTAAATCAACGAAAGTAATTATCATCTCTACCCCACAGGGTATGAACCACTTCTATAAGTTGTGGACAGATGCACAAAGTGGTAGGAATGGATATACATGGCATGAGGTACACTGGTCACAGGTGCCAGGTAGAGATGATAAGTGGAAAGAAGAGACGATTAAGAATACTTCTGAACGACAGTTCACACAGGAGTTTGAATGTGAATTCCTGGGATCTGTTGACACATTAATCTCTGCTGCAAAGCTTCGAGCTTTAACATTCATCGATCCATTGAAACGCAGTAATGGTCTTGATATCTATGAAGAACCAAAGAACGGAAACGAATATATTTTTACGGTTGATGTTAGCCGCGGTATTGGCGGAGACTATTCTGCTTTCATTGTTTACGATATTACTACAGTTCCATATAGAATAGTAGCGAAGTATAGGAACAACGAAATCAAACCAATGTTGTTTCCTAATGTTATTAATGACGTTGCCAGGGCATACAATAATGCATGGGTTTTGTGCGAGGTAAACGATGTAGGAGACTCTGTGGCGTCGATTCTAAATTATGACCTTGAGTATCCTAACGTGCTTATGTGCGCCATGAGAGGGCGTGCAGGGCAGATTGTGGGGCATGGATTCTCTGGAACCAAAACCCAGTTGGGTGTGAAGATGAGTGTGACTGTGAAGAAGGTTGGATGTGCCAACCTAAAGCAGATCGTAGAGGATGACAAACTCATCTTCAATGACTATGAAATTATTAACGAACTTACCACGTTCATTCAGAAGAAGCAATCCTTTGAAGCTGATGAAGGATTCCATGATGACTTGGTAATGTGTATGGTTATCTTTGCTTGGTTAGTCCAGCAGGATTACTTCAAAGAGATGACTGATAACGATGTTCGTAAGCGTATCTACGACGAGCAACGTAATCAGATCGAACAAGACATGGCACCATTTGGATTCATCACTACTGGACTGGAAGGTGATGAAGGATTCGTAGAAGAAGGATCTGTCTGGGAATATGGCGACACACAAGAAGACGTTAGTTATATGTGGAGCATCTAATGGATGTAGGAGATCTTTTTGATTTAGATAATCTACTCTGGAAAGAGAGAAAATGTAGGTCCTGTGGAAAAAACAAAGACCTACTTACAGATTTTTATAGAACAAGAAAAGATCGTACATCTATTTCTGCATACTCATATGAGTGCAAAGACTGTACAAAGAAACGCATCACAGAATCAAGACAAAAGGTATCTGATAACACTTGGCAGTATCCTGACTGGTAGTGAGTTCATGCATTGTTTCCCCACTCAAGCGACTGGAAATAATAAATATTTTTAGATCAAGTTTGGTAACTTACAGGAGTTAAACATGGCAAGTCAAGTCTCGCCTGGAATCGTTCTTAAGGAACGCGACTTATCTAATGCTGTCATTGTAGGCGCATCCACAATTACTGCTGGTGTTGCATCAACTTTCCAAAAGGGTCCTATTGGAAAGCCAACCAACATCAGTTCCCAGAAAGAACTTCTGGCTATTTTTGGTGCTCCTGCAGAAGAGAACGCAGAAGATTGGTTCGTTGCTTCAGAATTCCTCAACTACGGCGGAAGGTTAAATGTGGTACGCGCTTCCACTGGAGTAAATAGCGCAACAGATACAGGTGCTTCAGTAGTCGTCAAGAATGACGAAGACTGGCAGTCTGGAAACGGAAGCGGCAACTTCTTGGTAGCAAGAACTGCTGGAACCTGGGCAAACGGTCTCAAGGTAGTATTCGTTGACCGTGGTGCTGATCAGTATGTCACTCTATCCAACACCCCAGCTACTATCGCAATGGGCGATACGCTGACTTTTGTTGGTGGTAAAACTGGTAGCGTCTATTCATGGGACGCAGCAAGCAAGACTGCTGCTGTTATCCTCGACGATCCATCATCCAGACTGACAACAGCAGATGCTCTGGATTCTCCAGAAACTGGTATTGCTGCAACTCTCGGAACATTTGTTGCTGGTACTGGTTATCAGTCTGCAGCTGCAGTTGCTGCTTCTGGTGGTACTGGTGCTGGACTGACTATTGATACCACAGTTTCTGTTGGTGAGATCGTAACCTTCGGTGCTGGTCCTGGTGGTTCTTCTTACATCACCCAAAATAATTTAAACCTTACTGGTGGTACTGGTACTGGTGCTACGGTCAATGTAACTGCAGTTGGTGGTTCTGTATCAAGTATTGCTATTGCTGATGCTGGTACTGGATACACCGTTGGTGATGTTCTAACAGTTGATGCTGGAGACAGCAATGCAACCCTTACTGTTAGTACAGTAGAAGGTGGAGTTACTTCCGCAGTAGTTAACAACGCTGGCGTAGGATATGTTGTTGGCGATGTCCTCACTATTTCTGGTGGCGGCGGAGACGCAACTTTCGAGATCGCAACTGTAGTTGATGGTCAAATCACTATTTCTGCTGTGAGAGATTGGTATACTACTACCGAAATTTCTGGTACTGGTCTAACCCTTTCTTCTATCGGTCCTCGTCCTGGTACTTCCCAGTTCGCTTCCGAGAAAGGTCTGAAGTATGACGAAATTCACGCTGCAGTTATCGACGTTACTGGTAATTTCACTGGCGCTGCTAACACAGTTGTTGAAAGAATTCTTTATGGTTCTAAACTCACCGATGGAAGATCTTCCGAAGGTGCATCAAACTACTTTAAAGATCTGATCAATGATCAGTCAGTTGCTTTCTTCAATGGAACTGCCCCTGCTGCTAACTGGAATCCAAGTTCCACTGGAGCTGGTTCTGCTCTTGGTGTTGCTTCATCAACTCTTTCTTCTGGAGATGCATTCCAGTTGGTTGGTAAGTCAGAAACTGCTATGGCAGGTGGTGCTGATGACTATGCATACACCGCTGCAGAAATCGAAACTGCATTCGATGAGTTTGCTGATACTGAACTCGTAGAGATCAACTTCCTGCTTATGGGCGGTTCACTCTCAACCGAGATCGACACCAAAGCAAAAGCAAACAAGGTACTCTCTATTGCTTCGGCAAGAAAGGATTGCGTTGCTTTCGTCTCACCACACAAAGCAAACCAAGTAGGTACTGCTGGTGTTCTGACCGCATTCCAACAGAAGGAGAACACACTGAACTTCTTCAACGGAATGACCTCCACTTCTTATGCAGTATTTGACAGCGGTTACAAGTATTACTACGACCGCTTTAACGATAAGTATCGTTATATCCCTTGCAACGGTGACGTTGCAGGTCTTTGTGTTAACACATCGACCCTCCTTGATGACTGGTATTCACCTGCTGGCGTCAACAGAGGTTCCTTGCGTAACGCAATCAAACTTGCTTATAACCCAAGCAAGGCAGACAGAGACGAGCTCTATCAGGCAAGAATCAACCCTGTTGTTATCTTCCCTGGCAGTGGCGTAACTCTCTTCGGAGACAAGACTGCTCTCGCATCACCTTCTGCGTTCGACCGTATCAACGTTCGTCGCCTCTTCCTCAACCTTGAGAAGAGAGTTGGTGATCTCGCCAAGCAGGTACTATTTGAGCAAAACGACGCAACAACTCGTTCCTCCTTCGCTTCCGCTGTTAACAGCTACTTGAGTGAAGTTCAGGCACGTCGTGGCGTAACTGATTTCCTTGTGGTATGTGATGAGTCCAATAACACCCCAGATGTAATCGACCGTAACGAGTTCGTTGCTGAACTATTCATCAAGCCTACTCGCTCGATTAACTACATCACCGTAACCTTCACGGCAACGAAGACTGGCGTCTCGTTCGCTGAAGTTGTAGGTCGCTGATCATAATCACAAATAAGAGGTAAACTAAAATGGCAACTGCATTAAACAATTTCCTATCTAAAATTGGTGAAGGCGTTAAGCCTAACATGTTCTCGGTCGATATCAATTGGCCCCAGAGCATGTCAGAAGCACCATCAAATGGTGATCCAAAGGAATTAGTCAACCTTCTCTGTAAGTCCGCAGCACTCCCAGCATCAAACCTGGGAGTGATTGAGGTTCCTTTCAGAGGAAGAACAGTCAAGATTGCTGGAGATCGCACGTTTGATACATGGTCGGCAACGTTCTTCAACGATAAAGACATGCTGCTTCGTTCATACTTTGAGAAGTGGTTAGAGAAGATCAACTCACATGAGTTGAATAACGCTCCTCTATTCAAACCCGATAACAGCGAAGGATACATGGCAACTGTAGGAGTTAAGCAACTCCGCAAGGATGCTACCGCTTCTGGTACTGTCCTCCGTCAGTATGACTTGTATCACTGCTTCCCAACCAGTGTCTCCCAGATCGACCTTGCTTATGACAGCAACGATCAGATCGAAGAGTTCTCGGTTGAGTTCCAATACTCTTACTGGAAAGTAAAAGTCCCTGGTTCAAACGATGGTCTGAATAGTGAAGCAGCATCTACAGGTTACGCAATCGGTAGAGCGGATGGCGCGGGTTGATAAATAGTACGTCAAGGGTACTGTTTTAATTAATCATGAGTCAACTGTTTGGTTTTTTAATCAACAAAGGTAAGGAGGATAGGGGGCAATCCCCTATCCCTCCCAATAGTGATGATAGTGTAGCCACCGTAGCAGGTGGCTATTTTGGTACATACGTAGATGTCGAAGGTGTCTCGAAGAATGAGTATGAACTCATTAAAAGATACCGCGACATGTCACTTCATCCCGAAGTCGATACTGCTATCGACGAGATCGTAAACGAGTTTGTTGTCAGCGATGCTAACGACAGTCCCGTTGAGATTGAACTGTCTAATTTAGATATTGGCGCTGGCGTCAAGAAAAAGATTAGAGATGAGTTTGATCGCGTGAAGAAGATGATCAACTTCGATAAGAATGCTCATCAAATCATTCGTAATTGGTATGTTGATGGTCGTACATATTACCATAAAGTAGTGGATTTAGACAACCCTAAAAAGGGTATCCTCGAACTGCGTTATATCGATCCACTAAAGATCCGTAAGGTTCGTCAAAAGATTTCTAACCCAACTGCTGCTGCTAATCCTAATTTGGTACGCGGCACAGCATTAGAATATGATTGGGGTGATTATGTAGATTACTATCTCTACAACCCAAAAGGATTCTCTGGTTCAATGAGTCTGCCACACAACAGTGCATCAGACTTCTCGACCAACAACGGTATTAAGATTGCTTCTGATTCTATCGCCACTTGTAACTCTGGTGTGATGGATCTGAACAAGAAATATCAGTTGAGTTTCTTACACAAAGCAATCAAGTCTCTCAATCAGCTTCGTATGATTGAAGACTCTTTGGTAATCTACAGACTATCTCGCGCACCAGAACGCCGTATCTTTTATATCGATGTTGGTAATCTTCCTAAAGTCAAGGCAGAGCAATACCTCCGCGATGTCATGGCACGTTATCGTAATAAACTGGTTTATGATGCTTCAACGGGAGAGATCAGAGATGATAAAAAGCACATGAGTATGCTGGAAGATTTCTGGTTACCTCGCCGCGAAGGTGGTAGAGGCACAGAGATCTCCACACTACCTGGCGGACAAAACCTCGGAGAACTTAAGGACGTTGAGTATTTCAAAAAGAAACTATACAACTCCCTAAACCTGCCACCATCTCGTCTTACAGACGATAACAAGGCATTCAATCTTGGTAAGTCTACAGAAATTCTACGTGACGAACTAAAGTTTGCCAAGTTCATCGGTCGTCTTCGCAAGCGTTTCTCCAATCTTTTCCACGATATTCTCAAGACCCAACTGATCCTCAAGGGTATCATCACCCCTGATGATTGGGATGAGATGGAAGAGCATATCCAGTATGACTTCCTGTTTGACAATCACTTCAATGAACTGAAGGAACAAGAGATGATGATGCAGCGCATCACTCTCGTCACACAGATGGATCCCTTTGTTGGAAAGTATTTCTCTTCAGAGTATATCCGTCGTCAAGTTCTCATGCAGACCGAGAAGGAATACAAAGAAATTACCAAGCAGATGTCAGCTGACATTGATAGTGGCATGGCAATTGATCCTGTGGATGTAAACACTCTGGACATGATGGACAAGCAGAACTCTGCTTATCAACCAGAAATTACAGCGCAACAGGCATCGGATTCTGCGGATCGCGAACTTGAAAAAGCGAAGGAAATGGAAAAATTAAAGCCTGCTCCCGCAGCTGCAAAACCAAAGTCTAATAAATAATTGATATCTACGGATAAATTTAATAGTATGGACTCACCATTAGAATCTGAATTGGTTGACATTGTTGATCTGATCGCAGACAAAAAGCGCGGCGAAGCGTTGGATAAAATCAATGATTACCTTTATTCAAAGGCATCCGACGTTATCGACACGTACAAACAAACAGTAGCGTCATCATACTTTGATGAACCTACTGGAGACGAACCATCGGCAGAAGAATGAAACTTATCACAGAAAACATCGAGGACATCCAGATCCTTACAGAGGAAAAGGATGGTAAGAAAAACCTTTATATCGAAGGCGTATTTTTACAGTCCGAAATCAAGAACCGTAACGGTCGCGTCTATCCTTTCAAGGTTCTTGAAAAGGAAGTAGGTCGTTACAACGAAGAGTATGTCAAAACTGGACGTGCTCTGGGTGAGCTTGGTCATCCCGATGGTCCTACTGTGAATTTAGATAGAGTATCACATAGAATTACTTCTCTGAAAGCAGAAGGCAATAACTTCATTGGCAAGGCACAGATTCTTGCTACACCAATGGGAAGCATTGCGAAGAACCTGCTTGAGGAAGGTGTGAAGTTAGGAGTTTCTTCCCGTGGTATGGGTAGTATTGATCGCCAAGAGAATGCTAACTATGTCATGGATGATTTCATGCTTGCCACTGCAGCGGATATTGTTGCAGATCCTTCCGCCCCTGATGCATTCGTAAACGGCATCATGGAAGGCAAGGAATGGGTATGGGACAACGGAATCCTTCAGGAAAAAACCGTTGCTAAATACCAAAGACACATTAATGAATCATCGAGAAGAGAGCTGGAAGCAAGAACACTACAGGTGTTTGAGCACTTCCTCTCAAATCTCTAATATTAATAAATAATCATAGAATAATTATCAGAAATTTACGGGGAAACTCAAATGTCAGATATGTTAAAGGAAAAATTTGAGGAGTTTGTAACCGAATCAGGTTTGGTTGTAGAAGCTGGCGATCCTATGCCAACCGTTTCTGCAGCAGTTATTCCTGGTGGTGGTGGATCTGCACCTGCAGGACAGTCCAAGTCTGAAGTCAACTCCAAAGCAGGAGCTGGCGAAGGTAAGGGCACTGTAGGCACAGATGCAGTCAACGGTTACGGCGCTCAACAGTCAGTTACAGATAACGGTGGTCCACGTCCAGACGGAAACGATGAGGGCGAGGATAATCCTGGTGCTAAAGCATCAGCTCCTGTTGGTGCTAAAGGCGCACAGAGCGATGGTACTGCACAGACTGCTAACATCAATGATCCTGGCGACCAGGGCAAGACTCAAACCGTTGGTGCTGACGCAGCATATGCTACCAGCACTGGTCCTGATGTTTCTTACCCCATCAAGCCTTCCTTTGAATCACTTGACATGAGTGCAGACGTTGCAGCACTCACCGAGGGAACCGAACTCACTGAAGAGTTCAAAGAAAAAGCAACGACAATTTTTGAGGCAGCAGTCAAGTCCAAGCTTTCTGAAGAGTGGAAGAAACTCGAAGAGCAGTTCGAGACTCGTCTCAATGAGCAAGTCGCTGAAGTTAAATCAGAACTTGCTGAAGAAGTTGGTGGCACCATTAAGTATGCCATCTCTTCATGGTTAGAAGAGAACCAAGTCGCAGTTGATCGCGGCATCCGTAATGAGATCACTGAAGATTTCATTGCTGGACTCAAGAATCTCTTCCAAGAGCATTACATTAATATCCCCGACGACAAAGTTGATGTTGTCGAAGGATTGACTGAAGATCTTCGTAAGATGGAAGACAGCCTCAACGAACAGGTTAAGGCAAACGTGAAACTTCAAGGTCGTCTTGATGAGTCTGCAAAAACTGTAGTTCTGAACATTGTTTCAGAAGGATTGGCAGACACTCAAAAAGACAAACTCGCTTCTCTCGCTGAAGGCGTAGAGTTCGAGACAGAAGAGAAGTTCGCAGAGAAAGTTAAGACCCTCCGCGAGTCATACTTCCCCTCGGAATCTGCTCCTAAAGCAGAAGTTACCGATGAAACCCCAGTAGAAGGCGAGGCAGTATCCCCAGCAATGGCGGCTTACCTCAACGCAATCAACCGCTGGAATTCCTGATAATATATAACCCTTTTAAAAAACACTCGGAGTAAAAATGTTTAACGCAGAAAGACTCCAGGAAAAGTGGGCACCTGTTCTTGGTCACGAAGGCTCTTCGCCTATCGGTGACAAATACAAGAAGGCAGTTACCTCTGTTCTCCTGGAAAACCAAGAAAGATTCCTACGCGAAGAGCGTGGAATGCTACAAGAAGTTGCAGTCAACTCACTATCCACCTCGGGTGGTTTGGGTTCTGGCGCACCTCTCGGCAACAGCGCAGACAACGCAACTGGACTTGCAGGTTTCGACCCTGTACTGATCTCCCTCGTCCGTCGCGCAATGCCTAACCTGATGGCATATGACGTTTGTGGCGTCCAACCAATGTCTGGTCCTACTGGACTAATCTTCGCAATGCGTTCACGCTACGAAGGTCTACAGGGCGAAGAGGCACTGTTCAACGAGCCTGACACTGGATTCACCGCTGGTTACGATGCTAACGCTGGTGACTACACTCCACGTACTGGCGCTGGTGTTGGTGGCGATTCTGAAGGCAACAACCCTGCTCTCCTTAACGACGGATCACCTGGAACCTACGAAGTAGGTCGTGGTATGCCTCGCGAAGATCTTGAGAAGATGGGCGAAGCTGGTCGTCTCTTCCGTGAGATGTCATTCAGCATCGAGAAGACCTCGGTCACCGCAAAGTCCAGAGCACTCAAAGCAGAGTACACCCTGGAACTGGCACAAGACCTCAAGGCGATCCATGGTCTCGATGCAGAGCAAGAACTTGCTAACATCCTGTCCAGCGAAGTTCTCGCAGAAATCAACCGTGAAGTCGTTCGTACCGTCTACACCGTTGCAAAGAAAGGTGCTCAAAACAACGTAGCAACCCCTGGCGTATTTGACCTCGACGTTGACTCCAACGGTCGCTGGTCTGTTGAGAAATTCAAGGGTCTCCTCTTCCAAATCGAGCGTGATGCTAACGCAATCGCACAAGAGACTCGTAGAGGAAAGGGCAACTTCCTGATCTGTTCAGCTGACGTTGCTTCTGCTCTTGCAATGGCAGGCGTACTTGACTACTCTTCAGGTCTTAACGGTGCTGGTGGTCCTTCCATCGGTCAGGTTGATGACACTGGTAACCTTTCAGTCGGTACTATCAACGGTCGCATCCGCGTCTACGTTGATCCTTATGCAGCAAACCTCTCCGATAAGCACTACTATGTTATCGGTTATAAGGGCACTTCCCCTTATGATGCAGGTCTCTTCTACTGCCCATACGTACCCCTCCAGATGGTTCGCTCGATCGATCCTAACAGCTTCCAACCAAAGATTGGTTTCAAGACTCGTTACGGCATGGTCAGCAACCCATTCGTCACCACCAACGGTGCATACAACGGCACCCCCGATGGCGAAACCCTCTCCGCAAATGCAAACATGTACTACAGAAGAGTACAAGTCACAAACTTGATGTGATTCATCACCCAAGTTCACAGGGACCCTTCGGGGTCCCTTTTTTTATAAATAAAGTTAACAACTGAATGTTAACTATGCCAAGGATTAACAAAGAAGAACGTAACGAATATATGCGTCGTCGTAGAGACAAGAGAAAGGATGAACTGATTGAGAAGTTTGGTGATAAGTGTGCTGACTGTGGTGGTACATTCCACAAGTGTGCATATGACTTCCATCATATGAATCCATTAGAGAAGAAGTTTGAGATTGCACCTGCTCTGGATCGCAACTGGGACACGATTCTGGAGGAGGTAGAGAAGTGTGTGATGCTTTGTAGTAACTGCCATCGTATACGCCACTACAGGGAGGATAGAGGAGAGACTGAATTTAGATCTACTCTTGTCTAAATAATTGTGGCTCGTATCATGTTTACAATCATGGCAACAGCAGCAGAGCGCGAAGCACAAGCCGCACAGGCAGCAAAAGAACCAGAAGTAAAAAAACCATCTGGAAAACCATCTGGATTCAAGATTTTTATTAGCACCGTTGGTGCATTGTTTGCGATTTCTCATCTTGGATTGCTTGGATATCTAATTGATAGAAAAGCAGAACCAGAAGTTCCTCAAGTTCCTACCATCAATATTCCCCGTGGTGACTACTCTTCATATACCATTGAGGCAGGACCTTCAGGATATAAAATTCAATACAAAGCAAACGACCCCGCCATCCTTGAGTCAGAAAAATCTTTGAATCTCGATCAGGAGAAGAAAGGATTATTTGGTAGAGGAGGAACAGAAAAACGTACAGAATACCGTCGCGATCAATATACTATGGACGGAACCCGCAACATCGGGGGAGGTGAAATAGGTGAAGTGGGAAAGACAGGAGGTGTCAGCGCCGAGTGTATAGCGGCGGACGCTGGAGCACGGTCTCAAGGTGCAATGGCAGGTAGTGCCATCGCCGCTGGTGTCGCTGTCCCTGCCGCTATGAGCATCCCCTACGTGGGTTGGTTAGCAGGTGGATGGGCATTGCTCCTGGGTCAGAAAGCAGGATCATCATTGGGATCTACCGTAGGACAAGTTTTCAACGACTGCTAAATAGTATTAGCTTGGGAAGTTGACATGTCTGCCGATTGGTACAAGGAACAGTTAGTAAATAGAAACTACTTAACACCAGTAGGATTCAAGTTAAAGCTTGAAAGGTTTGCTGCTGTAGATTTCTTGTGCCAAGCAGTCAATCTCCCTGATGTCACCATGCAGGCAACACAAGTTCCTACAAGGTTCAGGGATTATCCAATCATCGCAGGTGGTGGTGTAAGTTACGGTGATCTTCAACTTCGTTTTATCGTGGATGAAGACATGGTGAATTACTCTTCCATCTGGAATTGGATTCGTGATAACGGAAACGCAGAAACAGATGGAAATGTAGAAGGAGAGGGTTACTCTGCTGGTCAATTGCAAATCTCCACCTCAAACCACAATGCTAATTTCTTTATTGACTTCGAGAGATTGTTTCCAGTATCACTTACAGAATTATCATTTGATGCATCTGTAAACGACATTGACTTCTTCACTGCTAATGCGACTTTCAAGTATACACGCTATACTTTACGTGATAAGAACTTCAGGATTTTATGAAATTTGACCAACTACATAATCGCTTCCAGAAGATCAAGGAAGAGTGGGCTCAAGATACACAGATTGATTTTCAATTTAAGAACAAGGAATACACAGAGGATCTCGCCAAACTTGCATTAGAGATCCCTTTCCAGCACAATAAATACTTAAACCATTACACAGATCTCTCACAAATCAAAACCTCTTTGGAGTTTGAGGTTCGTAGACTTGTAAAAGAAAAAAGAGAATACTACGGCGGTGAAGCAGACGCAAAAACATACGCCGAGAAACCGTTTGGGGCAAGTATAAAGACTTCCGAAAAGATGAAAGTCTATCTGGAATCAGATGACGAAATTATTAATTTAGAAGCAAAGGTTAAATTCATTGACCAAATGTTGTACTACCTTGATCAAGTGATGCGCCAGATCTCTAACAGAGGTTTTGCTATCAAGAGTGCTATTGAATGGGAAAAATTTATTAACGGGAGTACGTGATGTCTAACATCGTCGTCAAGAAGAAAAATGAAGTTTATCTGACAGTCAATTCAGAACCACATGTTCATAGGGAGTTAGCAGACTATTTTTCTTTCGAGCTACCAGAAGCAAAGTTCCTAAAGAGACAACCACGCTTTAGATACTGGGACGGAATGATTCACCTGTACTCTCCTGCCACAGGAGAACTATACAATGGTCTGCTACCACACCTTAAGCAGTGGTGCAAAGAACATAGATATCAAATTAAGTATGAAAGCAATGACTGGTATGGTGATGTAGAAGAACCAAACCAGTTAGTATCTCCTGGTGGTGTCAAGGTCTTCATGGATAAGATCTCTAAATACAAACCAAGGGACTATCAATACAACACTGTTTATCAGGCTCTCAAAAACAACAGAGGGTTATTTCTGTCACCGACAGGATCAGGTAAATCACTTATGATCTATAGTATCGTGAGGTACTATGTTGCGACAGGTAAAAAGATTCTGCTTGTAGTTCCCACTACCTCACTGGTAGAGCAGATGATTAAGGACTTCAAAGACTATGGATGGGGAGCAGACGATTATTGCCATACCATTTATTCGGGCAAAGATAAGAATACTGATAAACCAGTTATCATCTCGACCTGGCAATCAATCTATAAATTTCCCAAGCGATACTTCGATGACATTGACTGTGTTATCGGTGATGAAGCACACCTATTTAAGTCAAAGTCCCTCACAGGAATCATGACTAAACTTCATAACGCCAAGTATCGTTTCGGATTCACTGGAACTCTTGACGGAAGTAAAACTCATAAGTGGGTGCTGGAAGGATTGTTCGGTGCTTGTGAAAAAGTTACAAAGACTGATGATCTTATCAAGAAAGGTTATCTATCAAACTTCAGGATCAAAGTCCTGGTATGCAAGCATGAGTATCAACACTTTGCAGATTTCCATTCTGAAATGGAATACATTGTAACTCATCAAAAGAGAAACAACCTGATCAAAAATTTAGTCAATGACATCGGTGGTAACACACTGGTGCTATTCAACTATGTCGAGAAGCATGGTGAACCTCTTTATGAACTGATAAATAACAGTGTTGGTAATGATCGTAAAGTATTCTTTGTCCACGGTGGCACTGACATTGAGGATCGTGAATCTGTCAGGATAATTACAGAAAAGGAAGACAATGCAGTGATCATTGCTTCTTATGGAACATTCAGCACTGGTATTAATATCAAGAGACTGCACAACATCATCTTCGCATCACCTTCTAAATCAAGAGTACGTAACCTGCAGAGTATAGGTCGTGTATTGAGGAAGGGAGAAGGGAAAGACATCGCTACTCTCTATGATATTGCAGACGACATCTCTGGTCGTCGGGAAAACTACACACTTAAACACCTCTACGAGAGGATTGCAATCTACCAGGAAGAAAACTTTAAATATGAAACAATAAAAGTAAATTTAAGATAAGCATGGAAGAAGAATTTTATGCAACGATAAAACTTGTATCTGGAGAAGAATTAGTTTCCAAAGTTTGTTACTTAACAGATGAGGATTCCTTATTGTTAGATAAGCCTCTCCTGGTTGACAAGGTGACTCAAAAGAAGTCTGGTAAAGTTGTTGAAGGATTCTCATTAAAGGAATGGATCGCGTCCACCTATGATGAGATGTTCATTATTGAAATGAATAAAGTCATGACTATCAGTGAACTTGATAAGAAGATCGAAGCGTATTATGTATTAAGTCTCAATGCAATTGAGGATGATGATACAGATAGCAAGAAAACTCTATCAAGGCAGTTGGGTTACATCGGATCTGTAGAAGAGACTAAAAAGAAATTAGAAGCTCTATTTAATAAAAGCTAATATGTCTCTTGAACCCTGACAGAGTTATTCTATTAGGTTTTAGGTCTCTTGTCAAGCTATTGACAGAATTACAGAATCAAGTTATACTGTTGTTAGCAAATAGCAATTAGATGGCAAAGGCAAAGACTGAATACTACGTCAATAACAAAGAGTTCCTCGAAGCAATCGTGGAATACAAACGTAAGGTCGAGCTTGCCGCCAAGAAAGGTAAATCGAAACCACTAGTACCAAATTATATTGGTGAGTGTTTCTTGAAGATTGCTACGCACCTATCATATAAACCAAACTTTGTCAACTACATGTTCCGTGAGGACATGATCTGTGACGGTATCGAGAACTGTCTGCAATATATTGATAACTTTAATCCAGAAAAGTCTTCTAATCCTTTTGCCTATTTCACCCAGATCATCTATTATGCTTTCCTTCGTAGGATTCAGAAAGAGAAACGACAGTTAGAAATTAAGAGCAAGATCCTTGAGAGATCAGGTCACCAAGAAGTTATGTACACCGAGACTTATGAAGGTGACATGGCAGGTATGAATGCTTCTTACTCTGATATGGGTAGTATCAAAGAAAACATTGAAACGAGGATGAGCCGATGACGGTAGCACTTATTACCGATCAACATCTTGATGGTCGTAAGGGCAGTCTGGCATTCTGGAATTACTTTCAAAAGTTTTATGATGATGTCTTTTTTCCTACGTTAGAGAAGAAAGGTATTAAAGAGATCATCGACCTGGGTGACACATTTGACAACCGTAAAGGCATTGACTTCAATGTCTGGAACCGAGTTCGCACTCATTACTTTGATCGCCTGTCCGAGATGGGTATCACGGTGCATACAATCCTGGGCAACCATTGTGTGTACTATAAGAACACGAACGCTATCAATTCTCCTGACCTATTGCTGGGTGACTATGACAATATACGTGTCTATGATGAAGCTACTACTGTTACTATTGAGGGTACGAGAATTTGTTTTGTCCCTTGGATCAATAGGGAGAACCAAGAATCGACGCTGGAACATCTCAAAAATACAGATGCGAAAGTCGTCATGGGACACCTTGAACTTGACGGATTTGAAGTGACTCCTGGTCTGAAGATGGAGCATGGACATGATCCTTCTATCTACAAAGACTTCAAACAAGTATTCTCTGGTCACTATCACCACAAGTCAAGCAAGGGTAACATCACATACCTTGGCAATCCTTACCAGATGTTCTGGAATGATTACAAGGATGAGCGAGGGTTTCATCTGTGGCAACCCAAGACAAATAGACTGACGAGAGTCAAGAATCCATACGAGATCTTTAAGAAAGTCTACTACAATGATGTAGATAAAGATATGGTTCTGGACTACACACAGTACAAAGATACTTTTGTCAAGGTTGTTGTTGAGGAGAAGAGAGACTACTACAAGTTTGAAACAATGGTTGATTCTTTGTATGCTGCTGGTGTACATGACATCAAAGTTGTCGAGACTCTTGTTAGTGAAGACGAGACAGATGATGTTGACATTGAAGTCAAGGATACTCTCACTCTTCTCAATGAATATATTGATGAGGTAGAGATTGCCGTAGACAAAACGTCACTCAAAAAACTCATGAGAAACCTATATATTGAAAGCTGTGAGATGGCATGAATGACTCTACGTACATCTTGACTCTTACTGATCACCCCGAAGGTGTGTTCTCTCTTATTGATCGCATGAGTGGAGATCAGATTATTCCGATCTTTGAGAATCAAGATGATGCAGAGCGTTATGCCCTCCAACTCATAGATGATGAGGCGGGACCAGAATTACAGTTAGTTGAAATAGAGAAAGAACTTATTATTGCAGCTTGCGAGCAAAGAAACCACAGGTATGCTATAATAACGGTTGACGATTTTATTATTCCACCAATTGATCTAGAATGATTGTCTTTAAAAAACTTCGTTGGAAAAATTTCCTGTCTACTGGAAATGTATTCACCGAGATTGACTTGCTTGCTTCCAAAACAAATCTGATTATTGGTGCTAATGGTGCGGGCAAGTCTACCATTCTGGATGCACTGACCTTCTCCCTCTTCGGGAAACCATTTCGTAAGATCAACAAACCGATGCTGGTGAATAGCATCAATCAGAAGGATTGCATGGTTGAGATCGAGTTTAGTATTTCAAAGAACGACTTTAAAGTTGTGCGTGGTATCAAGCCTGGTGTCTTTGAGATCTACCAGAACGGTCAGATGCTTGACCAAGCAAGCACAACTAATGATTATCAGAAGCAACTTGAGACTAACATCCTCAAGATGAACTACAAATCGTTCACCCAGATCGTGGTGCTTGGAAGTAGTACCTTCGTTCCTTTCATGCGTCTCCCTATTTCACAGAGGAGAGACATCATCGAAGACATCCTTGACATTCAGATCTTCTCTGTGATGAACACAGTGCTGAAAGATAAGGTGAAGATGTCCACAGATGAAATGAAGGACATTGACTATCAGGCTAACCTATCTGAAGAAAAGATTCGGATGCAGCAGCAGTTTATTGATCAGATCAATCAGAAAAACGAAGAGTCTATCGTCGAAAAACAAACAGCGATTTCTACTTTGTTAGCAGAAGAAGAAAAAACTGTTGGTATTGTAAACAACCTTAACGTTGAAAGTAAAAAACATTGTGAAGAAGTTGAGAACAATACGTTTTCTCAACAAAAACTAAAGAAGTTAAACACTTTACGTGGAAAACTGCAAAACAAGTTCTCTACTTATAAGAAACAACACGAGTTTTTCACAAAGAATGATACTTGTCCTACTTGTAGTCAATCAATTACAGAAGATCTGAAAGAAAAAAAGACTGGTAATATTAATGCTCATGTAAAAGAGTTGGTGTTAGCAGTAGAAGAACTTCGTTGTAATATTGAAGACGAAGAAGATAAAGAGATGAAGTTTGTCAAAGCCAGTAAGGAACTCAATCGAGTAAATTCTGACATTGCTATTGCAAACTCTACCATCACTCGTATCCAGATGCAGGTCAAGGATTTGATTGACCAGATTGAATTATTAAGAAATGATAAATCTGATTCTTCGGAAGCAGATGAGAAGTTAAAATACTTGCAGGAAGAATACCTGAAACTGAAGAAGCAGATCTCCGAGATTAAAGAAGAGCGTGACACACTTCTTGCAGCGTCACAACTCTTGAAAGATAATGGAATCAAGACCAGGATCATCAAGAGATATCTTCCTGTGATGAACAAACTCATCAACCAGTACCTTCAGAATATGGACTTCTATGTCAACTTCGCACTGGACGAGAACTTTGAGGAAACAATCAAGTCCCGATTTAGAGACTCGTTCTCTTACGAATCTTTCTCCGAAGGAGAGAAAGCTCGTATTGATATCGCTCTGTTGCTTACTTGGCGTGCTATCGCTAAACTTAAGAATTCTGTCGATACTAACATCCTCATTTTAGATGAGATCTTTGATGGTTCATTAGATCAGAATGGTACTGGTGAACTGGGATGGATCCTCCGTAACTTCGATGATGACACTAACGTGTATGTCATCAGTCACAAAGAGAATCTTGACGGTAAGTTCGATAGAACACTCATGTGCGAGAAGGTCAAGAACTACTCGGTCGTCCGAGAGACAATTCAAGAAGCGGCATAAGGGGGTCTTCGGACCCTCTTTTTTTGTATATACTATATGCATCAACGCAAGAGACGCCATGTCTAACCAAGCAATCAAAGGCAATCTGGCACGACTGCTGGCTACCGAGAACTTGATTGTGGAGCACCGCAACTGCCCCACTGCACAGTTCAACGTGGACACTCGCGTCTTGACCCTGCCTAACTGGGACAAGGCATCCAACATTGTCTATGATCTGCTGGTGGGTCATGAAGTAGGACACGCTCTGTTCACTCCTAACGAGGACTGGAGGAGTGTTGCTGACTGCCCCATGGACTTCATCAACGTGGTAGAAGATGCTCGCATCGAGAAACTGATGAAGCGTAAGTATCCTGGTCTGCGTCGTTCCTTTGCTGGTGGTTACAAGGAATTGCATGAGAAAGATTTCTTTGAGGTTGCTGACGAAGATCTTACTACCTTCAGCCTGATCGACCGTATCAATCTGCACTACAAGATTGGCGCTTCTGCCATGATTCCTTTCGAAACTGACGAGCGTCAGTTCCTCCCCCGCATCGATGAGTGTGAGACCTTTGCAGAGGCATTGCAGATTGCTGTCGATATCTTTGAGTACAGCAAGAAAGAGAAGCAGCAAGACCCTGCTCCTGAAGAGATGCAATCACAACGTCAGAGTCCTGAAGGTTCTGATGGTGACACCATGACTCATGAAGAAATGCTTGAGGAAGCAGCACGTCGTGAGAGTGAACCCGAAAACTCCGATGGCGGAGAATCTGTGCCGCAAGGTAGCAACGCACCTGAAGGTGGTGAGCACATGGGTGATGACCAGTCAAAGACTCAACGTGCCTTTGATGAGAACGCCAAAGGGTTCAATGATCGTTGGGCTGGTAACAGCACCTACATCGAGATCCCAAATTCTGTAGTTCTTGATGACTACGTTGCTGACTGGACTGAAGTTCACGACTGGATTGATCAGTTTACCAAGACATTTATTGATCGTGATCCCGAAGAAGACCGTTCACAAAACTATATAGAAGTAGATGATGCTTATCGCGAGTTCCGCAAGCAGTCACAGAAGGAGGTCAACTATCTTGTTAAAGAGTTTGAGTGCCGTAAGTCTGCTGACGCTTACGCTCGTTCTGGCGAATCTAAAACTGGTGTTCTTGATACTTCAAAGCTTCACACTTACAAGTATTCTGAAGACATCTTCAAGAAAGTGACCACTGTCACTGATGGTAAGAACCATGGATTGCTGTTTCTTCTTGACTGGTCTGGTTCTATGTCAAATGACATCCTGGCAGCAGTCAAGCAAGTTCTGAACATGACTGCATTCTGTAAGAAAGTTCAGATCCCCTTTGAGGTCTATGCTTTCACCAACGATTACTACCCAGTTCGCCGTGCAATCAACAAGATTGTTGATAACAAAAACGACGAAGAATACTTTGAGAGCAAGGGGTGTGAGGAGAACAAAGTGTTCCTTCACAAAGACCAGTTTCACCTGATGAACATGGTGTCTTCTCGTTCTAACTCCAAGGATTATGAGAGAATGTGTCTGAATCTCTTCCGTGAAGCATATTCTTACCGTCACTACGTTGGTTATCACACCACTCCTGGTCTTGGATTGTCTGGCACTCCATTAAATGAAGCGATTATTCTTCTTAATTACCTCATTCCTGAATTCAAAAAGCAAACCGATCTTCAGAAGGTAAACGTATGCATCTTGACTGACGGTGAATCCTGCACAAGTGCTTATGGTCGTAAGATCTATAACGACTACAAAGATGAGCACTATATTCGTCCCCGCCGCGTAGATAGTTGTATCCTCCGTGATCGCAAGACTGGTATCACCTACACCAAGTCTGATTACTACGGTCCTGGAACTAATACTTTCATTCAACAACTGCGTGATCGCAACCCTGGTGTGAATGTCATTGGATTCCGTATCGGTAGTGCATCTTCACTCTCTAACTTCGTCTCTGTCTATGGCAACAGCGCCAAGTACACTGATGTTCAGAAGCAGTGGAAGAAGGAGAAGTCTGCTATCATTCCTGATCCCAAGTCTTTCACCGCTCTCTATGCCATTGCCAACAACTCTCTGTCTTCCAATACAGAGTTTGATGTTGAGTCTGGTGCCAAGAAAGGTGAGATCACCAAAGCATTCAAGAAAATGCTGGCCAGCAAGTCTACGAACAAGAAACTGCTGAACTCTTTTGTTCAGTATGTCGCTTGACGAACCGTCCACTCTGCCCCTGACTCTGCCCCACTCTGCCCTATACTTACTTCATACGCAACAAACCAATGCCTGCCAAGTCTGACCTTACCACTGCCCAACTGACCGCTTTCCTGTCCGAGCACTATGGAACCACTGTCAATGCTGACGCTGTTCGTCACGCTTGCCTTGAGTTTGGTGTGACCTATCCTACTGCTGTCAAGCGTCTGCGTGACTTTTATGTCAAGCGTGGAACTTGGAACCTGACTGTGCAGGAGCGTCTTGAGCAGCAGTATGAAGCACCTGCAGCAGCACCTGCTGTTCAAGAATCTGTCGAACAGAACCTCGTTCCTCTCAAGGACGAGACCTATGTACCCTTCGGCAATTTTGCTGATGTAAAAAAGATTATAAAGTCTGGTCTCTTCTACCCTACGTTCATCACTGGTCTGTCTGGTAACGGTAAGACATTCTCTGTGGAGCAGGCATGTGCTCAACTGGGACGTGAAATGATCCGTGTAAACATTACTATTGAAACTGATGAAGACGATCTTATTGGTGGCTTTCGCCTTGTGGATGGGGCAACTGTTTGGCATAACGGACCTGTCGTGGAAGCACTCGAACGAGGTGCAATCCTGCTACTCGATGAAGTTGACCTTGCTTCCAACAAAATTCTATGCCTCCAGTCCATCCTTGAAGGTAAGGGTGTGTTCCTGAAGAAGACTGGTCGCTATGTGCAACCTACTGCTGGTTTCAACATCATTGCTACAGCCAACACCAAAGGTAAGGGTTCCGATGATGGTCGTTTCATCGGCACTAACGTATTGAACGAAGCATTCCTTGAGCGTTTCGCACTGACCTTTGAGCAGGAGTACCCCACTCCCGCTGTGGAGACCAAGATTCTTGAGAAACTTTCTGAACAACTGGGTTGCCAAGATGAGGAGTTCTGTGGTAAACTTGCTACTTGGGCGGAAGTAATTCGCAAGACTTTCAATGACGGTGGTATTGATGAAGTCATCTCTACTCGTCGCCTTACCCACATTGTCCGTGCTTTCTCGATCTTCGGTAAGCGCATGAAGGCAATTGAAGTCTGCGTCAATCGTTTTGATGACGAGACCAAGACTTCCTTTATTGAACTCTACGACAAAATCGATGAGAACGCTAATGAAGAACCAACATCTTGAGTTCCACGGATATGTAGGTCACCTTGTCCGTCTCAAAGACGGGCAGACCGTTAAAATTCTTGGTGGACAAAACCTCAAACTCTTCGTCAGAAATATTGACGGTTCCATCATTGAATGCTATCATGATGACATTGACTTTATCTGGGATAAATGACTTTCAAATATAATGAAGAACAACTCCTGAAGGAGTTGCGTGATTACATTGCTGGAACTTATGGACAACATTACTCTGCTGGTAACGACAGCATTCAAACGTTAGACTTGATCGAAGCATGTGGTGATGCTGAAGCATTCTGCCGCAGTAACATCCTGAAGTATGCTTCTCGCTACGATAAGAAGGGCACTCCACGGCGGGACATCATCAAGATCCTGCACTATGGACTGCTACTTCTCCACTTCTCTGACAAAACCAACGTTACCGAAACCTACAATCAATGAGCACAGTAACTCTTTCTAAACAAACCCGAGATATTCTGAATAACTTTTGTAAGATCAATAGCTCTATTCTTATCAAAGAAGGTACTGCACTCAAAACTATTAGTGTGGGACAAAATGCTATTGCTGAATACAAAAGCGAAGAGACCTTCCCTCAAACGTTTGGTATCTATGATCTGCAGCAATTTCTTGCTGGTCTGTCATTGTTTGATGACGCTACGTTGCAGTTTAACAATCCAAACTATGTTACCATTAAAGGTAGCGGTAGATCTGTAAAGTATTATTTTTCTGATCCAGAAATTGCTTTGAGTTCTGCTCCCGATACTGGAGTAAACTTTCCTAATACTGATTTCAGTTTCAATTTGAAACAAGAAGATTGGTATGCTTTGCAAAAAGCATCTGCTGTTTATAATCTTCCTGATATTGCTTTCCGATCTCTTGACGATGGCACTATCAATCTTGATTTGTGTGACAAAGAGAATGACACTGGCAATGTATACAGTCAGACTGTAGCTGGAGAGTCAACAGGAGTCTTCGAAGTCTTTATGAAGGTGGAAAACCTGCGACTGCATCCAGGAAATTATTCTGTCAATGTGTGCAGTAAAGGAATTACTGAATGGACTCATCAAAGTATTGATCTGAAGTATTTTATTGCTTTGGAACCATGACAACATATGGACACAGGAGTTGTGATGGGTGTACGATGTGCTGCAATGGCAACCTAACATTGGAAGTCAATGAGCACAAAGTATCCCCAGGAAATCCATGTCCACATATGACTGATTGTGGTTGTGGTCTATACGATGATCTATCAAGACCTCCTACTTGTAACACATATTCTTGTATATGGGCACAGCTATGGTATTTCCCAGAATGGGTTAAACCAGATAAATGTGGATTCATTCTATCTGCTACTGGTCGCGACAGCAAAGCAATTAAGTTGACTACAAATGTTGATGGTGATAATAAAATAGATCCAGCAGCTTTGTTTTGGGTTATGAATTGGGCAAAGCATAATGAGATGACATTGATCTTCTTTGTCAGGAATCTTGCGGATGGGGAAGATAGTTACATGACAGGAAATATTCTGAATCATCCCCAAGCATTATTTGCCACTGGAAATAAAGAAGAACTGTCAACCATCGCACATCCAAGTGAGAATTATTTTAAATGATGAACAAAAAGTTTCTTTGGGTAGAGAAGTATCGTCCTGACAAATTGCAGGACTGTATTCTTCCCAAGAATATCAAGGAATCCTTTCAGGCTTTCCTTGAACAAGGTGAGATTCCAAATCTATTGCTTGCTGGAACTGCTGGTATCGGCAAGACTACGGTAGCAAGAGCAGTGTGTGAAGAGATTGGTGCTTCTTACATCGTGATCAATGGATCAGATGAGGGACGCTTTCTGGACACAGTGAGGAACAAGGTCAAGCAGTTTGCCAGCACCGTTTCTCTCGCCTCTGGAGCGCCCCACAAGGTCGTTATCATCGATGAGGCAGACAACACCACCAACGATGTCCAACTCTCTTTGAGGGCGGCTGTGGAGGAGTTCCACACCAACTGTCGCTTCATCTTTACCTGTAACTTCCCTAACAAGATCATCGAACCGCTGCATTCTCGATGCACGGTGGTGGACTTCAGAGTGAAGAGCGAGGCAAAGATGGAACTGCAAGGTCAGTTCTTCATGCGTCTCAAGCAGATCCTGAAGGAGAACGAAGTTGAGTGTGATGACAAGATTCTTGTCAAGTTGATTCAACGCTACTATCCTGACTGGCGTCGTCTGATCAATGAGTGTCAGCGTCATGCTGCTACTGGAAAGATCGACACATCTATCTTGGTTGATATTGCTGATGTATCTGTCAGTGATCTCATCAGATCAATGAAGAACAAAGAGTTCACGACTGTACGAAAGTGGGTTGTGGAAAACATTGACAATGATCCTAACGTTGTCATTCGTAAGATCTATGATTCTCTTTATGAAAATCTAAAAGCTGCATCTATTCCAGAGGCAGTTCTTACTCTTGCGAAGTATCAGTATCAGATTGCATTTGTTGCTGATCAGGAAATTAATTTGCTTGCATGTCTTACTGAAGTCATGATGAGCTGCGAATTCAAATGAGGTAATTATGAACACTAAACTTATCCGCTTCCGTTCTGGTGAAGATGTCCTTTGTGATCTTGTCAGCGAGACTGATACTGAACTCACAATCGACAATGCTCTCGTAGCAGTTCCACAAGGTCAGGGTCAACTTGGTTTTGCTCCTTGGTCTCCTCTTGCTAAAGAAAAGCAACCTCTCACTATCCCTCGCGATTACGTGGTGTATATTGCAGAAGGAAATCCTGATATTGTTGAACAGTATGAAGGACTATTCGCTACACTGGTAACACCTAAAAAGCAACTTATTCTCTGATGAAAGTACCCACACAAGAAGAACTTGTCCATCTTAAGATTCAAGCAGCATTGCGTGAAAACGTGTTTGACAAAGATCAGATGGAATATTTGGGTGAACGAGCAGGACATCACTGGTATCTAATTGCTGGTGAACATGAAGTATCTGCAGATTGCATCGAAGAATTTGAATGTGTTGGAGAAATCGATGAAGAAGACAACGCCTGAAAATGTAGCAGAAGCAAATGATGCTTTGTTTCGTGCTACAATGAATCTACCTCATGCTGCCGCCCATTGTGGAATGACAGAGCGTGAAATGAAACACATCTTTCGTGAATACCTGAAGTACAATGCCCCAGACTTTGAAATCCTTGAAGACTCCCCTCCGTTATCCAGGTGGGAAGTCGAGAGCACTGACAAACCTATTCCGATTCCTCCCAGACCTTTCCCAGGCAACGGAGTATCGTGAACCATTCATTGGTGGCGGTAGCGTAGCTATCGAGGTTGGTAAACGATATCCAAAACTGAATATCTGGGTCAACGATTTGTATGAACCTCTCTATAACTTCTGGTGTGAGTTGAGAGATCATGGACAAGAGATGCGTGACCAACTTGTTCAACTCAAGTATCGTCATTGCGAACCAGCATCTGCAAGAGTATTGTTCGAGCAATCAAAGGACTATCTAAATGGAACACAAAGTGATACATCCAATCTATCTCGCGCTGTTGCTTTTTACGTTGTTAACAAGTGCTCTTTTTCTGGTCTCACTGAATCCTCATCATTCTCAAAGCAGGCTTCAGAGAGCAATTTCTCAATGCGAGGCATTGATAAACTCCCAGACTATTCGTTGATGATTAAAGATTGGAAAATTACTAATTTATCTTATGAAGAGCTCCTTACCGACGATCGATCAGTATTCACATACCTCGATCCCCCCTATGATATTAGAGATAACCTCTATGGACGGCGGGGCAATATGCACAAGTCCTTCTGTCATGATACCTTTGCTAATGACTGCGATAGGTTTGTCGGTCCTCAATGTGTATCTTACAATTCGTCTCAACTGGTCAAAGAAAGATTCCAGGGGTGGACAGTAGGAGAATTTGCACACACTTACACCATGAGGAGCGTGGGGAGTTATAATACAGATCAAGCGTCTCGCAAGGAACTCATCCTCGCTAACTATGAAGTGTGAAGTCAAACTCTACGTTGCTGGTCAGGTCTTTACCGAGACTGTCATCTGCCGTAACTATGAAGAAGCCAGGGAGGTTGCCCTGGCACGTAACCCTAATGCAAAAGTGATGGGCGTGACCGCCGTATTTAAATAATGGAACTAAAGGATTACCTGTATAGTATTAATCAATCAAAAAAGAATCTGCTTGATGATAATGAGGATGCTGTAAAAAAGTATCCTCCTTTTATTATCAATAAATGTCTGTCTGGATTTACTGATTGCATTCTTTATGCTAATGAGATGAACAAGTATCATCAGTTAGATAAGAAGATGCAATATGACTTTTACATAAATAGTTTGAAGCCTCGAAAGCGTTTTACGCCGTGGGTGAGAAAAGAAACTCTTGAGCATCTTGAATTGGTGAAGCAATATTATGGTTATAGCCATAACAAAGCCGTCGCTGCATTGAGGATTCTCACGAATTCTGAACTTGATGAGATTAAAAAACTATTAGATAAAGGCGGACAAAGATGACAACTGAAATTGAAGTACAGTGGCAACCTACAGACATGGTAGAAGTGAGTTTGTCCGAACCAGATGATTTTCTAAAGGTTCGTGAGACGCTCACTCGTATTGGTGTTGCTTCCAGAAAAGAAAGAAAGCTATATCAATCATGTCATATCCTGCACAAGCAGGGTAGATATTATATTGTACACTTCAAGGAACTGTTTGCTCTCGATGGGAAGAAGACAAACTTTACTTTGAATGATCTACAGAGACGTAATCGTATTGCTCAACTTCTATCAGACTGGGGACTGGTGAGTATTGTTGAAGCAAGTGCTATCGAAGATGTTGCTCCTCTGAATCAGATTAAAGTCCTTGCTTTTAAAGATAAGGATGAGTGGACGCTTGAGTCCAAGTACAATATCGGTCGAAAGAAAACCGAAGCATGAGACAGGGGGCTTGACGCCCCCTTTTTTGCGTGGTATTATACGGACATACCACGCATACTCATGGCACTTCTAAAATACATAGGATCCGTCATCAACCTTGCTAACAGTTTTTCTCAAGCTACCAGACCTAAACATGTAGGTCAGATGAGTGAACTGATTCAGCAGTTTAGAGATGAGTGTGACAGTCACAAAGTTGATGACTGGGAGGAGTTCTATGATGGTGACGAGAAGATTGATGCTGCATCAGAAAAGATCTGGGAATGTGTTCTCGCCATGAAAGAGAACCTCAACGAACTTACTAAAGATGATGTTCGTGCATGGACCAAAGATCTTATCATTAATAAGACTCACTCGGGTTTGCAAATTCAGCTCGACGTGCTACAATTGTGTGCTGGTAGTCAGTCCTATCGTCTTGCTAACGTAGAGGAAGAAGCAAAAGGCATTGATGGTTTCATTGGTGATGAACCAGTGTCTATCAAACCCAATACCTACAAGAAGACTATCAACGCTGGTAAGGAGACGATTCCTTATCGCATTATTTACTACACCAATGGAACTCAAGGAGTCAAAATTGTATGAATGAAATCATCTGTTCAGATTCTCTCGTTGCTCTGAAGGGAATGGAAGATGAGTCTGTTGATATTGTTTTGACTTCACCTCCATACAACTATGGCATGGAGTATGATACTCATGATGATGATGGTGATGCTGAAGAATATCTTGAGCAAATTCTTGCAGTCTTTGTTGAGTGTAAGCGTGTATTGAAGTCTGGTGGCAGACTTATAATCAACATTCAACCCAACTATAAACAAAATTCTCCTACTCATCATAAGATTACCGAGAGAATGATTAGTGAAGGCATGATCTGGAGAGGAGAGATTATTTGGTTGAAGAATAATCTTCGAAAGCTTACAGCATGGGGTAGTTGGAAGTCCCCATCGTGTCCATATCTCTCATATCCTTTTGAGTTTATTGAAGTCTTCAGTAAAGATACTCTCAAGCATCCTGGTAACAAAGAAGATATTGATATTACTAAAGAGGAGTTCATCAAGTATGTCAATGGTCACTGGTCTATGGCACCAGAAACCAAGATGAAAGACTATGGTCACCCTGCTATGTTTCCTGAAGAATTGGTGGAGCGTTGCTTGAAACTATTTTCTTTCAAAGGAGATGTCGTGCTTGATCCTTTTAATGGTGCTGGTACTACTACATTTGTTGCACACAAACTTGATAGAAAATATATTGGTATTGATATGAGTGAGGCATACTGCGAGGTAGCAGAAAATAGAATCAAAAAATATCAACCTCTCAATAAGTTTATTATAGCGTAAACCGAATAAATTGTGCGGGGTTCAACACTCCGCTTTTTTTATGTTCGGTTATAATTAGTAATGTAGAAGGTGTGGGACCACGGTCCCCCTTTTACGCCAACGGTTGCCTTCGGGGACCACACAAAAACACTCGCTAATACAGGAGTTACTCATGAACAAATACGCTTGGGATGTATATTCCCCTCATTTTGTTGGGCTTGATGACATTTTCCATAGGCTAGATAGTATGTCAAATCATAATACTAACTACCCCCCTTTCAATCTAATCAAGCATGACAACAGTAAGTTTACTATTGAAATCGCTCTGGCAGGATTTAAACCAGAGGAGATCGAAGTATCTACAGAATCAAACATTCTCAAAGTTGCCACAAAAGATGCAAAGAGAGATTCTGAAGTCCAGTATCTCCACCGTGGAGTATCAAAACGATCATTTGTTAATACGTGGCAACTCTCTGACGATGTTAAAGTCGGTGATGTAACGTTTGTAGATGGATTGCTGGTAATTTACTTAAACAAATATATTCCCGAACATCAGAGAAAGATCGTTTATGATATCTCTGGAACAAAAGAGTTACTACTGGAATAAATAAAGTATCGTCGCCGCAGACAAGGGGGTAACTGGCACAATCCAGTTGACACCCCCTTTTCTTTGTGGTATCATACTATTGTCTGTTATTAGATACTATGGCTGAATCTATTGTTGTCCTCCAAATGGGGGAGCGTCTCATCTGCGATCTTCAAGAAGTTCGTGAAAATAATGAACCCGAAGGTGCTCCAGTTTGTTTGGTAATGATCCGTCCTTATCTCTTGAGTGTAGAAAAGACATCTGGAGATCCTGCTAATCAAGAAGTCCAAGTTCGTTTCAGTAAGTGGCTTCCTTATTCCATTGACACCCAATTCAAAATTCCATTCTCTGCTATTGTCTCTGTTGGTCAACCTGACGCGGGACTTGTAGAAGCATATCGCCAAACTGTTGCACAAGCAGAAGCAGCAGAAGCAATGGCTACACGTCAAGAAGTTACACAAGCGCCTGCAGCTGACACTGGTTTCGTTCCTAATGATGCTGAAACTGCTGAAGTTTGACGGGCACTGGCTCGTTGCAGAGGTTGAAGAGATTCCTGGTGTAGAGTTCGGAGACCCCGACTGTGTGCTAAAATACCCTTGTGAAGTGAACGAGGATGGGGCAGTGCCCTTCCCCCCGTTTAGTGACGACCGAGAACTTGCCATCCGATCATCGGATGTCACTCTCATCTGCGAACCGTCTGCTATGTTCGCAGCACAATATTATGATCTGAAGGACAACGAACCCGAATGAAGTTTTACACCAGTGTCGAACAATCTGGAAACAACATTTTTGTAAGAGGATATCAGGATGGTAGAGCATTTGAAGACAAGGTAAAGTTCAATCCTACTCTCTACTTACCCTCACTCAAACCTACAGATTGGAAGACACTGGATGGTAAGTACGTTCGTCCTGTACAGCAGGGAACTATCAGGGACGCCAAGCAGTTCATTGAAGAACACAAAGAGATCCCTGACTTTGAGATCTGTGGACAGACACGCTTTCTGAATCAGTATATCTTCGATCAGTATCCTGATGAAGAGATGAAGTTTGATGTGAATCAAATTCGTGTCTTCACTGTTGACATCGAGACAGGTGCCGAAAATGGATTCCCAGACATTGAGTCAGCTGACCAGGAGATCTTGCTGATCTCCCTGAAGGACTCTCATACTGGTAAGATCTCTGTCTTCGGCACACGTCCATTCAAAAACACCGAGAAGGATGTTCACTACATGCACTTCCAGACAGAGGAAGGTATGCTTAAGGCATTCCTCCACTGGTGGTCTGGTAACTGCCCTGATGTTGTCACTGGGTGGAACGTGCAGTTGTTCGATATTCCGTATATCGTCCGTCGCATTGAACGCATCCTGGGAGAGAAAGATGCGAGACTTCTATCTCCATGGAAGAATATTTTCTGTAGAGAAGTCTACATCAAAGGTAGGAAGAACATTGCCTATGATATTACTGGTGTGGCAACGCTGGACTACCTTGAGTTGTATCGTAAGTTTACTTACACCAACCAGGAATCATATCGTCTGGACCACATTGCTTTCGTAGAACTGGGTCAGAACAAACTGGATCACAGTGAGCACGACACCTTCAAAGAGTTCTATACTAACGACTGGCAGAAGTTTGTAGAGTACAACATCATTGACGTTCGCCTGGTTGACAGGTTGGATGACAAGATGAAGCTACTTGAACTTGCTATCACCATGGCGTATGATGCCAAAGTAAACTTCGAGGACGTGTATTCACAGGTCCGTATGTGGGACAACATCATCTATGTGTATCTTGCACGTCAGAAGATTGCTATCCCACCTAAACGTCAATCGCATAAGGACAACAAGTATGCTGGAGCGTATGTTAAAGAACCTATTCCAGGGATTTATGACTGGGTTGTCAGTTTTGACCTCAACTCCCTATACCCTCACCTCATTATGCAGTACAACCTCTCGCCAGAGACGTTGTTACCAGTTAAGCACCCTTCGGCTAACGTCGAGAGACTACTGAATCAAGAGATTGATTTGAGTGATCTTGAGGACAAGACTGTGTGTGCCAACGGCACATATTATGACACCACATTCCGTGGTTTCTTGCCTGAATTGATGGACAAAATCTACCAAGAACGTACCATCTACAAGAAGAAGATGCTTGCTGCCAAGCAGCAGTATGAGAAGACTCCTACCGTCGATTTGCAGAAGGAAATCTCCCGCTGTAATAACATTCAGATGGCAAGGAAGATCCAACTCAACTCCGCTTATGGTGCTATCGGTAATGAACACTTCCGATACTATCGTCTGGAGATTGCAGAAGCGATTACAACATCAGGTCAGTTGTCTATTCGTTGGATCAGTGATAAGACCAATGCATACCTAAACAAGATTCTAAAAACTGATGATGTTGATTACGTTATTGCTTGCGATACCGATTCTATGTATCTCAACCTCGGTCCTTTGGTCGAGGCTGTATTCAAGGGACGAGAGACAGATGATGAAGTCATTGTTGGGTTCCTTGACAAGGTGTGTCAAGTGGAATTTGAGAAGTTTATTGAAAGTTCTTACCAAGAGCTCGCCACTTATGTTCGGGCATACGAACAGAAGATGAAGATGAAGCGGGAGAACATCGCTTCCAAAGGTATCTGGACTGCCAAGAAACGATATATCCTCAACGTCTGGGACAGTGAGGGTGTTCGTTACTCCGAAGCCAAGATGAAGATCTGTGGCATGGAGACGGCACGTTCATCTACTCCAGCATTCTTCCGCAACAAACTGAAAGAGGCGTACAAGATCATCATCAACGGCACTAACGATGATGTCATCGCTTACATCGACAAGGTGAAGACTGATACTCGTAATCAAGAATATGCAGACATTGCTTTCCCTCGCGGTGTCAACAATCTGGACAAGTATCGTAGTCACACTGACATCTATAACAAGGGAACTCCTATCCATGTTCGTGGTGCCCTGCTTTATAATCATTACATTAAAAAGCATAAGGTCGAGCACAAGTATGCTAAAATACAGGAAGGAGAAAAGATCAAGTTTATGTACTTGAAAGAACCAAACCCTATTGGTGAGAATGTAATCTCATTCATGGGTCGTATCCCTACCGAGTTCAATGTGGAAAAGTACATTGACTATAACCTACAGTTCGACAAGTCATTCTATGAACCTCTTAAGAATGTTCTAAACTGTATTGGTTGGGACAGCAGGAAAACAGTATCACTTTTATCATTCTTTTAATATGGATTTTCTATCGCAAGTAATTAAGGACAGCAAAAATGAGTTTGCTTCTCTTGCATCTGATGGCATTGCTGCTGGTGACGTTGAAACTTTTGTTGATACTGGTAGTTATATCTTTAATGCCTTGGTTAGTGGCTCCATTTATGGAGGTCTTCCTTCTAACAAAATTACAGCCCTGGCGGGAGAAAGCGGGACTGGAAAGACTTTCTTTTGCCTTTCTGTTGTTCGTAACTTCCTTGACCTTGACCCTGATGCTGGCGTCATTTATTTTGAAACCGAGTCTGCCATTAGTCGCAACATGGTAGAGAGTCGTGGCATCGATTCCAAGCGTCTGGTCATCTTCCCTGTCAATACAGTGGAGGAGTTCAGAACCCAGGCAGTCAGGATCATCGACAAATATATGGAAACGCCCAAAGACGAACGCAAGCCCCTGATGTTTGTGTTAGACTCTCTTGGTATGCTAGCCACCAACAAAGAAGTGCAGGATGCTTCGGACGACAAGCAAGTCCGTGACATGACCAAGGCACAACTTATCAAATCCTGCTTCAGGATCTTGACACTCAAGCTTGGTAAGGCTAATATACCAATGATCGTTACCAATCACACCTATGATGTCGTCGGCGCTTACGTTCCTACAAAGGAAATGGGAGGAGGAAGTGGTCTCAAATATTCCGCCTCTACAATCGTTTATCTCGGAAAGAAAAAGGAGAAAGATGGAACGGTACTCATCGGAAACATTATCAAATGCGAGGCTAAAAAGTCTCGTCTGACCCGAGAGGGATCGAAAGTAGAGACACGTCTGTTCTTCGACGAGCGTGGACTTGAAAAACATTATGGACTCCTTGAACTGGGAGAGCGAGCAGGACTGTGGAAAAACGTTGCTGGTCGCTATGAGATTGAAGGCAAGAAAGTATATGCAAAGGCAATCCTAAAGGACCCTGATGCATACTTTACTGAAGAAGTTCTTGCCGAACTAGATAAACAAGCACAACGCGAATTTTTGTACGGAGCAGATGATGACGGAGAGTCTTGAGCAAACCATCTTAAGAAATCTGATATGCAGTGAGGACTACTTTCGTAAGGTAGTCCCCTTCCTCAAGAAGGATTACTTCCAGGAACAGCATCAACAGATCATCTTTGATGAGATTCAAGACTTCGCTGGGAAATATGATAAGTTCCCTACAAAGGAAGTGCTAATCCTACAACTACAGCAGAGAAATGACCTCACTGAAGAAACTTATCAAGCGTCTGTTCACCAGATCAACGCCTTCACAGACGAATGGGTTGACACCAAGTGGCTCACCGACGCCACAGAAAAATGGTGTCAAGAACGAGCAGTCTACAACGCCATCTTACGGTCTATCAAGATCGCAGAAGGAGGCGATAAAGAGGTTTCAAAGGATGCGATACCCTCAATTCTCCAAGAAGCCCTGGCAGTATCTTTCAACGAACACATCGGACACGACTACGTACAGAATGTAGAAGAACGATATGACTATTATCACCTTGAGGAGCATAAGATCCCGTTTGATATTGATAAACTGAATCTTGTAACCAAGGGTGGTCTACCTAACAAGACACTCAACGTTGCTCTTGCAGGCACAGGTGTTGGTAAGTCCTTGTTCATGTGTCACATGGCAGCGTCATGCCTATCCATTGGATATAATGTGCTGTACATCACAATGGAGATGGCAGAAGAGAAGATTGCTGAACGTATTGACGCTAACCTTCTCAACGTCAACATTCAAGAGATTGGTTCTATCCCCGAAGACATCTTCAAGAACCGTGTCAATGAGATTGGTAGGAAATCTCAAGGTAAATTGATCATCAAAGAGTATCCTACAGCAGCAGCACATACTGGTCACTTCAAATCTCTATTGAATGACCTGTCACTTAAGAAAGATTTCAGACCAAATATAATCTTTATTGATTATCTGAATATCTGTGCTTCATCTCGCTACAAAGGACACATCGTTAATTCTTACACGTATGTTAAAGCGATTGCGGAGGAGCTTCGTGGTCTTGCGGTTGAGCATGACCTTCCTATTGTTACTGCTACTCAAACTACTCGAAGTGGTTATGGTAATAGTGATGTTGACCTTACAGATACTTCTGAATCTTTTGGTCTTCCCGCTACTGCCGATCTTATGCTTGCTCTCATATCTACTGAAGAGTTAGAGCAGTCAGGTAGGATCATGATTAAACAACTTAAGAACAGATACAACGATGCTGCCTACTATCGCCGTTTCACGGTGGGGATTGACAGGGCGAAGATGAAGTTGTATAATGTTGATGACTCCGAGGGTGACATCACTTCTGAAGCAGAGGATGATACATACCAAGCCCTTGAGGAGATCAATACTAAACAATCCCGACTCGATAAATTCTCTCAATTTGTAATATGACCGTAAATTTCAACCGTTATGAAGAGTTTGTGGCAGCAGTCACTAGTGAAGCTTCAACAAACTTTGTGGATTTTGCTGACCGCATTGGCGAGCTTGATCGTCAGGGTGCCAATATTGAGCGTCTTCTTACTGCTGGCGTTGGGATTAACGCTGAAGGTGGTGAGTTCCTTGAGATCATTAAGAAGATGGTGTTTCAAGGAAAACCATGGAACGAAGACAACCGAGAGCACCTGATCATTGAACTGGGTGACATCATGTGGTATGTTGCACAAGCTACTCAAGCACTGGAAGTCAGTTTTGACGAAGTTATTGAGACTAATGTCAACAAACTCAAGAAGCGTTACCCTGGTGGCGAGTTCAACGTGCATCATTCCGAGAACCGAGCAGCTAACGATCGTTAAAACATTATAAAATCACCACGTTTTGTGGTGATTTCATGATAATATACATACAACCGCACTTGGAGTATGATCAATCTGGACGAACGCTATCAGTCATATCTACATACAAACAAGTGCTTTGTAATCGATGGTAAATGCGAGAGCGTAGTAGCCTATGGGTTCCGATGCAACACAGAAGAGATCATTGGTTACTATGTGCGGACAAAAAACTATAAATTGCTTTATGATCTCAAAGAGCAATGCATCGCAATGGAAGAGTGGCAGAGTGGTTGATTGCATCAGTCTTGAAAACTGACGTGTTAGTAGCACCGTGAGTTCGAATCTCACCTCTTCCGTTTATACCTCCTCTAAATAATAGGGGAGGATTTTTTGTATGGCGAAGTTAAACAGATTACGTTCTGATAAAACTAACACTGTCTTTAGTTCTTATATTGAAGGCAAGGATGACTATACAAGATTCAATACTATTCTGTCATTCTCTGGTCCAGGAGCTGGTAGAGATGCCCCTGGATTTAAGGACAATGGAACACCATCTAAATCATTTGAGACTGGTGCCAGTTGTATTCTGGTAGATAACACCTCAAAGAGCTTTAAATTGCGTGGCAAAGAACAACTATGCTGTCATGTAAAGCAAGGAAAAACTACAGCATGGGTTCCGATTGGATGGATTGAGTATGCCAGTAAAGGTGTCACGTTAGATGAAGATGTGGCATTGAAGGGTATGAACGACGCTATCAAAGAAAGGATGATTGGTGGTAAAGGAATATGTATTGTAGTTAAAGATAGATCTGGTAAGATCAAACAGATATTTAAAGATATTACTGGAGCAGAAACTGTAGTAAGAAGAGACTTTGGTGTTAGATATGATCCAAAGGGAGACTTTTTTCTGACAAACAAAGCAAAGAAAAGAGTTGCTTTCTTTTCACACAAAGCAGCGGGTGGTGCAAAAGCATATCAGCAGTATGCTGGTGTTAGTAAGGAAGCAGATTTTGGTAGAAATGGTGTGATTAGTCAGCATCCAGAAGTTGTGGATGCTCTCCGTGATATGATGGAGAAGTATGATATTATACAAGATGATAGGGTTAGATTTCGTAGAGAAATACAGAGCGAAGAGTTAAAAAACTATGCTATCTTCGGACCTTATTATGGTAGACAGTTTGGTGTCAACAACTGTCATGTTATGGCACAAGGAGATCCTAAACTTGTTGAAATTACTGATAGAGAGAAGAAAAGTATTCCAGTTTTACGTCACTGCGGTGTAGTATATGAGTTGACCTTCTCTGATGACGTGAGCTTGAACGGAGATCTGTCTCACTTCAACATGAAGGATTACAAACCTGTCATTGCTGTGACTTACAGAAGTGATAAGAAGGTTACTGTTGATGGCAAAGACTACCCACGCATCAGAGGCATGATTGCTCCTGAAGTTCTGGTCAACACTGCGGAGTGGATCTGATGTCAAACATTAAACAGCTTAAGCACCTGGAACACTTGGAAGATGAGATGCTGAACTACGGCACCGAGGGGTGTATGGCAGCAGTTTCATTCTTGAAAGAACTTCGTAAGATGTTAGGTCATCAGGAAAGTGGTGGATTCATGCAAACTAAATGGGATGGTGCTCCTTCTGTCATTTGTGGTACTGATCCAGAACTTGGTTTCTTTTTTGTTGGTACAAAGTCTGTGTTCAATAAAACTGAACCGAAGATTTGTTATTCTGAAGAGGATGTAGATGAATATTATAGTGGTGACCTGGCAGAGAAACTAAAATTTTCTCATAGGTACTTCAGTCAACTGGGAATAAATGGGGTGGTGCAAGGAGACCTCTTGTTTACCAGTGATCTGAAGACCGAGACTGTAGATGGTGAAAGACTTTATACATTCAGACCTAATACTATTACATATGGTATACCTGTAGACCATCCTATTGGCAAAGCAGCTAAAGTTGCTAAAATAGGAGTAGTATTCCATACTCATTACACTGGTAATATCTTGGCAGAGATGCAGGCAAGAGCTGGTGCTGATGTTAGTGGTTCTCAAGATGCATTGGTGATCAAAAATGACACACCAATGGATCGAGTTGGTTTTAGTAAACAAGAATTACAACGTTTCGACAATCATGTCCAGAAAATCGAGAGGATGTGTAGGATTGCTGGTCCTTTTCTTGACGATCTCGTCTCTAATATGGGTAATAAAGGAGATGCAAAATTCCATATCTCAACCTTTATCAAACAGTTCTTCAACAGCGAGGTTAAGGCTGGAGTACAGATTACGAACGTGGACGAAACGATCTATGCCCTGGTAAACTTCTACGATGAGAAGATGCAGAAGGAGTTGGCAAAGATCAAGACAGTTGCCAACAGAACAAAGAAGTGTGAGTTGGTGTATCAGAGTGAAAATTATCTTTTAGATAACGTTTATAACTTTAAGACAATGATTGCTCTGTACAAAGAGATTCAAACTCTTAAGCAAATGGTTATAGATAAACTGGACCACCTTGAGGAGTTCCGAACCTATGTCCAGACAGAGAATGGATATAAGGTGACGACACCTGAAGGATATGTTATGCATAAAGATGGCAGCATGATTAAGTTTGTCAATCGCTTTGAGTTTGCATTCAACAACTTCACTCTACAGAAGCAATGGCGTTAAACAGAAGAGTTTGCTACTTTACATTTGGTAGATTCCAACCACCAACAACAGGACACGCAGACAATTTTGCTGGTGTGAAGAGAACTGCTGGGCAGAATGATTATCGTATCTACATTTCACAGACTGTAGATAAAAAAGGTAGCAATCCTTTACATCCTGATCGTAAGTTCTACTATATGAACTTGATGTTTCCCGAACATCGTGGTAAAATATTCTCGGGACCTAAACAACCAGTTGCTATTCTGCAGGATCTTATGATGGCGGGGTATAATGAGGTAGTTTTTCTTGTAGGTTCTGATAGAGTCAATGCCATGCAGTTCCTCCATAAATACAATGGTAAGGATTTCTCCTTCAGAAATATTGAGATCATGTCTTCGGGCAGCAGAGATGCTGACGGGGACACTTTTGCTATTTCGGGTACAAAAATGCGACGTGCAGCATTTGCTGCTGACTTTAAAACATTTAGATCTGGTATACCCAGAGCATTAAATGATAAAGATTGCATGGCATTGATGATGGAAATCAAAGAAGCGTTACCAGCTAATTTTAAATGAAAAATTTCAAGAGACTACGCGAAGAAGCACTGCGTCAGCAACACCGACACAGTGATGTCTTTACGGAGGGTGATGCCATCATGTCTTCTATCACTGGAGAGAAAGGCACAATCCACCGTGCTGGTGTCAATTATGTCATCGCAATCACAGAGTCAGGAGATATGTTCCGCGCATGGATTAAAGATGTGCGACACGTCAACGTGACGGACGCTATAAATAAAGAAAGGAAAAGTAGTATTTTCAACAATGGAAAGACAAAAACCAGTCAATAGTGTAAAACATAATGATGCTTATTCACAGGCACTAATCGAAGCATATGGTAAGTGGATGGGTGGAGATGGATTCCAACAGTCTACTATTGAAGAGACTACTGCGATCCCAGCACCAGAGAAGAAAGAACTTCCAACTCCTGGACCTGCAGGTGGTGCGGACGCTTCTACATCAATCCCAGACCTGTCAGGTAAGGATAATAAAGAAGATGATTTCTCTACAAAAGATCCCAAGGAAGGTTCGGGTGCTCCTGATCCTGCTACCAATCTACGTGTCGGTGCAGGTGTCAAACAGTCTCACGGATCAGAGATTAAAGACACCACGAAGGTGGTTGCCCGTGAAGGCTATGGTGCGGGGAAGAAGAAGTGTCCAGAGTGTGGTGGAAAAGGTTGTTCCCACTGCGGAGACACAGGATTTCACAAGATGAAGAAAGAGGACGTTGACATCCTCGACGAAAAGAAAGGTTTATACGCTAACATTCATGCAAAGAGAAAGCGCGGTGGTTCACCCGCAAAACCAGGATCGAAAAATTATCCTGCAAAGGACGCTTTCGCGAAGAGCGAAAAGACTGCAAAGAAGGAAGAAGTTTCATTCGAACTCGATGGCGAGACTTACATCTTCGAGAGAGAAGTAATCGAAGAAGGCAGCATGAAGCAGGCACGTAAGAATGTCGGTGCTTCTACCTGCTGGAAGGGTTATAAGGCACAAGGCACCAAGAAGAAGGGTGGTAAGACTGTTCCTAACTGTGTTAAGGAATACTTTGAGAAGGACCCCAAGACGGGCAAGATGGTTAAGAAGCACAACTGTGCAAAGAAGGTCAAGAAAGAAGGTATTGAGTATGATGTTGTCGCTGGTGAGCACACGTTGCTTGAGGACGGCACTGTAACTCACTACGATATTATCAGAGAGAACACCATCTATCATAATGTTCCTGTAGAGGAACTTGAGATCATGATCAGTGAAGTTCATGAGCACGTTGTAAATGATGACAAGAACAAAGAAGTTCTTGGTGAGAAGAAACTTGATCCCGTAGGTAAGGAAGACAAGGACATCGATAACGACGGTGACCACGACAAGTCTGACAAGTATCTACTTGCTCGCCGTAAGAAAGTCTCCAAGATCATCAACACCAAGAAGAAGATGAAGGAGCAGGCAGAGATTCGTAAGGAGATTGAAGAAGAAAAAAAGTGAAATCCGCTTCCGTCGAAGTGATGCCTGACATCGAAGACGGAGCGGAAGATGCTACCGCCAAGAAGAAGCACAAGAAGTATGTTCTCAAAACTATTGAGAAACAACACATGAAAGATAAATAATAGGGTATACTATGCCCTAAAATAATGCTTTCATTCCTACTTCCACTTGCATCAAAAATTATTTCTGATGCAGTATCTAACATCCCCGAAAACGAAGAACTGGGTGAGAAACTAATTGACATTTGCTTGGTCATTCTTGGCAAAGCAGTCAAACTCACGAAGACAGATATGGATGATCAACTTCTTGAAGTTGTCGCCGCCGCTATTAAGGCAAGAGAAGAAGCACCTGCAGAAGGTGAATGAGTTTAGTGGGAGAGGTACGCCTCTCCCATTTTTTATAAATATATACTAGGTAAATAAACGCGCTGTAAAACCATGTCCCTATACGGAAAGGATGACAGCAATGCTAACGTAACCAAAGCAGGTCGTGGCGTTGCAGCATCATCACAAGCAAAACAAATTCTCTTCATCGATGACACAGAAGCAGCACTCGCGGAGAACAAAGCTCGCGGTCTGAATGCTCCTGGTTGGTGGTCTTATTTCACCTACACTGATGGTGAAGGACATACCCGTCACAAGGCAGAGATGCTTGTAACTATTGCTGATCCTGAAGCGAACGCTAGTGAGACCCAGCCAGACGACGCTGCAGCAGCAGATGTTTCTGTCCTCATCACCATCAATGTTGATCCTATCACTCAAGCAGTTGCTGTTGGTGATCCACTCAACTTGATTGCTGACGCTATCTCCACACCTCCTGGTGATGCTTCTGAACTTCAGTACCAGTGGCAGAAACTTGGTGATACAGGACGCTGGAAGAACATCGGTCTTAATCAACCCACCTATGATGTTGCTGTCTATGCTGCATCCGATGCTGGTTCTTACAGATGTAAGATCACCACCACTACAGGTGCTGCTGAAGTAATCACTGCTGCTGCAGTAGTAACTACTGCTTGATGAATAAATGTTATTTGATGAGTTGACCCCAGACAACTGGGTAATGTTTGCTATTAAACATTATAATAATCCTAATTCAGTGACTTTTGATGACTTTAAGAAAGATCTAAATAAGATTAAGTACATCAAAAGGTTGTTTCGTCGCTATGAAACTCATGGCGAATTGAAAACTCATCTTATATTAAATCATATTATTGTGATGTATAATGTATTTGATGACGCCGCCACGCCTCTACTTTTTTATAAGATAGAGGCGACACATTGGTCGGCACTAAAAGCATTTATGCTTGTACTTAACCGACTACCTGAATCATTAAACAACGAAGTTGATCAAGAATGTCTGAAGGAATTAAACCTACTGTAAATGAAATGATGGCTGGTAATGGAGCTGGTCTACAGATTCCACCTGCTTTCGTTTTTGTCAATCCCAGATCACATCGTCGTTATAAAAAAGCAAATCAGGATAAAGTTGACGGACGCACCAAAGGTGCAAAATCAATGCTCTCTCGTATCCAGTCCCGCAAGAAAATGAAAGAAGAACTCGAAGCACAAATTGTAGAAGCAGCTCCTTCCGAAACAGAAAGAGCGCAGAAGCAAATCGGTCAGATGAAAAAACTGAACCGTGCCAAGGATCTACAGAAGAAGCGTGACGAAGCGAAGAAAAAGATGCAGTCCAAGACGAAAGAAATGGACGTTCTTATGAAGGCACGTATGTCTGACTTCAAAAAGAAAGCATCTGATCAAACCAAGAAACTTAAGAAAGAAGAAACTGAAGTGACTACTAACATGATTACTGAAAACACCGCACAACAGGACGCTCTGGACGTTGCATTAGAAGTTGCAACCTCGGAACTCAACCCAACAGGAGAAGCATCCTTCGCCAAGATCACATTTGGTGATGGATCACAACAGAACCTGGACAATTTTTCAGCGAAACGTATCGCTGCTTGTTATTCACAGCTACCTGACGAGCAACAGACCCAGTTCCGCTACATGTTGAACAAAGACGCTGCTACTTATCAGTCTGCCCTTGACTTTGCTATCCGTAACGTCTGATAAGGAACCCCCATGGCATTTGGTCTTGGTAAATTAGCAGTTTTAGAGAGTAAACTGAACATTTATGAAGATCTCTCCAAAGAGATGCTTGACAAACTTGAGAAAGCAGTCGGGACTATCTCGGATAATAGCAACAAGATTGCTATCATCTTGGAGCGTCATGAAAACAGACTGGATGAAAGCGAAAGAAATGACACACTCATCATTAAAATGATTGATGAGTTGAAATTGCAAGAAGATAAAAACCATAAGATGTTGCATGAAAGAATTGATAGGATTCAAAAGAAAGTTGATAGTAACCAGAAGTTTGTGATCGGTGCAGGTGCTGTGCTTGCCACTCTTGTGGCAGTAGCACAAGTGGTTACACCCATGTTAAAACCATTGACTAACGTAGAAAGTAGTGGTATCATAGGATCAGTGAATCCTGTGGTCCGTGAGCTATCTTGACGTAAAGTATATCAGCATGGTTTCTGCCTCTCTACAGAGGTTCGAGCGCAAGAAAGAAGGACTATACAATTTTCGATGTCCCTATTGTGGAGACTCCCAGAAGCGACGGGACAAAGCACGGGGGTATTTGTTTAGAAAGAAGAGTGATTATGTCTACAAGTGCCATAATTGTGGTGTAGGCAGGACATTTACTAACTTCTTGAAGGACCAGAACAAACTTCTTTATGATGAGTATGTTCTGGAAAGGTATCGCGAGGGACTGACTGGTAAGAATACTCAAACTGCATCACCCAAGTTTGAATTCAAGCAACCAGTATTCAAGAAATCAAAACAAGACATCACTTTGCAGAAGATTTCGGAGCTAAATAACTCTCACCTGGCGCGACAATATTTAGAGCAACGAAAAATTAAAGATCTCGATTACTTCTTTTACTGTCCTAAATTTAAGGAGTGGACTAATCAACAAAAGGAAACCTTCTCCGACATGAGAGGTGATAGTCCACGTATTATTCTGCCACTATACACAGCAGACAAAAAACTGTTCGGCTTTCAAGGTAGGTCACTATCTAAAGCAACGAAACTACGGTACATCACGGTTATTCTTGATGAGAATCAACCGAAACTTTTTGGTCTTGATAAGGTAAACACGAATGAAAGAGTATACATCACAGAAGGTCCTTTCGACTCAACGTTCATTCGCAATGCGATTGCTATGTGTGGAGCTGACGTTCATATCCCTGATGGGACTTATGACGATTGCTGTTATGTCTATGATAATGAACCCAGAAACCCACAAATCGTCAACCGAGTCCGCAACTCAATCAATCGTGGCGACTCCGTAGTTATCTGGCCAAAGAACATACAACAAAAGGACATCAACGACATGTACCTTGCTGGACATGACGTGCAAAAGGTGGTAGAATCTAATGTCTACCGTGGATTAGAAGCAACTCTTAAACTGAACGAATGGAAAAAAGTATGAGCATCAATGTAAAGAAACGCGATGGTTCAATTGAATCTCTTAATCTGGATAAAATCCATAAGATGGTTGAGGAAGCATGTCAAAATCTTGGAGGAGTTTCTGCTTCTCAAGTAGAGATTAGTTCAGGCATTCAGTTTTATGATGGTATTACTACTGAAGCTATTCAGGAGATTCTTATTCGTTCTGCTTCTGATCTGATCGACCTGGACCATGCTAACTACCAGTTCGTTGCTGCTCGCCTGCTGCTGTTTGGTTTGCGTAAGCAAACCTTCCACAAGAATATCTGGAAGGAAGGTATGCCTTCAGTCTTTGATGTTGCTGCCTACAATGCTACAGTTAATAAAGTCTACGACGAAGAAATACTAGATAAGTATAGCGACGAAGATTGGGTCAAAGTAAATTCTTGGATTGATCATGATCGTGACTATCTTTTCACCTACGCTGGTCTTCGTCAGGTAGTAGATAAGTATCTCGTTCAGGATCGTAGTGGTGGAGATGTCTATGAGACTCCCCAGTACATGTACATCATGATTGCACTGACTCTGTTCGCAGAATACCCTCTGTCTACGAGACTCGATTATGTCAAACGATACTACGACGCAATCAGCAAGCACAAAATCAACATTCCCACACCTATCATGGCGGGAGTGCGAACTCCACTTCGACAATTTGCTAGCTGTGTTCTTGTTGATGTTGATGACACCCTCGATAGCATCTTTACTTCTGATATGGCTATCGGCAGATACGTTGCACAAAGGGCGGGTATCGGTATCAACGCAGGCAGAATCCGTGGCGTCAACAGTAAGATCCGAGGCGGAGAAGTTGCACACACAGGTGTTATTCCATTCCTCAAAAAATTTGAGAGCACTGTCAGATGCTGCACTCAAAATGGCATTAGAGGTGGAAGCGCGACTGTCCACTTCCCCATCTGGCACCAAGAAATCGAAGACATCATCGTTCTAAAGAACAACAAAGGATCAGAAGATAACCGTGTCAGAAAACTTGACTACTCAATCCAAATCAGCAAACTCTTCTACGAGCGATTCATCCAAGATGGAGACATCAGCCTATTCTCACCTCACGATGTCCCAGGTCTTTACGATGCTTTTGGCACTGACGAGTTTGATGCTCTCTATACGCGCTATGAATCTGATGGATCTATTCCGAAGAAGACTATCCGTGCTCAAGCACTTGTTCTGGACCTCCTGAAGGAGAGAGCAGAGACTGGTCGTTTGTATCTTATGAACATCGACCACTGTAATAGTCACTCTTCGTTTAAGGACAAGGTAAACATGAGCAATCTGTGTCAGGAGATCACCCTGCCTACAGATCCTCTCCAGCATATCGACGGTCAGGGTGAGATTGCTCTGTGTATCTTGTCTGCTATCAACGTAGGCAAACTGAAGTCTCTGGACGACATGGAAGAACTGTGTGACCTTGCTGTTCGTGGTCTGGAAGAACTGATTGATTACCAACAGTATCCTGTGAAGGCAGCAGAAGCGTCTACAATCAACCGTAGGTCTCTTGGAGTTGGGTATATCGGTCTTGCCCATTACCTCGCCAAGCAGGGCGTATCCTATGGCGATCCCGAAGCACTCAAGAAAGTACATGCTCTCACCGAGTCCTTCCAGTACAATCTCTTGAAGTCTTCTAACCAGATTGCGAAGGAGAAAGGTAAGTGTGGTTACTTTGATCGCACTAAATATGCAGAAGGCATTCTGCCGATTGATACTTATAAAAAAGATGTTGATGAGCTGGTTACGCCAGAGTATAACTATGATTGGGAAACTTTACGAACCGACATTCGAGCACACGGACTTCGACATAGCACGTTGTCGGCACAAATGCCTTCGGAAAGCAGTTCCGTTGTGTCAAATGCAACCAATGGAATCGAACCACCTAGAGGATACTTGTCCGTTAAAAAAAGCAAGAAGGGACCCCTTAAACAGATTGTTCCACAGTATAACACCCTTAAGAGTAGTTACACTCTCCTTTGGGATATGCCTAGTAATACAGGTTATATTAATGTTGTCGCAGTAATTCAGAAGTTCTTCGACCAGGCAATCTCTGGTAACTGGAGTTACAATCCAGAGAACTATCCCAACAATGAAGTCCCAGTTTCTGTGATGGCGGGTGACTTTTTGAATACATATAAGTATGGTTGGAAAACTTCATATTACCAGAACACCTACGATAACAAGACCGATGATGTAGAAGAACCAAAGGAAGAAAAACAATCAATCGAAGACTTATTAACACAAATTTTAGACACCGAGGAAGAAGCCTGTGACAGTTGCGCGATTTAGAGTGACCGAACAAAAGAGACCAGAAGGTATGACGGTGTTCAACACCAACAAAGTTGACACCACCAAGCAGAAGATGTTCTTTGGTGCCCCTCTTGGGGTACAAAGATATGATCAGTTTAAGTATCCAGTATTTGACAAACTGACCCAGACGCAACTGGGTTACTTTTGGAGACCAGAAGAGGTATCACTACAAAAAGATCGTGCAGACTATCAAACACTTCGCCCCGAGCAGAAGCACATTTTCACTTCTAACCTTAAGTACCAGATCCTCCTGGATTCTGTACAAGGGCGTGGTCCTGGGATGGCTTTTGCACCTTTCTGTTCACTACCTGAACTCGAAGGTGCTATGAACATCTGGCAGACTATGGAGATGATCCACAGTCGCTCCTACACATACATCATCAAGAATGTATACCCAGACCCCACCGAGGTACTGGACACTATCGTTGATGATGACCGTATTCTGGAGAGAGCCAAGAGTGTCACAGCAGCATACGATGAGTTCCTACAAGCAGCACAAGAATGGGGTGCTGGTAACATGTGGGAACATGCTTTGGATCAATGTGATTCTGCACTGTGGGAACTCAAAGAACTCAAGCGTAAACTCTACCGTGCTGTAGTCAACGTTTATATCCTTGAGGGTATTCGTTTCTATGTTTCTTTCGCTTGCTCCTTTGCTTTCGGTGAACTGAAGATGATGGAGGGTAACGCCAAGATCATCGGACTGATTGCTCGCGATGAGTCACAGCACATGACCATCACCCAGAACATCATTAAGAAGTGGTTGGAAGGTGATGATCCAGAGATGCGTGAGATCGCCAAGGAAGAAGAGGATAACGTCATTGAGATGTTCAAACAGTGTGTTGAGGAAGAGAAAAACTGGGCAGAGTATCTGTTCAAAGACGGCAGCATGATCGGACTGAATGACAAACTGCTCTCCAAGTATGTTGAGTGGGTTGCCAACCGTCGCATGAAGTCTATCGGTCTCAAGACTGTGTTCGATGTTCCTGCTAGCAACAATCCCCTGCCCTGGACAGAGCACTGGCTCAACTCCAGGTCCATGCAGGTAGCACCACAGGAGACAGAGGTTGAATCTTATGTCATCGGTGGTATCAAGCAAGACGTTAGTGAAAATACATTTGCTGGATTTAAACTATGACAATGAGACAACAATCCAATCCTGCGATTGGTAATTATCTTGCCCAAATGGAAAGAAAAAATCCTATTCAGAAACCAGTTTACTGGTGGAATAGGATGAACGAAGATGAGTTTATCAAAACCATTCAAGCATTTCTTTGGGCAAATGATATCCCACCTAACAGTGTCAACTGGATGAAGTTACTGAAGGGTGAATACATTCCTGCTCCCGAAGAGATGGAAGAATGAATTTTATCTATAGGTGGTTGCATGACAAAAGAACTTCCAGAGTGGAGAAAGAAAGCACTACAAGATCCGAACTTACCCCAGAGCAAGGTAGAAATCCTGATCCACGGACCCAAGTGTCTGACGGACGCATGGTTTCTCCAAGCAATGAGGTACAAATACCAGATCCGTGGCTATGAAAACTAGTAGTGCTAAAGCAAAAGGTAGAAACTTACAGAAATGGGTTCGTGAGAAGTTGATCGAGATGCTCGATGTCCATCCAGAGGACATTGAGTCTCGGTCTATGGGTGCAGGTGGAGAAGACTTGATCATGGCTCGCGCTGCCAGACAAAAGTTTCCTCACAGTATTGAGTGTAAGAATGTAGAGCGTCTCAATGTATGGGATGCATACGAACAAGCAGTAGCAAACTGTGGTGACTACGAACCTATTGTAGTTATGAAAAAGAATAGAAAGAAACCACTGGTAGTTGTAGACGCAGAATATTTCATTACATTGTTTGGGAACAAAGATAATCAATAGGCTGTAGATAAATATATCTATAGCCTTATTTTTATGCCAAGATCTCATTTGACAAAGATTGATGTGGAGTCAAAGGTTTACAAATTGAAGAATTACCTGTATAATGGTTACAAGGAAAAGAGTGGTGAGTGGCATGAAGGTGCCAACCATACTCTAAATCAAGTCCTGGATATCCTCAATGAGTTTAGATACTAACGACATCAAAAAACTTACAGAAGCTGCTCTTCGCATGAGAATAAATATCCTCATGGAAGAACCCTGTCCCATCTACGAAGCAACAGAAGAAGACTGGGAAGACTTCTGGTATAACGAGGACAACTAACCTACGCCAATCATTATGATTAAATTATTTCTTGCTGCTTTAGCAGCAGCATCCGTTGTTATGCCTGTAAAGGCAGAACCCACCAAAGGTTACAACACAATGGATTCTATGGGGTGCATGTTACTACGAGAATGCACTAACAATGTTAAACGAATCACAAGTATTCAAGATCTTATTGATCGGTATCCCGACTCTGATTACAGTGCTGTTGATCGTGAGTTTAATGACATCATCAGTGCCTTTGATAAGATCGGAGTTGGGGTATTTCTAGCAGACTCCAAGTATTTTCCACCAGGACACCGTGGTGTCTATCATACTGTAGGTAATAACTTCTTCTTGAATGATGCTTTTATGCATCGTCAAGGTGTACTCATGAGTGTTACCAGACATGAAGGGTGGCACGCTGCACAAGACTGCATGGCAGGAACTATTGAAAATAGTCTGATTGCTATCATCAAACCTGAAGAGGAAGTTCCTATGGTCTGGCGTGTGCTGGCAAAGCGTACCTATCCCAAGGCAGCAGTACCATGGGAAGCAGAAGCAGGATGGGCAGGACGCACCGAAGGTATGACTGCTCAAGCATTAGAAGCATGTGCCACTGGAAAGATGTGGGAGATCTATGATCCAACTCCACTAACAGAAGAGTGGTTGCGAAAAGAAGGGTTTATTAAGTGATAAATAATTGAGCCTTGATGCTCTATTATGTCGGATACTAAACCCGCTATAGAGAAGGCAGACGATGATGATAAGAGTGAAGTTCTTGGTAATTTAGTGAAAGTAGTTGTACTTATATGGTCTGCTTCTCTTCTCACGTTCTCTTATGTTAGGTTACCTAACGGTCAAAAGATTCTTGATTTTGATCCCACGTTCATCGCCTCGGTATTTTCTGGATCGTTAGCTGCGTTTGGTTTGTCTCCTGCTAAAGCAGGTGGTGGTACTGGCAAGGCAGTACAAGCGAGAAAGGAAGAACCACCTGTCGCTCCTGCTATCGAACCAAAGAAAGATGCAAAAGATTATTAATATTGTAGCACTGCTGTCTGGTCTCACCTCTCTTGGTGTGATCGGCGGCGGTGTTTTTGTTTACCTACAAAAAGATGCCTTGCTTCAGCAAGGTATCGATGCCCTATCCGCTGGTGCTATTGAATCTATCACTGATGCTGTACCTGGCATTCTTGATGCTGGTATGCCAGAACCACCTGAACTTCCCAAGCATACTGGTGGTGTACTACCTGGAATGTAACTGAATGGACATACCTGAAATCCAAGTCAGGGATCTGGGTGTCGGACCTATTGATATATGGGTCGCCCCAGAACCCAGGACTCCTGCTGTCCCTCCTATCTACCCTGTGACCACACAGATTGGTGTGCCCATCGTTGACATGCCTGGTTGTGTGGAGGCTCATGAGGCAAACCAAGATGACAACTTTAAGGTAAACGAAGACGATCCTAAAGGTGTCAAGGTCTTCTGTGATGCTGGTGTACCATCATTTAATCCGATTGACTACAACAGATCTCGACTGAAGATGTCTGGTGAGCGTCCTGTGCCAGAGTTCAAAGGACAAATGCCAGACAATACAGTTGATACACCTAAACCAGAAGTATCTGTACCTAAAGTTTCTGCTCCCATACCAGAGTGTCCTACTGATGAACAACTATCAAAGGAACCATTAGGGTTTATCTTTGACAGTGGTAGAAAAATTATTACTGGGTATGAGTTGTCTCCTACTGGTCAATGTCTACGTATTGTAGAAGATGTACCCATCATTGAGCAAGCCATAAATGGAATACCCCCAGCGAGTGTTGTTATCACCACTGGGGGTATTGCTGTGGTTGCAACCACGTCTGCACTGCTTGCTAAACCTTTCGCAGACATTCTCCTCAAGGTAATCAAACCTACAGTGAAGAAAGTCCTGAAGAAAGTTGCTTCTATCAGGGGTAAGTCATTGAAAGTCCAGTCCTCACGGGACCGCCAAGTCGAGCAGCGTCAGAGGAATGCTGCGATTCGTGCTCTTCGGGTTGGTCCGAAGGTGAAGAAATAGAATGTCTGTGTGGTGTAATAGCATTTTTATTTAATACTAATACATCAGCACACACCTTGGCATACTGTGTCCCAGGTCTAAACATAATTCCCTTCTGCATTAACTCGCCACAATTTTTGAGTCTCGCGATCTCAAAGTCGAGCCTTTTATTAGCAGTCAGTTGTTCTTGTAGTTTGATTTGTGTAACAGCAGCTTGCTTACACAAGTCTTGTAACTTTTTATCTGTTGGTGTGCTCCATGTCATGGAGAAACCAATACCTAAACTATAATTATCTTTCTGTCCAGTTCTTGTTTTCTTTTGGAAGACAATATCTCCTGGATTATCTAAACGACCGTCCCCAATAGAGTTGCCGTCCTCATCGAAAGCACCTTGCAGATCGCTAACATCATACACAGGATCCATATAGTATGGTTCGTATGGTTTAGATGCTGACGCAGTTCCTGTTACATACGGTGTGAAATTTCTAGTAGGTCCCTGACATTGAATACCACCACCATAAGTGTTGGTAATGTAAGGACCTTGTAAAACCTGCACGGCTTGGTTAGTCACCGAGCCTGAACTGTTCGCGATTGGAGATGCTGTTGCACTAACACCGCCAACAGTTTCAGCATTTACTGGTGCTGTTACTAAAGTAGCAATTACTGCGAGAAGATACTTGTGGTATCTGTTACGCTTGTAACCTCTGTTGTTCTCTGAATAATTGTATGGTTGCTTAAACCAGGGCCTGAATAAGTTTCTGTGAACTGAAACGCTGCCCCTGGTGTTGTTTGTGTGAATGTTGGTTTTGAATTCACTCCCGTCCATGTTGATGTCACTCCATCTATAGTTACTGAACTTGCACCTGTGCCAGGTGAAAGATTGCCGCTGGCATTTACACCAGATCCAGTAGCAGAATATTGATATCCTGTATTATAATCCATCGAATTGATGGTTTCTGTGATAGTTTGTGTTGTCTCTGTGTGGCTCGACATAGAGCCCTGGGTAAAGTTCGGGACCACTGGGACTGCACCTGCGGCAGCCCCATGTAAAGCACCAAGAACCAATCCCAGACCGATTGCTTCTTGTAGTCTATTCATCAGTCAATAACCGTAACTTCGCTTACAAATTGTCCTACAGCACTTGTACCAGCTCCACCAGCGGTCACGGTAAGTACACCTGCACTGGTTACAGTACCTGCTAATGTACCAGCAGATCCAGCTGTGTAGGAAGTAACCGAACCGAAGTTAGGAATTGCACCTACAGTAGCTGCAGCTGCGGGCACAGCATCAGCCTGTGTATAAGATTGTGTGAAACTAAATGCTGATCCTGCGGTGTTTTGGGTTGCTGCAATAGTTCCTGGAGAATATACACCAGAGGTGATAGTTCCAGCAGAAACTGTTCCTGCAGTCGAACCGTCAGTAGTATCAATATTTGAACCTGAAATACTGAAGCTAGAACCAATGCGAGTTGCAGTTGAACGAGCAGCGTCAACAGTCAGTTGAACACTTGAAGCATGTTTTGTAACGAGACCACCTGCATTTGCAGCAGATGTTGTCATCAGAACCATTCCGAAAGCGAGAAAAGCTTTCTTCATTTTGGATTATATTTGTTGGACCATGGCTATATTTATACGATGGGGGGTTGACTGCCGATAAATAACGTGATACTATGAGACGGTTGACGCAATGAAAATGATGACATCGCTCGCAGCAATCGGAGCCGCCACCATTACACTCTTTGGAACCTATGGTCTGGTTACTGGTCCTGAACCAGTTGCTATCGCTCCTGATCAAGTTGAAATTCCTGTAGATCCTTACGTCCCTTCATGGAAGTGCGAGGATTGCACCCCTGAAGAACAATATGTCCTCGAACAACTCCAAGAACACACCCGTATCACTGATCGTAATGCACTTGCTACGATCCTGGGCAACATTAAACAGGAGAGCAAGTTTATTCCCAACATATGCGAGGGAGGGGCTCGAGTTTCTTACGGGGATTGCCTTCGCGGTGGTTATGGTCTTGTTCAGTGGACCAGCGTAGGTCGTTACAATAATCTTGGTAGATTCTGTAATAAATATGAATGTGACCCCAGCAGTCTGGAAGGACAGACTCGTTACATGATTAACGAGAACATCTTCCAACGCTACCTACCTGAATTTGAGGGCAGTGGACGAACTGTCCATCAGTACATGGTTCCTGCATATTATTGGTTAGGATGGGGCATCAAAGGCAACAGGGAGACCTACGCCTATGACTACACTCGCCGCCTGAAACTTTCATGACATATCCAGCCCCCGATTACTTGGAAGATGATCCTTGGTTCGGACCAGCTATTCTATCTGAAAACCAAGAGGATCTGAAAGAGATGAGACTGCAGTTGATTGAAGAAGAACAACTGCTCCCTCTGTCAGAGGATCAACCACCCAGTAAAGAGGTTGCAAACATCCATGAAGTGATGTATAATATCGCTACCAGAGCAGGCAAAACCACTACACAACTTGATCCCATTGGCGGTTCCGAGAACTTCCATACAGGTCCTGGTGGTTGGAACTCTGGTACAGGTATGAATCAATTTAAATGATACAAGACTGGCGCTATTCCGACGAACGCATGGACGTGAGAACACAAGGACTCAATATCCTTCTCAAGAAATTTGGATCGGAGATTTGCTCTGACGGATCTCCACGCTACTCTAATCAAAGCATCTATGAATGTGTTCATGATTGGGTCTCGCAGGGCAACGTAAGGACAGATGGCATTGTGGCCTACTACAAGGCATACTATGCTTGACAACCACTACACTGTATGCTAATATATACAGTGTTCAAGAGGTTGCAAAGTCTGTTGTTCTGGACAGGGGTTCGATTCCCCTCACTTCCATTCTTGGGGGTGCCATGGTTTCGACAGGGCAAAAAGGTTGTAATTGTTGACGGAACAAAACCATAGATGCAAACACATCTGATTCCGCTGCGAATAACATCGTAGCATTCTCCCGCAGCACCGTTGCTGCCTGAATGGGAGATGGGGGATAAGTCTTCCTTCTAATCCAACAGACTCTTTGGGGTGTGATGCCCCTTCATGTCTTGATAGCTCAGCTGGACAGAGCAACTCTCTTCTAAAGAGTCGGTCGTAGGTTCGAATCCTACTCAAGACGCCAGGGCGATTAGCGCAGCGGTAGCGCACCTCCTTTACACGGAGATGGTCGGGGGTTCGAATCCCTCATCGCCCATAGTATTCCTATACTAATGTCAAAAAACAAAAACAAAATCGAATTGAAAGATATCTATCAGGAGCTTGCCTACTTGAGGGCAAAGATTGACAATGTTAGTAATCAAATGCAAGAATTGCGGGAAGCAATTAGAAGCACACCCTACCAAACTGAAGAGTTGCCAGTGCGAGAATCTTACGAGCATCCGTGGTACAAATATAAGCGGCAAGAACTTATCGCTGGTGGAAATTATACAAAACCCACGCGAGAAAAATACTCCGCTACTATCACGGCAAGATATGCAGTATCAGGAGCAGCGACGACAACGCAAGATTCGTCGAATTGATTTTGAGGAGCGTTAATGTATAAATATTTGGGACTACTATCTGTGTTCCCAAATGAGAAAGTGTAAGTCTTGCGGCGAAGTAAAAGATCTATCTTACTTTGCCCTTGCAGGCCGTGTCAAAGGTGTTGAGTATAGGAGACACCTATGCATTCCATGCTACTCCAAGTCAAAGCAACCCAGGAAGCAGAGACTCAAGGAAGAGTACATTGAATGGAAGAAGACTCTCAAGTGTGAGCGTTGTGGGTACGATGATCATCGTGCTCTACAGTTCCATCATGAACGTGACAAGGAAGCAAACATCTCTGACATGTTGAGGACAGGACACAACCTTGACAAGATCAAGCAAGAGGCGTTAAAATGCATAGTGTTATGTGCTAACTGCCATCAGATAGAACATTACAACGGGGCGTAGTATAGTGGTAGAATGCCGCGTTTGGGACGCGGAGGTGCAAGTTCGATCCCTCTCACCCCGATTGGTACATTACCAACATTATTTCTAATCATGCAAATTTTTCTAGACACAGCAGACTACAGAGCAATTAGCGAACGTTATGCTACTGGACTGGTCTCTGGCATCACAACCAACCCTACACTAGTTCGTAAGTCTGGTGTCAATTACTTTGATTTCATCCGTACACTTTCTAGAGACTTTGCTTTTGAAAGTATCTCTGCAGAAGTTGATGGAGAAACTGCTGATGAGATGATCGAGAATGCTCAACAGTATATCAAGATTGGTTCTGAAGTTACAATCAAACTGCCCCTGACTAAAGAGGGACTCATTGCTTGTAAGATCTTGCACGAAGAGGGCGTTAAGACTAACGTCACCTTGTGCTTCAGTGCTTCTCAAGCAGTCATGGCCGGTCTTGCAGGTGCCACATACATCTCCCCATTTGTGGGTCGGATGAACGATAATAGTGTCAGCGGCGTCGAACTGGTACGTGCTATCTCTGGTCTGTATTGTTCTCAAAACGTTCCGACCAAGGTACTTGCAGCCAGTTTGCGAGATGTCCACCATGTGTCTCGTTGCCTGCTGTATGGTGCTAAAGTAGTTACGTTGCCAACGGGAGTCTTTGACAAGATGTACAATCATGTCTTGACTGACGCTGGTCTAAATATTTTCAAAGAAGACTTCGCTAACCTCAAATGAGATTCACTATCTACTCCAAGCAAGGTTGTCCATTCTGCGAGCAGATCAAACTACTGTTCGAATTGAATGAGTTTAAGTTTGTGGAGTACAAACTTGATCGTGACTTTGATCGCGAAGAGTTTGCAGAAAAATTTGGTGGTGGTTCTACCTTCCCCCAGGTTGTCCTGAATGATAAGGTCAACCTTGGTGGTTGCCAACACACTATCAAGTACCTACAAGATCAAGACATTTGTTGTAATGTATGATAGACCCTGAAGAAATGATTGAAGTTAGTGAGGAACAGTTCCAATCTAACTTCGATACTTACATGGAACAGATTGAAAACCACGGGGCATACTATCTGATCCGTCGTTCTGATGGCACTGCTGTAGTTGCTGCTCCAATCACAGAAGAGATCGAACCACTACTTGACATTATGCCAGAGATGCCCTATGATGACGGAGTTGCTGAAGACCCTTCCTACTGATGAAAATTCTTCTTGAGCGTTTCCCATACCGCTACGTAGAGTGTGGTGTGTTGGAGACTAATGGACTACCTGACTTTCGTATTCAGAAAGCAGACTCCTATACTAAACGGTATAGTGATATGTACCTCTGTGACAATCAAATGCAAATGCTAACTGCAATGGAAGACTTTGAATATACAAAGTGGTTAGATTCCGACAACGTTCCTTGCTATGTTAAAGATACTGTAGGTAATCATTATGACAACTAAAGAACATTTAGAAGAAGCACTCGATCAAGTATCTAAAGCACTGATCGGTGCTCTCCAAGATAAAGATGAGGATCAAGTGGTAAAACTATTTGAGCTCTACAATACAGTGAAAGCAGCACAACCAAAAGAACCCTTTGGTATTAACATTGATACTCTGGGAACAGAATACAACTTCCAGTTGAACTCTGACTATCTGTCTGCTACTAATGCAGAAACTTTTGGTGTAGTAGCAGCTGCTCCTGTTGATTTTCCTGGTGGACTTGGACAGGATGTTATTTCTTTTGGTGATACTGTTATCACCAGTGGCGATGACACCATTAGTCTTGGATAGACTCTAAACTTACCCTGGTGGAGCTGGGTAGATTCGTCTTCTGGTCCAGTCTCGGTATGACTATAAACTAGCCCTGGTCGGGACCCCTTCGTAATTATTATCTTATGTTTTCTAATAAAGTAAAAATTTATTATCATCAGTTTGATAATGATTGCACCCGAAAGGAATCTGAATTCATGTATGAATCCTGTCTATCATTAGATGGGATTGGATATGAACCAGAATCACTACTCTCTTTGTCTGATGGTGAGGAGATGTATAATGTGTGTCCTATATGGAAACACCGAGAGGCAAGAACTTTTGCTATTAGATCTCCGATTAATCTCAAGATCAACATCAATAAGAATAGGAAACAGATTTCTATTCCTACACTTACTGATGAACAGTTTGCTCATTATGTTGCTGGAAGTTCTTATGATCCTAACTGGTGTACAGACAAACGTATTACTTTACAGTTAGCTGTACCTAAATTTCTGTTCTGGACTGATGCCAGAAACATCTGGATTGAACAGAAATGTCACGCATGGTCCGCTACCAAGAACAATATGATTGCTATTGGTGGTTGGTTTAATATGTCGAGGTGGGAAAGATCTATCAATCCTGTATTTGATGTAGTTGATCATGCAAAACCAGTTGATATTAAACGAGGTGACATCATATATGAGGTTACCTTCCACGCACCAGATAAAACTACAGAGTTCAAACTTGTTAAGCAGACTCCTCCGAAAAGTATCGTTAACAAGTTCATTCAGAAGTTTAATATCAAAAAAGTCTTGCCTCCAAAAACTTTAGATTATGCTTTGGGTAACACACCTTCCAAATGTCCCTTTGGATTTAAATCCCCGCAGGATAAGGGTTAAGCCTGCTGGTGCGGATGGGGTTACTCCCGCCTGGTTTCTTGTTTCCAGTCAAAGAACAAGTGGCGAGCCTGCTCTGGGGGACTGACCGTCCCCAACTCGCGGGGTTAGTTCAGCGGTAGAACGCTATCCTTCCAAGTTAGATGTCGTCGGTTCGATTCCGATACCCCGCTTGGCATAGAAAAAAGTGGCACAAGGGTATGAACTTTTGTGACTTTTCTATGCTATATATTACTCACGGGACATGTCGAGTCCCTATTCATCTGCAGGTAAACACTCTGCAAGTAACTAAAGGTATTAAAATGATCAAATCTGTATTCGCAGCAACCGCTGCTCTGTCTGTCTCTGCTGGCGCTGCATTCGCAGGTCCCTACGTGAACGTAGAAGCGAACTCTGGTTGGACTGGTTCCGACTACAACGGTACTGCTACAGACACTCACGTAGGCTACGAAGGCGCTCTTGGTGAGCGTGGTTCATACTATGTTCAGGGTGGTGCTACTTTCGTCTCCCCTGACGGTGGTGAGACAGACGTTGTTCCTTCTGGTAAGGCAGGTCTCGGTTTCGCTGTTACCGATGCACTGGGTGCATATGGTGAAGTATCCTTCGTCGGTTCTGGCGATGACGACCTGGACCGTGGTTATGGTGCTAAATTGGGTGTCAAGTATTCCTTCTGATACTAAACCGTGCTATAATGTGGGGGACTTCGGTCCCCTTTTTTTATGCGCTACCTTTTTCACCCGCTCACGATGATCAACGTATTGATCTGTGGATTTCTGGGCGTCGTACAGTCACTGCATACACATGCACATTACACCATGGAACAAGATGTAGATAGTTATGTCACAGCGTTTCTTAAAACCAATAAAGAATTTTTGCAAAGCAAGTGTTACGAGATTGAGTAAGATACCAGAGAGGCACTACTGGCCTATCTTTGTTATCCTATCTCTCTACTTCATCGTTCCGATGAGTGAGATTACAGTAACACTTGGTGCTATTCTTTACTTTAAGTATGAATCTAAAGTCAGACCAGTCATTGGTAGACTGACAAACAGACTACCTAACTGGTTGACCTATGGAGGTAGTATTCTTTTCTTCCTGGTCATGATTGATGACACCCTGTTCTATGCCGTCATTATCCTGGCGGCACTGTGGACAGGAAGGCAGGTAAAGAAACAAAATGTCAAGGATCAGAAATAATTATTTAAAGAGGGGCTTGACCCCTCTTTATTTTTACTATATAATATGTGAAGATTTACAACGGAGTGTAACATGACTGTAACAACGAACGAGTATGGACAGAATAATCTGTTCGCTAAAGAACCTCCCATGGTAGTAGAAGACTACAACCGCAAGGGTCTCTTCTCACCAATGCAACAGCGTGAAATGTATAATGGACGCTGGGCAATGATGGGTATCGTATCAGGGTTGATTTCTTACGCAATCACTGGTAAACTATTCTTCGGTATCTTCTGATTATATGCCCGACCCTGATTCACTATGGAAGGATATCCAGAAGCTCGACGATTTGTATGAAGAGCTACTGTGGCATCCTGACGATGAGTTACAATTTACCCACGATGGTCAAAAGATCATCATCACTAACAAAACACTGGAGCAAAAACAATGAAATTTGGATTCACACCTGAAGCAGAAATTCTTAATGCCCGTGCTGCAATGATTGGTTTCGTTGCTGCTGTTGGATCTTACCTCACCACTGGACAGATCATCCCAGGAGTCTGGTGATGTTAGTCCTCTCACTGTCCCTGTTTGCTGCGTTCGTTATTGCTGCCGTGCTGACAGAGGACAGGTCAAACGATGACAACGATGGTCCTGGTGGGGGCATGATGATCCCCGCCACCTACCCCACTCAATGAGTACAAATACTCTACTTTGAGGGCTTGACGGAAAACCGACCTTGCGCTATAATAAATAGGTAAACAAATGTAACGAACCTTTACGGATTTGTTACCTTGTTTATTTAACTAACGTTCAACGCACTATTAACATGACTGCAACTCTCTCACGTCAGCAGAGTGGCACTTGGGAATCATTCTGCGAATGGGTCACCTCTACTAACAACCGTCTGTATGTCGGTTGGTTCGGTGTCCTGATGATCCCTACGCTTCTCGCTGCAACCATCTGCTTCATCGTCGCCTTTGTCGCTGCACCCCCTGTAGACATTGATGGCATCCGCGAACCCGTCGCTGGTTCACTCATGTATGGAAACAACATCATCTCTGGTGCTGTTGTCCCTTCATCCAACGCAATTGGTCTTCACTTCTACCCCATCTGGGAAGCCGCCTCACTCGATGAGTGGCTCTACAACGGTGGTCCTTTCCAACTGGTAGTCTTCCACTTCCTCATCGGCATCTACGCCTACATGGGTCGTGAGTGGGAACTCTCTTACCGTCTCGGTATGCGTCCTTGGATCTGCATTGCTTACTCTGCACCTGTTGCAGCAGCATCCGCAGTCTTTCTGGTCTATCCTTTTGGTCAAGGTTCTTTCTCTGACGCAATGCCCTTGGGTATCAGTGGAACCTTCAACTACATGCTTGTCTTCCAAGCAGAGCACAACATCCTGATGCACCCCTTCCACATGCTGGGAGTCGCAGGTGTCTTCGGTGGTTCACTGTTCTCCGCAATGCATGGTTCACTCGTTACCTCTTCACTGGTTCGTGAAACCACTGAAACCGAGTCCCAGAACTATGGTTACAAGTTTGGACAAGAAGAAGAAACGTACAACATCGTTGCTGCTCATGGATATTTCGGTCGTCTTATCTTCCAATATGCATCGTTCAACAACTCCCGTTCACTTCACTTCTTCCTCGCTGCCTGGCCAGTCGTGGGTATCTGGTTTACCGCCCTCGGCGTCAGCACCATGGCATTCAACCTCAATGGGTTCAACTTCAATCAATCCATTCTTGATGGTCAAGGTCGTGTTCTGAACACATGGGCAGACGTTCTCAACCGTGCTGGTCTTGGTATGGAAGTCATGCATGAGCGTAACGCTCACAACTTCCCTCTTGATCTGGCAGCAGCAGAGTCCACTCCTGTGGCACTCACCGCTCCCGCAATTGGTTGATACAATCTGCTATAATTTTGGAGGGTCTTCGGACCCTCTATTTTTTTCTTTACTGTTAAAATAAAATGGTCGCTTCAACACTACAACAACCGAGGAGGGAATGGTTTGACATCCTTGATGACTGGCTTAAACGAGATCGCTTTGTCTTTGTGGGTTGGTCTGGATTACTTCTTTTTCCCACTGCTTATCTCGCAATTGGTGGCTGGCTTACTGGCACGACGTTTGCTACAAGCTGGTACACCCACGGACTCGCAAGTAGTTACCTTGAGGGTGCTAATTTTCTTACAGCGGCTGTGTCAACGCCTGCTGATGCTATGGGTCATTCTCTTCTTCTACTTTGGGGTCCTGAATCTCAAGGCGATTTCGTCAGGTGGATCCAACTTGGGGGACTCTGGGCTTTTGTGGCGCTCCACGGGGCTTTCGCTCTAATTGGATTCATGCTTCGTCAGTTTGAACTGGCACGTCTCATCGGTATCCGTCCTTACAATGCTATTGCGTTCTCTGGTCCTATCGCTGTTTTTGTTAGCGTCTTTCTCATCTACCCTCTGGGTCAATCGAGTTGGTTCTTCGCGCCATCCTTCGGTGTGGCAGCGATCTTCCGCTTCCTCCTCTTCTTGCAGGGCTTCCATAACTGGACGCTGAACCCCTTCCACATGATGGGTGTTGCAGGTATCCTGGGAGGAGCACTACTGTCAGCAATCCATGGTGTGACTGTAGAGAATACTTTGTATGAAGATGGTGAACAAGCAAACACGTTTAAAGCATTCGACTCTACACAAGAGGAAGAGACCTATTCGATGGTCACTGCCAACCGTTTCTGGTCTCAAATCTTTGGTGTTGCGTTCAGTAATAAGAGGTGGTTGCATTTCTTTATGCTCTTTGTTCCTGTTATGGGTCTGTGGACTTCTTCCATCGGTATTATTGGTCTTGCTCTCAACCTTCGTGCTTATGACTTTGTATCCCAAGAGATCAGAGCAGCAGAAGATCCAGAGTTCGAGACTTTTTACACAAAAAATATACTTTTGAATGAAGGTCTTCGTTCATGGTTGGCACCTGTTGATCAACCCCATGAGAATTTTGTATTTCCAGAAGAAGTATTGCCAAGAGGCAACGCTCTGTGATATACTGGGGGTCTTCGGACCCTCTTTTTTATGGCCTATAATAATGATACCTTCGAGTTTTTTCCTACTAAAGTATTAGCATCAGAGGCACATGAGTTTGATTGGCGTGATGATTTTATTGAGTGGGCTGAAGACTATCAACTAAACTATGAAGGTGTAGAAATTAGTAATGCTGGTGGATATCAAAGCAAAGGTAACTTCTACTTGGAATTAAAAGATGATAGCTTTGAACCATTTCGAGAAAAGATTGTAAAACAAATTGAGTCTGCTGTTGTTTCGTACTCACAAGGAATAGAATTGCAAAGACTTCTTTCCACAGGATCTAACTTACGACTGTCGAACATATGGTTTAACATCAATCCTCCTGGTGCGTACAATCATATTCATGTTCACCCTGGATCATTATTGTCTGGTGTACTGTGGATCAAGGCACCGAAAGAAAGTGGTAATCTTTTTTTGAGGGATCCTCTTGAGATGAATAGTTATTGTTTAGGAGATAATGCTATATCATTTCCTCCAGAAGAAGGGACAATGATGTTGTTTCCATCTTACCTACCACATGATGTTGGTACTAATATGAGTGAAGAGACTCGAATCTCTGTGTCATTCAACCTTGACTTTGGTTGAGACACCTGCTATACTATATGAGAAATGCAAAACAACATGGACATTGTGATGTACAGCATCCCTGGATGCAAGTATTGTTTACATGCAAAGGAGTTGTTTCGTCGTGCTAAAGTTGACTACGAACATTACGTTGTAGGCAAAGACCTGACGAAGACAGATCTACTGGAGAAGTATCCACTGGCTCATGGTTACCCATACATTGTTATTGATGGCGAACCTATTGTTGGTGGTCTTGTAGAGACTGCAAAACTTTTTGTGCAGAAAGGTTTAGTAAGTTCCAAATCATGACAAACGATGGTGATCTGGAAATAAATAAAGGTACAGAATTGATGCTTCGTAGGAGGGCGAAGCGTGTACCCCAACAAAGAAAGGGGTTAAGGATCCACAACATATTCGCTCTCCACAAAAAGATCTTTCACTTTAAACTGGAGATCACCTGGGAGGAGAGCACTACCTAACAGGAGAGAAGCCATGTCAGTAGCAGTAATTCTTACTTTTTCAGCAATCTTGATGTTTTTGTTTTTGATTGTTGGAGGACTGATCGGATGGACAGCAAATGACTTCCTTTATGCATACATGAATACCCGTGCTAATCTTCCAGCACATCCTGAAATGTATGACGACGAAGGTATGGTCATCAATGAAGAACTTTTATCTGTGAAATTCGTTGACGAGGAGGACGAACACGAAGATGATTATTATTGATATGAATCAGGTTATGATTAGTAACCTGATGGCCCAAATTAAACGGGACACACTTGACGAGAAACTGGTGAGGCATATGGTTCTCACCAGTCTTCGATCTTATGAGAAACAATACGTCGAAGAGTATGGCGAAGTTGTTCTCGCTTATGACAGCAGACATTACTGGCGTAAGGATGTGTTTCCTTACTACAAACAAAACCGCAAGAAGGATAGACAAAAGTCTGGTCATGATTGGAGTAGTATCTTTGAGGTTCTGAATAAAATCAGAGACGAGATCAAAGAACACTTTCCATACAAAGTGATTGAAGTTCATGGAGCAGAAGCAGATGATGTCATCTCCACCTTGTGTAAGAACAAAGGACCCAAGGATCGAATCTTAATCTTGTCTGGGGATAAAGATTTCATTCAGTTGCAGAAGTATCCTGGTGTCACTCAATACAATCCAATTACAAAGAGACCAGTTTCAAACGACAACCCACACAAGTACATTAAAGAACATGTAATGCGTGGCGATAAATCTGATGGTATTCCTAACTTCCTGTCGTCAGATGACTGTATTGTTCAGGGTGTTCGACAGAAGCCCATCAGTCAGAAGAAGATCGCCAAGTGGATCGAACAAACTCCCCAGCAGTTCTGTCTTGACACAGAGCAGATGAGGAACTATCATAGGAACCAACGTCTGATTGATTTTGACTATGTTCCTGAAGAGATCGAGCAACAAATTCTCGATCAATATAACTCCATAAATATTTCTGGAAAGAAAGTACCGTTAGAGTATTTTAAAGAGCATCAGTTAAATGAGTTGATGCAAGAATTTTTCTTTCGTAGTTCATCGCCATTCCAATCAAAATGAAATTGTTAATTAATGAAGTGCTCCAGAAAGTGAGTAACGCAAAGACCAAAGCAGCAAAGATCAAACTTCTGACGGAACACAATAGCAATGCGCTACGTGCCATACTCATCGTTAACTTCGACGAGAGCGTGGTGTCTCTGCTTCCCGAGGGAAATGTCCCTTACCAAGCTAACGACGCTCCTGCAGGCACAGAGCACACTCTCCTGGAGAAAGAGTATCGCAAGCTCTACCTGTTCTTCAAGGGCGGTAGCAGTTCTCTGAAGCAATCGCAGCGCGAGAACCTGTTCATCCAGATGCTTGAAGGATTGCAGGAAGAGGAAGCAGAGATTCTTATCCTTGCTAAAGATAAAGCATTGAATAAGAAGTATCGTATTACCAGGGCATGTGTGGAAGAAGCTTTCCCCACCATCCAGTGGGGAGGTCGTTCCTGATGGGTAAAGGATGTAAGATTCTATTCCAAGACTGCGATCCATCACAAGCACAAGATCGTGATCTTCCTTACAGTGCATACCTCATAGAATATATCGAAGGTGACATCACTAAATTTGATATTGCTACGGGACCAAAACAAGTAGACATCTTTGATGATTACTGGGACAAGTACCATGACAATTTTGTTGGCATGGTACAGACAGAAGGGAGATGCAATCCCAAACTCTACGGTTACGTAAGCAAAGATAGTAAAAAAAAGTAAACTGTATTAACGGATACAGTTGCCAAATCATATATAGTATGGTAGACTATACCAGTCGTTCATCTTATGTTCAGCATCCTGCTGGCATTGACCCTTGCCCATCATCAAGACGGTTCCCCCTACGGGTGGCACATGTCATGCGAAAGGTTCCTCCAACGTCGTGTGGAGATTCAAATGGATCCTAACCTTGACCAACGGTCAAAGTGGAATCTAATTGGGTATCTCAAGACAAAGGTGGAAGGTCAATGCGACGGTGCTTATACATAGGACGCAAGTAAGTCGCGGAACGGAGCGTTCATCCCATGATACCAGAATTACTTCTCTATACAACTCTATCATGCCAGCAAACCGATGCTATCATGTTGAGGATTCGAGCAAACAAATACATCGACGATGTATTGAAGATTGAGTTGGTTGATACCGTAAAGGAATCAAACCCAGAATGTGATTGGTATTGGTCTGATCACGAATAGGTGGTTGGATTGGGACGCAAACGACTGAAGGAACGGGGATTAAAAACCCTCTATTACTTTAGGAGACCTACAATGAACACACTTCTACTCATCAAGAAGCAGATCCAAAAGGCATCTGCACTTCACGATGCACAAATTACTCACGCTGCATATCGTGGCGTTAAGTATGATACACGTTGTGTTGAGATGTCTGACCCACATGGCACTTTCTGCTATCGTGGTCGCACCTACACCAAGTGACGGAGAGATACTTCTCCTCCACAAATAAATGAGAGGGGTTGTGGCCCCTCTTTTTTTATGCTAATATATAATGAAAGGGAGGATTGTATGGACAAAGATAAACTCAAACTTATCTACAAGAATCTTAAGTCTCTTCTAAATGCATTAGAATCAGAGATTTATTCAGACCCAGCGGCTTACAAAGAAGACTCAAAACTATCTGCTGCTTCTGCCAGATACGATTCGCAAGATGATGACGATGGGTATACAGACTGACAAAACTATGTTATAATACACACATGAAACGTTCTCGTATTCTAAAGAAAGCACTAAAGAGTGCCGTTCGTAGTGGACAAGGAGTCGAACAACTTATTGGAGCATACACGGACGAGCTGCTGAAAGAAGCACTCACGAAACAAACAGTTAAACGAAAAGGTTTTGGTTATGTCGAACGTCAGACTGATTTCAGTTACCCCAGAAGCGGAGAAGACGATGGGGTACGTAGCGAGAGTCAGCAACCCGAACAACCAGGAGAACCCGAAGGTAGCGGGACTCCTTAAGTATTGCGTCAAGCATCAACACTGGTCTGTCTTTGAGCAGGCATTCATGACTCTTGAGATCGAGACCACCAGGGGACTGGCAGCTCAAATTTTGAGGCACCGTAGCTTCACATATCAAGAGTTTTCTCAACGGTATGCCGACAGTTCTATGTTGGCAGACACAATCCCTCTACCTGATCTGCGTCGTCAAGACACAAAGAATCGACAGAACTCTATTGATGACATCGATCCTTTCATACGGCAGGAGTTCCAGATCAAAATGCAAAAGCACTTTGATGCAGGAATGAAGCTATATAAAGACATGCTCGATGCTAATATCGCAAAGGAGTGTGCTCGTTTTGTGCTCCCCCTCGCCGTACCCACAAAATTATACATGAGTGGCTCATGTCGCTCATGGATCCATTATATCCAACTGCGTTCTGCTAATGGAACACAGAAAGAACACATGGACATCGCTAATGCTTGCAAAGATATCTTTGTCGAGCAATTCCCTACAGTATCTGAAGCACTTGAATGGTTATGAAACTACTTACACTTGAAGATTATGAAAAGGCAGGCGAGAACTTCTGGCCGAAGTATCGTTACGTTGCCACTGAACTTGGTTCAGATGCAAGAGCAGAAGACATTCTCAAAGTCATGGAAGCAATCGGTGGAGTTGCTTTGAAGGTGGCATTAGAAGAGAAACTTACGGGACCATTTGGATTCAACAAAAAGGAGAAAGAAAATGCCGACGTACCCAGTGATTCATAAGGAGACTGGAGAGAAGAAAGAACTCTCCATGACCATGACCGAGTATTCAAAATGGCGGGAAGAAAATCCCGAGTGGGATAAAGACTGGCAAGCAGGTTGTGCTGCTGCACAGGAAGTCGGTGAATGGAAACATAAGATGAGTAAGACTCATCCTGGATGGAACGATATCATGACTCGTGCATCTAAAGTCCGTGGTTCAACTATTGAGTGGTAACTATGCCAAGATCTAGAAAGCGTAATCAACCTGACATCAATGGTATGTCAAACAAACAGATGAAGAGGAAGAAACCTATTGATTCTTCTTATCTGTTACCTGTAGAACCTCTAACAGATAATCAAAGGATTATGTTTGAGGAGTATGGTAAAGGTCAAAACATCTTCGCTTACGGTGCTGCTGGTACAGGTAAAACGTTTGTTGCTTTGTACCTTGCTCTCCGTGATGTATTGGATGAGGATACACCTTACGATAAGGTATACATTGTTCGTTCACTGGTTGCTACGAGGGAAATTGGTTTCCTTCCTGGTACACATGAAGACAAAGCATCCCTGTACCAGATTCCTTACAAGAACATGGTGAAATACATGTTCGAGATGCCTGATGATGCATCCTTCGAGATGCTCTATGAAAATCTAAAGGCACAGGAAACTGTATCGTTCTGGTCTACATCATTCCTCCGTGGTACTACACTTGATAATGCTATTGTTATTATCGATGAGTGTCAGAACCTCAACTTCCACGAACTTGATTCAATCATGACACGTTGTGGTCAAGATACAAAGATCATGTTCTGTGGTGATGCAAGACAGTCTGACTTGCAGAAATCTAATGAGCGTACAGGTATCATTGACTTCCAAAAAATCCTTGAGAACATGAAAGAGTTCTCGATGGTTGAGTATGGTATCGAAGACATCGTTCGCTCTGGACTCGTCAAGTCCTATCTAATCAGTAAGATGAACCTGGGACTCTAATGCATACCTTTAATCATGTAGATGGCATCAAGCCTATTGAGATGACAGCAGAAATGATTGATGGGAAGAGATATTATCTCACCCCAACTGGTGGTCAGTACCCATCAATCACCACTGTCATCGGCAACAACGCCGCCAAGCAAGCAGGACTTGCCAGGTGGAGAGCACGGGTAGGCAAAGAGAAAGCGCAAGCAAAGTCTAACCGTGCATCAGGTAGAGGCACTCGCTACCACAAATTAGTTGAAGATTATATCAACAATGAACTTGATACCGAAAAGTACAAGGACATGCCCTTGCCTTGGACGATGTTTCATTCTTCCCGTGAAGTTCTTGATCGTATAAATAGGGTATACCTACAAGAGGCGGCACTATACTCTGACTATTTACAAATTGCAGGAAGAGTGGACTGCATTGCAGAGTATGAGGGAGAACTTGCCATCATTGATTTCAAGACAGCGGAAGCACCGAAGAAGGAGCAATATCTTTACGACTATTATGTGCAAGAATGTGGCTACGCATGTATGCTGCAGGAAGTATATGGATTGTCTGTAAAGAAGTTGGTCACGATTGTTGCTTGTGAAAATGGTGACACTCAAGTAAAAGTTATGCCTCCTAAAAAGGAATACCTTTTGTCATTACAAGCATACATCAAGGAGTATCAAGAGAAACATGATAGAAAAACTGGAGGATAAATTTATGACAACTGCGAGATTTTCGCAGGACGTTGAGAAAATTGCATACGAAAACTCGATGAACTATATCGATGCAATTGTTCACTACTGTGAAACACATGAGATTGAGATTGAATCAGTATCTAAACTGATTAGCAAACCTCTAAAAGAAAAGTTAAAGTACGACGCACAAAAACTAAACTACATCAAGAAAACTAGTAGAGCTAAACTATTGTTGGTATGAGTGACTTCTTTACATCTGAAATGGTCCAGGGAGACCTACAAGAACTTGCAAAGATGCAAGAGTATTGCATGAAATCGATGGTGGTATTCCCTGCACTGTCTCCTGAAAAGAAGATGGAATACTTCAACGTGCTCCAAGAGATGATCGAAAAGCAGAAGGTTTTCTACGCCCGACTCAAGTTGAGTGGACCAGATAACCAAGAGGCACAAGACATGGCAGACAGCATTAAGCAGGCTGCTATGATGTATGGTGCCAGCGAACATGAGGACGCGAACGTGATCTTTGATGATCTCATCAGCAAAGTTGAGATGATGAAGAAAGCATTAGAGGCAGAAGGGTCTTGACCCCTCCTTCTGCCTGTGTTATAATACGTTGGTGACGCGGGGTCACACAAACCAAATCCAAACTATCCGAACAATCCT